CAAAAAACACTAAAAAATACAATTGTAGAACGCAAGTTTTACGGTTGCACATGGAATAATCTGTTCAAATCTGTTCTTAGCTGTATTTTTCGGTTGAGAACAGATTTTTTTGTTTTGTGGGCAAATTGTGGGCGAGAACTCTTGAAATAGCCCGATTTTCCCCGTTTTTGCTAATTTGCCCACATGAAGTCTGAAAGTTGGCTTCACGCCTAGAAAAATTGGATGTTGGAAAATATTCTCTCGTGGGCAAAATCATTGTGTTCAGCTACGCCCATTGACTATTTTAACCACCTATCATAAAATAGAAGTAAGGAGACAACAATCAAGTGTTCTTTAGACAAGGTGGTGTAATAATGGGAACTGTTCGTAAAAGAGGCGACAAATGGTCGTATCGTGTTGATCTCGGTGTAATCAACGGTAAACGTACTCAAAAAGAAAAAGGTGGATTTGCTACTAAAAAAGAAGCCATAGCTGCAATGACTCTTGTAGAAAATGAACTGCTTAAAACCGGTGAATACATCGAAGCAGATCAAAAAATTACAATGCAGCAACTTTTCGAAGAATTTATAACCGAAGAAGCTCCATTGACTCGAAAATATGCCACCATTGTTCGATACAAATCTCTTTACAGAAATCAAATTGGCCCAGAGTTCGCAGAATACTATCTTTATCAAATTTCAACCGATAAGATTCAAAAATTTATCAACTACAAGGTTCAAGAAGAGAAAAGTAAGATGTCTGGGCATACAGAACAAGGTCTTAGTGCGTCTTATGTTCGCGGTGTTTATAATTTTCTCCTTGTGCTTTTCACTTACGCAAAGAAAAAGAAAAAATATATTCGTACCGACCCAATGGAAGATGTTGTGCCACCCAAAGATTATCGAGCATACGGAAAAGAAATTAGATACTATACACAGACTCAGATTGAATGGATGGACCAGCGTTTTCAGTCAACGAATCTTTACACGGCTTACCAGCTTGGATTATATCTAGGAGTTCGTGTGGGTGAGTGTTTTGCGCTACGATTTAGTGATATTGACTGGGATAATAAAACAATAGAGGTTGGATGCCAACTTCAGTTTCAAAATAAAGTGTGGAGCTTAGTTTATCCCAAGACTCCTACTTCAATCCGTAAAATAAAAATGAATTCAAAATTGATGCAATATTTGCATGATGTCAGAGAAAAACAAGAAGAAAATAAAAAATTGTTCGGAGCTGGATGGAAAGGCAGAAATAATAAAGTCCTGGATCGTAAGCCAGAGTTTTATGGGAAGCCAGCTGTTGAAATTATTGTGGATGATTTCATCAACATCAAACCGAATGGTGAAATGTATGTAACAAGTTCGGATAAAACTCTCGCTCGTATTTGCAAAAAAGAAGCAGGATTTGATTTTAAATTTCACTACTTACGCCATACGCATGCGACAATCCTTGCCGCAAAAGGTATCAATCCTCGATATGTCATGGAACGTCTTGGTCATAGTAAAATTGATACGACGCTTAAATATTATACCCATGTAACAGACGAAATGCACGAACAGGTGGCTGCAATTATGGACACGATTATGGGAGATCAAGCAGCGTTTGACAAATTAAATAAAATTACCGAGCGGTCCAACATTTCCGATATGGCTGTCCTTCCTGGAACTGAAGAAGACGATGCAGATAACGACTAAATTATAAGAATCATGAGAAAATTATTCGTTTTACTGTTTTCATAATATTTTCTCGTGATCCTTGTGCACTACGTCAATTGTCACAGTAACAGTTTAGTGATACAATATCATTAGAAAAGGAGATGACAACAATGACGGATCTCACCATTAACCGCCTAGGACAGCTTTATAAACTTCTCTGTGAAGCTATCGGAGAAGGAACGGAGCGCCCCGTAAACCAAACTGACCTTGATAACGCAATTCGTTTTCCCGCTCGTGGCGTTTCTTTAAAAATCTCAATGGCTCACAAACTCCATAAGATGACCAATGTGTTGGATGAGGCTTGTGGCTTCGTTCTGGCCGATGTAACGTGTGAAGATATGGAAGATAGCTTTAATTTAAAAGCCATCTCTCTCAAGCAGCAGGGAATCTTCCAAATCGGCTATATGATGGCAGATATCAACAACATTATTATGCCCGGTATGCGTATTCGCCGGACTCGCGAAAAGGCTGGCTATACTATTAGAAGTCTTGCGGAAAAAATTGAAGTGTCTCCAACGACCATTCAGAATATTGAAAACGATAAAGTAGAACCGAAGATGAGTACGCTTACAAAAATCGCAGAAGCGTGTGGCGTGAATGTCGCCAACTTGATGAAGAATTATGAGTAAAAAGAATCTTATCTTCCGCTTGATTTGCTAAAACGGATTACGCAAAAATATCCAAAGGGATGGGAGCTGATGAAAATGAACAATCCAGCAATACTTGATATCGCACTCGGTTTTATTCTACACAAACATAGCCGAGACGAATTCGGTCGTAAAAATAATAAAGCACAAGCCATCCGCGAAATGAGCGACGAAGAGATTGCGGCAGCATTGAATGAAATTGTGGCTCAACAGGATAATTGCCCGCAAACCGTAAGTGGCTGGAAAGAATGGCTGTCCGAGAAAATAAAATGATTGAGTTCTAGTAGGAGGATTTTATATGCTGATATTTGAAAAGAATCTATTTTATGATTGCACTAAAAAAGAACTCAAGAAGATTGTAGGTGCCATTAAAGAGGATCAAAGTAACGGAGTGCTAATCTATGGAATGGAAGCTATGAAAGTTCAGATTAAACGAATCAGAGAGCGTTTTAGTGTTTCCGGAAACGTTTTTGATTGCGTTTCTGCTTATAATCTCGCCAAAGAAGAACTGTATGACGAAATCGCGGAACGATATTTTTCAATCTGATAAAAGTTAAGATTTAAGGGAACGATTATGCTGGTTGTTGTTGATGAAGAAAAAACTAAGCGAGCACTAAAATATGTCAATGAAATGAGTAACTCTGAATTTCTTGAACTTTGCTATGACTTTTATAATTATAACCATGGTGGGGACAACAAAGAGAATGGAGCTTACAACAAGGCTCTTGAATACCTGAACTTATGGAGTGAGCCATCTGCGCTTGAAATTGCTATCTATAAAAAGGCACATGAGACATTTGATAAAATTGTGTTAATGCTCCTTGAGGATGATATCAAACGCTATTTGAATTACGAGGTGTAAAAGGTTCAAGCATAACGCTGAGTTATAGTAAAGCGTTTGAAATTGGCACAATAAAGTGATCTGGCATGTGTTTTAAGGAAGGAGGATAATGTAATTATGGGCAGTATGCTTATTGATCGGAATACAGCTAAGAAAGTGGAATTTATCTTCGAGCATCCTGATGAAATCTATTCGGTATATCTGAAATCCGGCGACGATGCCATCTGGTTACAAGGCAAGATTGAATTGTATGAATTTTTACGGAGCTTATAAAGCCAGGCTTTATGGGCGCTATGTGGAAAATCATTGATGCAGATGCTTTTTATCAACAGGAGTGGGTTCATTGTGGGATGTATGAGCCTATGGTTGGAGTAAAGAACATTAAAGGCGGAAGAGAAACGCTAAAAAATGGGGTACTGGTCCAATTAAGGATCAATACCCCATCTTTTTTATACAAGCTCAATATCGTTTGGATCTACATAGCCAGATACATTGACTGAAATCGGATATTTGCCAATGCGACTTTCAAGATTTGTCACTCGATAACGTCCGTTGACGAGTTTACCGTCATATATGAACCATTCTCCACGGCGGCACATACCACAGTGGGTCTGGCTATTTGAAAACAATACGCCTGTGAGTTTGATTTTGTCTCCTGCTTTATAACTTTTATTCATCAGAACGAACCCCAAGTAGCAGCTCCACAGATTCCATCTGCTGCTAATCCATGTACCTTTTGCCATTCCACTAGTTTTGCTTTTGTCCCGGTTCCAAAGATACCGTCAGCAGCAACGCCAAGATGCCGTTGTAATGCGGTAACAGCATACCCTACACCATTTACGCCATCTTTTGCTCCCATTTTAATAGTTGGCATGATTTTGTTTGCAACCTTATATGATGTGCCAGACTTGCTGATCCATCTCGAAGCGCTTGAGCGTACATCAATATGAACAAAGCCACCGGTTGCCTGTGCTCTATTATAATAGCCAATACCACCGTGAGTCTGGAAATAGGGAAGGGAGGCGACGTATAGCGCAATACGGATTGGATCTACTCCTTTAATGCAAATGTCAGCTGCGGTTCCCATACAATGTTGACTACGAGAACTTCCACCGATAGAGGCGTTATATGCAGGAGTACGATAAGCAGAGTTAATAATTACTGGCTTGCCAAAGTGGTCCCGGATTTGTTGTAACGTTTCAACTAGATCTGTAGCCACTTTAAACTCGTCACTCTTATCATTGCAGGCAAACTCATAAGCGCTGAAGTTTTTGGACAGTTTTTTATTCCAGTCCCTCTTCATTGAATATGTAATAACGCTCATGTCGTCACTCCTTCAATCTTTCTTAAACTCATTCTGAATCTTATCGTTCTGGATATCCATTTCCTTGACGGCCGCCTCAATCATCATCTCGATAGTAGGGGTAACCTTAACTCCCATCTTCTCAAGCGCTGCGATAACATACTTCTTCTTGTCGGACTTCTCAATAGCGCCAGTGACGCCCAGCTTCTCGGCGGCGCGAACAGCCATCTGAACAACCTTATACATACCAATTTGCTTCAGGTAGGGAATACCGTATGCGATGAAAGCAGTGCCCGCACCGGTGATAATGAGCTTCACAACAATAGAAATAACTTCATTAACAAAATCCATCATAATATATACCTCCTAAGTTTTATGCTTTTAACCGTTAATCAAATAGTTTTCAATCTCTGCCTTAGCTTCCTTCATTGGGTCGATTGCATTTCCGTCAATTCCATGACTTAAAAGAGCAAGCAGAGCTTTCATAGTTACATTGCTTCCGTGTTCACTTTTCGTCAGTCGTTGTTCAATACCTGCGATTTTAGAGCTATGAGCTTCGATTGTGATATCTTGTTCTTTTTGATGCTCTTCCAAAGATAAGATTTTAGAACGATATAAATCGAGCATATCTTTATCATTTTTCAGCTTACGGTTTACTTCTTCGAACCCTTTTGTGTGTTCTTCAATAAGCGCATTCTGTCTCTTGTCTGGTTCTTTCGCTTTATTCACCAACTTGATAAGCACGGCAATAGCGGCAGACACTGCAGTGATACCTCCACAAATTCCAAGAACCCCTGTCCATAGTTCTTTTATAGTAAACGTAAAAACAACAGGAGGGGCAGCATTTAACAATCCGATCACTTCATCACCTCGATTCTAAAAAAATAAGCCGACCACAATTTTTTGTGACCGACCGTAATTATTCAATAATGTGTCCCTCTTTATCCACCAGTGCGTTGTCGTTCATAACAAATGCAGGTCTTACACCAGCGTCACTATCTCCAGCAGTTTTGTATACTAGACCGCCAGAAGTACCCACAGCCCATGCGTATCGATGATTTCCGGATTGCGGAATTCTTACCCACCAATTTGTGGCAACTCCATTCATGGTTGCAATTCTGTTTTTTGAATTTTCTGCAAAATAGGCGAGAGGCTTTGTTTTATCGTTGTTTTTCTCCATGCTTCCCTGTCCGACTTCGCCAGGAGATAACAAAAATATATGACAATAAAGGCCATTACTTAAGCATTTCCACCCAGAGCTCGCATCACCATTTCCATGCCAATATGGAAGCCGTATTACTTTTATATTGCTTCTGGCAATTATATCGATTGTAGAATAATAGTCTTCGACTAAGTACGTATACAAAGGGCTTGGCTTACTGCCATAATAAGTGTTGGTTCTTGAAGGCCATGCAGATGTAGAGTTAAATTCCTTTTGCTCGTAAATATTTTTTTGAACTAACCAAGTTCCATTACAAGAAGAATCATAGATCGCTTCATCTGGATTCCCATGATGAATAACAATAAAATCACGATAAGTTGCGCCGATTTTAATCTTTACAACAGATCCAATCTTGAGGCTACCAAGTTTAATGTTATTTTGATACCATAGTCTTGCAACCCCATCAACGCCAATATAAGCACGTTGGATAGGCCGAGCGGCATTGTTTACCCCGACATACATAGTAGGAATATTTTTCCCCAATTCATCTATTCCCGCATATCCACTCATAATTCAACCTCATTATTCGCAATAGCAGTAGATAGCTTCTTAACAATTGTTTGGATTTCAGCGTTTGCTGCCCTAAGAATAGAAACAATTTCCTTTTGAAGATCGTCTGGGAGTTGCGCCCCGTACTTTATAGATTGTACGACAGATACGTCTGGCTCTCTCTCTATCCATCGACGTAAAGCGTTATTGTATGTTGTTTGTAAGGTTACATACTGCTTATATGCAACATAAAGAGTAACAATATCTTCCGCACTAAACATCGTACAAGGCTCGCCGTCGGCATGGTATGGATATTTTGTAACGCCAATGGTAACGGCATTAAATATTCCGTTGATATTGGTCTGGTCACTGATTTGTAGACTGAAATGTTTCTTTCCGGTCGTGAGCTCCACATCGATTCCGTTATAGATTGTATCTTCACATTCTTTTGACATTTCGTAAATCTTGTTTTGCTTTATTTCCGACAAAGTAGGTTCATCAGGAACGACAGGCTCTGGTTTCTCCGGCTCGATAGGAACCTCTCCGTATTCATATACGGAATAACACTCATCTTCAAATAAAATGCCCCAGTATTTTTCTCCAGGTAAAGCAGAACTATTGTGTTCTTTGATTGCGGTTTCGAGTTCTTCATAAGAGAGGAGTGGATCTGAAAATGACATTTTAAACCCAGGAACAATCATAATGTCCGACATAATTTATCCCACCTCCCTTATTCATAAATAAATAAAATTTTTCCTGTTTCTAGTGGAGAATTCTCACCTGGATCAGATGTTTGAGCGGCAAATGTAAATCCGTTCACATTCTTTACATTGATAACTCCATTAGGGCTTATTTCAATGCTAGATCCTTGTTTAACGCCACCAAGAACATTTTCGGTTGCGACGGGAAGAGTATACGGAGAACCAAATTTCAAATCAGATTCTTTTTTTGTATACCGTTTATTTAATTCATCCTTTACGGTTTTTGCATTCGCAGGAACTCCGTCGGCTGTAAGTGTTTTGTCTACATTAACGGACATGCGTCCGTTTGAATCGACAAATAAATTGTCTCCCACAACTACACCTCCAAGTTCTGTTTTCGAAGCTGGAGGAAGCGTATATATATCAGTGCTAATGGTTACTGGTCCAAATGCCATTATCTCACCCCTTTCGAACTACAATTCTAACTTTTCTAATTTCTTCTTTATCATCAGCCTCAACGACCTGTCCGATGATTTTTCCAAATGAATCAAACGTCATTTTACTCATTCCAACACCTACACCAGGAATACTCGACGGAATAATGTAATCGCCAACATTGATGCGTCCAACAACCTTAACGTATACTCGTCCGCACAAAGCAACGGGAATATAATTCGTTAAATTTGTTGACACAAAGTCATCTCCACAATCATCTCCACCGATTACCATCGCAAATTCGTCGCTATGAACGCCAACTGGCACAGAACTAGAATTTGTGGCTTTTATATATTTCTCGGTATTGTTGCTTGTATCAAGTGCAATGATGTCGCCTGGCTCCGTTGATTCTCCTCTTGGGAAAAACTCGGCATAGTCATTAAAGCATGCGCCATACGCTTTATTGAATTTTGCGGTGCCATCTGATCCAATATAATATGCTGTGGAACCCAAATACAAAGATCCAGTCAACGTTCCGCCAGTGCGGGGAAGTGCATCTGGTACATCTTCTATTTTGTGTGTGTGGGGTTCTGGAGTAAAAGCTGTTGGCTTGTTTTTTATCGAATCCCATTCCGCACTTGATGCGATCGAAGAAATCGCATCACCTACAGCTTTTGAATCTGCAGCAACACCTTCCTGCGTGAGAGTTTTATCGGTGCGTGGAGCTTGAGCGTCCGAATTTAAAACTCCGTCTTCAGTGATATTTAAACCAGCACCGATTTTAATACCGCCAAGAGAAGAAGCAGACGCAACGGGTAGAGAATAGGGAACACAGGCAGTTTCTAATCCAAATGCTTTCACTACATCATCTCTGATAAAGTAATATGAAGCAGAAATTGGCTTTGATGGAACATTCCTTGCACGAAGACGCAAAATATTGGCTTTCGATTCATTGGATGTAAAACATGCCTGCCGTGCGATGTCTATGTCATTTGGAGAAATTGTCACAGCAACGCAATCGTTTTCAGTGATTCCCGTTATTGAGATGTCGATATAATATGGATAAGACAAAGTTGAATCTGTTTTCCAACCATCTGATGGAATTGTAAATGCATGTGTTGTAATCTGATCGGCTTTTTTGTCGATAAATCCTTTTAATGCTTTACCTTGTTTTGCGCTCAAACTATCAACAGCACTATCTGACGTCAAATTATCCTGGATATTACGCCAACTGTCGGTAAATTTTGCATCAGGAGGAACACTTTTTGATAAAGTATAACCTGTCGCAACAGGAATTCCGTCTTTAAAATAAACTGGTTGTGTAGCAGAACCGGCGTTTGTTGACAGTTTCAATGCTGTCGTTGCAGTTGTCGCAGTCGTTGCATTTTCTGCAGTAGTGGCTGCTGCTGCTGTATCGGCACTTGCTGCTTTTGTAGCTCTGTTGGCACTTTCAGCGTTTGTTGCGTATTTGACAGACTTATCTTTATCTGCAGTATTGTCCACATTAGAAAGTCCAACCTGGTCTTTCGTGTGCGTATGTGTCGTCTTAGAATAAATGGCGTCCGCCTTGGATTTTATATAATATCGATCGTCGTGAACGTGGACTTTAGGAGCAAACTTATCTTTTAACTTTGTCCACAAATACTGTAATCCAACATTATCTAAATATCCCATAATTGACCTCCTGTTCTAGTAAACTGAAATCAGCTTGCTAAAACAGTGTCGATTTCAGTATTAGTGATTTTTGTAATAGTAAAAACCTCGCCTAAAGCGTCCCACTTGGTTCCGTCCCAGGCATAGTTCATTCCATTTCCAACGTCGTAGACGTCGCCAACAATCTGCCCACTAGTCGGCAGTTTATCCTTGGAACTAACAGAACCTTTATAACGATACATGGCGGTGATATCACTCTTTAAAGCATAAGAACTTGCTGCACTAAACCCGTCCAGCTTCTTCTTATCTGCAGCAGTCATTAAGCCGGGAGTACTCTGAGTAACATCACTATAGGTGGTATTAGTGGGAGTGGCCCATGTGCCATCGCCTCGCAAATATTGGCTCTGCTTACCTGCAGCAGGAGCAGGAACTAAACCTGATCCACCAGCTGCAGATGCAGTGGCCGCTTTAAAATCAGAATAAGTAGTATTGTAGTCGGGGCCCCAAACAGCGGTGCCGTCTGCGCTCCATCTCAGAATCTGACCAGACTCGCCACCAGTTGGGATATGCTTATTGCCAGCAGAAGTTGGGTGAGAGTAATTGTTGGCGTTCGCAGCAACGCCGTCTAGTTTTGCTTTGTCTGCTGCACTCATCAAACCGGCTGCACCAGTTGTTGCATTGTTGTATGTAGTGTTCAGCGGAGTGCCCCAGGTGCCATCTCCCTTTAGAAATTGACCTGCATTGTTTGCGGCAGGTGCGGGGACAAGACCGGAACCACCAGCTGCTGAACTAGTAGCACCTTTAAACTCACTGTATGTTGTATTGTTGTCTGCACCCCACTGTGCCTCGCCATCCTTGCTCCAACGCAGGATCTGACCAGCAGAGCCGCCAGACGGAATGTGCTTGTTACCAGAATTGGTCGGGTGAGAATAGTTGTTAGCGCCATTAGCAATACCATCCAATTTGGTTTTGTAAGCAGCAGTAAAGTCGTTACTAGAGAGACCTTTACCCTCAACCTTGTCTACCTTTCCTTCGAGTTTGGTCTTCAGCTTCTGCCAAAAGTAAAGTAAGCCATCATAATCTAACCAAGCCATAAATTTCCTCCTTTATGTTGATAGAATTTTATCGATTTCCGAATTGGTGAGTGCCTCTATATATGCGGATGGGTCTCCAGTATTTACGACAAGCCCACCGTTTTCGTCCGTCATAACAGTTGTGATACCGGTGCCCTTAATAGACACTGAACTCTGTTTGACGCCATCTAATGTGATTTTTGCATTTCCATTAAGCGCACTTTTATTGGCACCAAGTGAAAAATTATTATCGTTTAATAGCGTCCAATTACCTCCCAGACTTGCATACAGCTTATCTGGCTTTAGGTAATAAATTTTCTCGGCTAGAGGAGCCAATGGTAAGTCACTCACAACCTCTAAATCGCTTCCGATTTTTACGTGAGCCGTAGCAGTGTCTCGATAGGTGTTCCCGGTGTCAAGACAAACAATAACTTGTCCGTCGATCACTGGAGTCTTGTCGAGCTGCGACTGATTGATTTCGCATAGTGATAAATTTGACATCGTAAACTCCTTTTCGATAAAAATAACCCCGCCGACTATACAGAAAACTGTACTAATCGGCAGGGAATAAAGATTATTCGGCTAAACTTTTCCAAGTCAATGCGCTTTCAACTTTCTGAACACGATTGCCCATTGCTGTATTCAGAGTATCTGCATATGCCTTAGCGGTGTCCCGAGCTGCGTCAGCTTTCTTGGTGGCGTCAGCAGCGGCAGTAGAGATAGCTTCAGACTTTGCAGAGGCCAGTTCTTCCTGAGACACCTTTGCGTTCCATGCTTTGCGCTCCTCTGCAGTGATGTGAGCAGTAGAATCCTTAGCGTGGGCGCTGAGAGAATCCTGAACCTTCTTGATTGCAGCATCAGTCTCTGCCTTTGTGTAGGCATCAGGAACTGCAACATACAGACCATCCTCTTCAATAACGATAGAGTTGTTTGCTTTTGCAGACACTTTGACATTTACAGAAATCTTGTTGTCATTAGACACGGTCACAGTTGCGGTAGATGTAGCCACGCCGACGTAAATATCGACCAGAGAGCCAACAGGAATCTTAATGACATCGCCACTTGTGATGGTCAGCTCGATATTCTTATCCTTGGCGTTGTAAGAGCCACTAGTGACAACCAGATCTTTGCCGAGCGCAATGGTCAGAGTGTCTCCACCAAACACAGGCAGCTTGATCGTCCGGGTTGTAGCGTCGTAAGTGGGCTCATGAATAACGCCAGTTAGAGTAGTAGTGACTGGCTCGCCTCCCTTTGCTACGCTCAGTACGCCAGCATTATAAGTAACGTCAGTGACAAATTTACCTTTAATACCCTCAACTGCTTCAATTTTTGCCTGCACATAATCAGCAACAGCCTTAGAAGTCGGAATATCATCATTTGTTGCGCTTGCCGGAATCTGAGTTACAGTCTTCTTATTCAGCTGAACAAATTCTGTACCATTCCAAATGTGCATGGTATAATCACTCATGCGGAAATAGATGACGCCCTGAATCTGTCCAGAAGCTGGCAAAGCAGACACCATCTTTGTGCTCTTTGTGTACTCAGTGTTGCCCTTGAAAATCTGCAGCGTATCAGTGGTAAAATAAAGAGTGTCGAGCTCCTTCGGTGCTAGTGCGTCATACCGTGTTTTAGTACCATACGAAAATTTAACTTCTGCCATAAAAATCCTCCTTTGTTAAAATTCGGTCCATTGAAAATTGATAGATTGAATATTAAAAGGCTCAACAAAAAATCGTCCTGACTCTGAACTTTTTTGAACGATCCAGGGCGTGTATTTGCCTTTTACATCTTTGATCATTACGGTTTGACCTGCATAGGTCGATTCATTGCGATTGAGTTCTTCGTTTGCGATAGACGGTTCATCAAAACAAAGCGTCCGAGACGTTATCTTTTGAACAGACAGATCGTCTCGGACGTACATAAATTCTGATGTGTCTTTTGTGATTATGATATCTTTCCCGTCAATCAATCCAAGAGCAATCGCAGACTCAACATCGCCCGCACGGCCATAACCGAGCTTAGAATATTTGTAGTCTGCCATTTTCTCACCTCTCTTTAGATACGGTGATTAAAACTGAACGACACGCAAACTTCCATCTTCCACTTCGACAGACTCTGTGGTGATTTTGATTGCGTTGCCGATGGGCTTTCCATTAGATGTGAGCTGAATACGATGTTCGTCATCATACATTAGATTGTCAGCCTTGTTGTCAAGATTGATATTGAAACGATCTGTCATAGCTTTATTGAGTGCTTCAAGTGCTATAATGCGCTGATCAAGAGTACTCAATGCCTCATCTGGAATGATATCAGACCATTTGCTAATAGGAATAATGTGCACAATGCCAGGACCAACTTTACGAACGTACTGTGTTGTTTTACCCTCTGAGTTCATTTCGACTTTGGTAAATGTCAATTGAATCTCAATATCTCCTGCTTCACTGGTTAAATTGGTGTCGAAAGGAAGAAGATATTCTAGCTTGTTTTTATATAAATTTTCTGACTTTTTTAAGAATTCAGTCTTGTATTTTTTGCTAATAGGCAACACGTATTCAAGCATAACAGTAAAATCGCTCATGTTTACATCTTTGTAGATTTGATCTGCAAGAAAGTGCATATTATCTACCATTTTACTGCGCTCCATAATTCTCTCAGTCACGCTGGCTGTTAAAGTATTGTCGTCGCCAATTAAAAAAGTGTACATCTCACGCCTCCTTCCCGTTTATAATAAATGAATAGTCACCAGGTGTGATTTTTTTATTCTTTAGCAAGCCTTCAATAAAAGCATCTGTAATTAAGCAGCTCTTATAAAGACGCCGTAAACTCATAACAAATTCATTGGTAGTGGTTGTTTCATTCATAGCAGCCCTCCTTGAATCAGAGTCAGAGTATAAGCATCAATAATAGCCTCGGGAGTGGTTCCTCCCAAGGCTTTGATTTGATCATACTCATATTTATCTATTGGCTCAAGAACAACGGTATCGTAATTAGGGGAGGGAAGATTGTAATAACCTTCAACGTGCCAAATATACTTTCCGTTGCTACTGACAATTCCTTGAGCCTCATCCTCTGTGCAGTTTACCATAATGTTGTGCTTTGGCTGGTATTTTACGAATTGAAGGAAATTGAGAGCGTCAATCGCTCGTCCATTTTTAAGTACCTTATAATACACGATCAACACCTCCTTAAATGCTAAACATAACAGTTACACCAAGCTGTTCTGATGGATAGTGGAATCCATACAGTTCGCCAGTTTCTTCAATTGCATAGAAGTATCCTTCGTAAGTCGCAAACGGACTGCGGAGCCAATACTTAGTCGGCTTTCCATTGGCGTTATGTTTGATTCTTGATTCATTCCCGGTCATGTAGCCAATAGTTTGACCTTCATAGATATATGGTTCATCTATCATGGCGGAGTTCACTTCAATTGCAGATGGAATGAAGAAATAACAATCAGAAGTTACGATTTCTTTACTCTTACTACCGGCAGAACTTGGGACCTTTACCTTCTTAATCAACTGTTTCCAGCCAATCGGCAAGGCTGCCACCAAACGAGAGTCTAGATATTTTCGCAGAGAAGTATTTCCCCAGCCGCCAGCGTTGTTAGAAGAGGAACTTAACATCATCTCCTGGCCAAGTGTATCTTTTTGCAAAAATGTCATAGAACAACGCTTATTAGAATTGTCGCTCAGATAGTAGTTTTTAAAGCTTGCTACTTCAACAATCAAATTATCGTGTGTCCATGCAGCCAGTTCACGGCAAGCAGCATCGCCAAGGTCTGTATACCAAAGCTTAGACCAATAAACCGTACCTTTGGCGTGGCGCTCGTAAGCACCATCGTCTGCCTTTGCACAACCAAACACCAGTGTGGCGTTCGTCTTTGTAGAGCGGGTACGAGTAATCTTTGTGTAGCTCAGTGTAGAACCGTAGATATTAGAAGAATAGACATACAAACCATTATCGCCTTTAATGTGCCGGATAACAGTCATATCGCGAGTGCCAGCCGCCACACCATTTGCAGAGTCAATGCCCCAAGTTGTCTTCACGCCAGTAGAGTTCCACAGCCGGATACCATTCATGCCGTTCTGCTCAAAGCACTGCATCAGGACGGTATTGTTTGCATTTGTGACATCCATCTTATAATCAATAGCCAACACAAAATCTCTGTCCTCTTCAAACAGCTGAATGTCGGTGTCGATATAATTCTTACCATCAAATGCCTGCGGCTCGCTGATAATAATCTTTTCAGTGATATCCTCATAAGAGAAATCATTGCCAAGCTGGATGGAAACTTCGTCCTTTGCCGTAGCAATGTTCTGCTCAACACCGACTTTGTTCATCGCATAGATTTCAACAGGGCGAAGCTGACCAATTTCCTTGCCGTCAAAGTAGGTGGAAGAATACTCGCAACTATCATAAACAGCATTGATATCCTTATCGCCGGTGACGTAGCCGCCCTTATCCCAGCCGCTGAACAGATAATACTTGAAAGCAGTTTCCTCAGATGTATAGGTCGGAGTGTCACCGTCATACAGAACCATAGAGCCATACGGAGCAACAGTTTCCATCAGCACAGCTCCACGGTTCATGTAGCGAACAGTGTACTTGCGCACGGATTCGGTATAAGTTGCGTTGACAGTCTGGTTACTGAAAACGGTCGTAAACTCGGTATCCCATCCGCTGAATGTAAAATCAGTAGAAATCGTACTCTCGGCAGTAGGTGTCGGGATCGGATTCTCTTTGCGGGTAACAGGGTCAACGGCTTTATCACCCTTATCAATGTACTGAACATCCAGTACCGTGCCATCCTTGTTCACGAATGTCCAGACGAACTGCTGAACCAGCGTGTTATAAGTGATATTCAAGTCAGGCCACTGTGCCGTAAACTCCTCCAGCTGACGCTCACGCATAATGGGCACATGAACACTACCCTCGATAACAGAGTGGTCGGTATTGTAGCCATTCTCGTCCAAGCCGGTCATCTTCAGCAGACGATCCAGCAGGGAAGTATCGTCCAGTTCCCACTTTACGCCAGTCAGACGCACACGGTTCAAGCTCGTGCACTTTGCCAGCATTTCAACTAGGTCAATAGTCGGGCAGTTCTCAACTGTCAGTGTGGTGATATTCTTATAGTCTGTAATCTTCAGGTCGGTCAGATAGTTTAGGTTCTTAGCGCTCAAGCTTGCAATCGCAGGCAGTTCGGCCTTCTTGATTTTACCGCCCTTAGAAAACGCGACACCAGTAATACCAGAGCCGCCAGCATAGAACTCTTCCAGATTCGTACAGCCAGTCAGACTGATGGACTTCTTCAGATTCGGCACGTTCTGCAGGTTCAAATGCTCAAGCAGAGTGTTATTGCCAACCGCGAAGTCGGTCATGTTTGTATTCTTATAACCCTCGACGGCAGAGCCAATCTTTAGGTCAGTTAGTTTTACTCCATGGCTGAAATCAACATAGCCGGGGTAGAAGCCAGAAATATCACCAATACTCTGGATGATAGAAGCGTTGTAAACATAAACTTCGGTATCATTCATGGCTGCAATCGGGCACTGAATCTCGTAAGTTTGACCGCGCTTACCACGCACTTTTACGGGGCTGGAGCCATATCGTACAGAAACATAAGTGTCTGCGTATGGAACAATGTGGAAAGTGCCATCGGGCTTCACGCCTGTCCAGTTGGTTGGAGTGTAACCACGAATGGTCATGTCATCAGAGGTGCAGGCAGCGCCTGTGTACTTAGATGCCATGTATTTTTCCTGATAACGCTGGAACTGCCGCCGCTGATGGCGCTTATTACCATGCATCATGGGCAGATAGCTTGTCGTGCCATTGTCCTCATAAGTGCGGAAATACTTGCGTCGCATATCCATGATCCACAGCTTTTCGGGCTTTGCGTCCTGATAATCCTCGAACTTCTTCAGGATACGGGTAGAGCTCCATGCCAGAGCACTCTCGCGATTCAGGAACATCTTTGCAAGGTCGTCCGCAAACAGGTCACGAATCTTACACCAAAGCTTAGAGTCATGCGCATTAAACACACTCTTTGTGCCGATGGTATCCATATCCTCGTAGCCATAGCTCAGAGTTAAACCACCCTCGTTATCGTTGCCCATGGCGGTGTCATTATCGTAGTCGAAGCAGAAATCCCAGTGCACAAGGTCAGTCGTGTGCGGGAATACGTTCTTTGCACGGTTATCGACCATGGTATGACGCTCGGTGAACAGATAGTGGAACAGAGCAGAGTCCTTAATAAAGTAGTTCTCGAAATTCTTCTTAAACTCAGCATCGTCAGCATTTACGACCCAGTTCTGTACACGAATCCATGCATTCTTAGCCGCCTGAACCTCTTCATCGGTGCAAGCCTTATTGATGTAACGGAACTCGAAGCTGTGGTCACCATCCCATGTTTCCTCAGAAAAGTCTCCACTCAAAAAACGAGCCTGTGCATCAGTGTTGTTGTCAATTTCGATGATGACTTCTTTGTGGTTGTTCGGGTCCATACCCATCGTATCACTGTTCTTCTTGGAGTTGCCAAAATCGCCGCAAGCATAGAAATGCCACTGACCATCCTTAAAGACGGTTGCATTCGTAGTATCGGTCTCCTGAATAAAAATGACACAGGGGTAGAATGCCATAGTGTCGCGCACCTTCGGGTTATCCTTGCGAGCCTGACGAATATACGGATTAAACTCGTTGAACTCATCGGCCAGCAGGGCATTATTTGCATTCTCAGAGGAAGCAACATTGACTTTGATGTTAAAATACTTCTCGCCGACGCTGTTTTCTGTAAATGCATACTTGCTGCCTTTGCTCTCGTCTCCAAAGGTGAAACCGCCAGAGCAGTCAATGTCAATATTACGACCAGATTCACCATAAGCATTGGAGCTAGTACCCTGACCCTTGTGAGAACCAGTAGCGATCCAGTTGTCTTCTACAGCACGACCGTTTTTATAAATGTGCTGAATAGTCGTGTTAGGCACTTCATTCTTCTTGCCGGTTGTAAATGTAGGCGCAGAGATCTTGATAATGCGTAGGTTAGGGCATTTCTCAGCCAGCAGGTCTGGATTCAGCTCACCGCTCACGTCCGTAATATCATTGCGGGTGTAGCGCTCAATCATTTCCTCTGCGTTCTTTGCGTCCGCAATAAAGTTGTCAAGGATCTCGTCGTCGGTCAGATTCATCATGTAGGACTTCATGCGGTAAACCTGCACATCACAATCAGGGGAGCCAATTGTAATGCCGACCGGAGAAGCCTGCGTAAAGTTGTCACTTGCGTCATACAACTCAACACGGCAGGGAATACCATCCAACCACAGAACCATTTCCTTGTACTGGCTGTCCGGCAGAATATTGAACTCAAACTCCATGAAATCATCTTCACAGGTCGGCAGGTCGATACTGTTCTGCTCGCTGGTCAATGTGACCTTCTGTGCCTGAATGTTCAGACCGATGCCGCCGTTCAAGCAAGTCAGCGCAGTTGCGTCGTAGTTTTTGACGTTCGTAGTCTTAAATACGAGCTTAAAGTTCTTGCCAAGCTTCTTCGCATCATCACCAAACAACTTGTAGCTGATGTTTGCAGTCGTGCCAGCCTTTACACAGAAGTAGGTGTCGCCATCTTCATCCAGCTGGTAGCCACCATTAGACCAATCGAAGTTGTCACTGACGGTCAGTTTTGTATTGCCATCAGACCACAAGCGGGTTTCATCAGCATTGGTCTTACCAGCAGGATTGAAGTCAAAAGCCAGATTTGTCTTAACAGGCTCAATCGTAATGCCGAGCTTTTCAATGTTAACTTTGATTTCTTTACTCACAGAACCACAGACGATCTTCAGCGTATGAGCACCGATTTCAGCGGATTTCCATGTCCAAGTCTGCATTGTGCGTCCAACGGTCAGAGTAGCAGCCTTAGCGCCATCGACCTCTAACGTCACAGTGGTTGTAGAGCTGGAAGGGTCATAAACAGTATAGTTAATTGCGACGTTGCTGTACTGCTTTGCACTTGCTGTCTTTGTGGCACAGCTGATAATTGGAGTTGTATTGCCTTCGACCGCCCACATGATATCCTTGGCAATCTTATTACTAGTGACCTGTTTGCCATTGATCTCTGTGGTCATGGACACTTCAACCAGATGCGCACCGTGAGACTGTGCAGGAATGGCATAAGTCAATTGTCTGCCTGTCACGCTGCTTGTGGTAGAACCAAGGATCTTTCCATCGATCGTAAAGTTGATAGTCTTTGCAATATTGCCATACGGAGTGTAGCGGAAGGTCACCTCACCACTATAAACAAGCGTATCATCAAAAGAGCTCTCCAAATAGAACTCAATAACGTTAATACTCCATGTCTTTGTACCAACACTACCAACACTATCTGTCACTTGCAGTTTGATGGTATTGTCACCACTGTGCAGATATTGAGTCACATCAAAGCTGTTCTTGCCCTGAATGATAGTTTGCGTACCAACCTTCGTATTTCCAACATACCAGACGCCTGTTGCAGAGCCTGTGTCATCGCCAGAGTTATCCACAGAAGAGAACTTGAAGTTGATAACAGCAGGGTCGCCAGCAATAACGGTCAGTGCAGAACCGTCCAGACGCTCAATCTTGATGACGCTGGTGTTGCCGCCAGTACCGCCACCGCCACCACCTTGAATAACGACCTGTGTTTTTACAGTTCCGTTTTCCAGCAGGCTGAGTTTGGAATCTTCGTAAGTAATATCATACTCACGTCCAGCGTTCGGGTCGGGCTTTACATTCTTCAACTGCTCCTGAATCTCAGAAATATCACCATTGATAGTATCAATGCTGTTCTGTAAACCAGTCGCAGTGTTCTTCACAACGGTCAAATCGTTTGCCACGGTCTCAACACTGGTCTTTTCGGCCTTTGCTTCTAACAGCTTATCGGTCGCTTGCTTATTATAGTAATCACTTTGCAGGGTGTTCGGCAAATCGCCAACACTGTCCTGCAGTTTTTTCACCGCTGCGTCGTTGCTGATCTTGTATTCAGTCAGCTCAGTCTTTACAGGCGCAATCTTCTCGTCGATTTTTGCTTCGACGGTCTTGTTAAAGGCGGTCACCCACTCAGCACTCGGATCGGTGTTCAGCGTAATAGTCTTAATAAGCTTATCGCCATTTAGGAACTTGATCGTCTGTGTTTCAGCATTGTACTGCACATCAAACTTTACAAGACCGTCAACCTTAGTAATGTCGTCCCGAAGAAGAGTAACAAAGCCGTCTACCTCTTCCTTAGTGTAATAGTTTGCAAGCGTATCAGCCAAACCATCAACAACAGCTCGTGCTTCTTGTGCACTTTGTGCTGCCTGCGTTGCGGCGGTCTGTGCCTCGCCAACTTTTTGACTCATGGTAGACAAGAATTGAGTATACCAGTCATCGCCGGTTGGATCGTTCATCGCAGTTCCGGAAAGTGCCTTTAAAACAGTCAACTGACTATTAGGACGAGTACGCCACAGATAATTTTTCGTTGTGGTTGTGTTCGGCACAGTAATTGCGCCAATAGCCATGATTTCAAATTGGAGATTGCCTTCCTTCACAGTGGCAGAGTCGCTGACCATCCAATAAAAGCGAATCTTTTCATTGCTATAACTTACGTTCACGGGTGCAGCATAGTTTTCCTCATTTTTAGCGTTAACATAATGCACCTGGATCGTCATCTTCATGAGGTCTACGCCATCATAATAACGTGGCATCTCGAAAGGGATAACCTGAGAATTGTTTTCCTGTGTGATATTGACCTGATTTTGATTAACAGTTATTTCTTTACTTTGGTTGACAGTAGAAAAATCATTGTCTGAAAAATCGTCATACCAAGTATATTCTCCGCTTCTTGAAAAGTCATTGTCCGTAAACAAAACGGCAGCATCTTCTGTTGCAATCACACTAGGATAAGAGCCGTCTGGCATGAGTAGTGTCTGTGCGATTGGTTGATTTGCCATACGTTTTGATTCTTCGAATGATAATGCCATTTTCTCACTCCTTTCAAATGATTTTATATTTTGGCTTGTCCTCGTGGAACCACCAATATCTTAAATAGTCATCAAGGATTACTGCTCCGATACTGACAAAAATCCATAAAAAACTAAATATAATAGAAACCTGCCCCATGATGTTCAAAGGTAAATTAGAATAGTCCCATACGCCAAGATTGAGGTATACGTTTAAAACAAGTCCAAAAACAAACTCGAGACTCGTCACAATACACGAGCCGATAAGTCCTTGTTTCCAAAGAGGTGTCTCCCAAGGGATGTGCTCATTTAATTCTCCAATTAAAACGAAGCATAGTCCGCCAAGCAGAGCCATAGTCCAATGCGTTCGTCCCCTCCAAAGGATCTCGACCATGCAATAAACTCCTCCTCCGCACAAAAACAGAACAAGCCTTTTAAATAATGCAAGGTAATTTTTCATAATTAAATATCACCGCCATTTCTGGTTGTGCCTAGGATTTCTCGTGCAGCCTGCTCCTGCAAATCAAATAATGCTTTTGCATTTTCTTCTCCGATAATATCGCACACTTCTTCAGTGGGAAGGTTGATTGCTTTCGGGATAACATCTCCGATTGCCAGATATCTCTTTAGATAATAATAACAAGAGGCCAATACACGTCCCTTATGAGCGTAGCAAATACCTGTGTATCTCTTATTTGGGGTTCCATATAACTCAAAATTGTAACCAGAGCACCAACCACATCCCTGAGAGACCGGACAATCAATACACTTCTGCGGAGACTGACTTGTGTATGTTATTGCGTCAAGGTCTGTCTTAATTGCCTTTTCGTTATCTTTTTTATAGATACCTTCATAACAATTCCCGATACAGATTTTAGATGACTTTTCTTCTCCGATGGAAATTGGCATATACCGAATACAAGGATACGCCCTGCCATCTGGAGCAAAAGCAAGCATATTTCCAGTTCCTCCGCAATAATTCTTGTTTTCATTTACAAGATCGACCTTCCCACCAAGCTGCTCGTCTAAAATACTAACAAGAACATCTGACTTGTTTTCGATCAGATAATCTGACAGTTTCATAAGCTCTAAGTAAATGTCTGTGGCGTCGTTTTTTGTGTACATCGGTTCGTATGCATAATTGCAGTGGATTTCTTTACATCCATTCTGGATCATCATTTTTACGCTATCGAATAAATACTTTGTCGAGCCTGGGGTAAATGTCATCTTGGAATTTGCCCAACCGTATTTTTTCTTCCCATCTAAAAAGGCCAAATATGATTTTTCAAACGATCCTTGCCCGTATTGATCAATACGATACTTATCATGAAGAGATTGCACACCGTCGATGCTTACAGTAACGCTCATGATTTCATGATATTTTTTAATCAGGTGCTGTGCCTCCGGAGAAAACCAAAGCTGCCCATTTGTAGCAAAGCTGATTCTTGTAAAAGGTGCCAATGGGATATTTCTTCTAAAACATTCGTCAAAGTAGTAGTCGCATATTCCCTCAATCAGTTTAGCCTCAAGTAACGGTTCTCCGCCAATAAAGTCAAGGACAAGAGCTTTTGTATTGCGGTTGATGAACTCATTATCATTAGAACAATACATGTCGAGCAATGTATCAACGCATTTTTTTCCTGTGTATATATCCATTGAAGAAGATGATTTGTTGTGCTCATAACAATACGAACATCTTAGGTTGCATTGATTTGTGATCTGAAACGTTACATTCCTTGAGACATCATAATTCTCTAGTCGATTTGAATCTGCAAAAAGCTGTCTTATAAATTCAGAATAATCTGGTTGGATTTCACGCTTTTTTAATTCCATTCCAATTCACCAACCTCTCTATCAAAATCGAAAGAATAGCGATAATCAGTAGGGTGATAACCAACTGTTTCGTAAATGATTTTGTCCACAGCAAGATTGAATTCAATACAACCCTTTTGATAATCTTGTCGATACTTATCAATCATATCTTGAAGATGACCGCTTTTGCAATTAGAATAGCTTCTTGCTAAAATACAAATGAACAATTCATAGCTCTTATTGGTGTAATACAGCTTTTCTAAATATCGACTTGTTGTTTCGTTGATTTTGATTTTCGTATTGTTTTTGTAACACATATTGTTCTCCCTTTTTGATTTTATTTATCTGGGCTCAAATGCGGAACCACAGTATTTAACTCGTCGAATCTATCTCGATTATTTACAACAATAGACAACAACTTTATATACAGACTTAAATTATCTTGCGGCTTGATAATATCTAAGTACAGGCGTCCAAGAATACAGAAAGACCATAGGTTTACAATACGACTTGGATCAATAAGCACAAATTTCTCCAAGTCTTTTTGCTTCATTAACGATTTTTCTGCCTCATAATTTGCCGCAGTTTTATAAATCAGAGCATATACAACAGCTTTCTTTTCAATAAGTGAGTTAAATTTATAGTTGCAAGCCGTTGCCACCGAATCAACCACGTTGGTTATATAAGAAAGATATTCATCAAATTCTACAGATCTTTCAATATTAAAGTTTGATAAATATCCAAATACCGAAATTACGCCTTCTCCTTGGCAGTCTTGACAAACCGTTGACAATAATGCGTCACCTAATGGTTTCATCGTTAGAAAATTTAACAGAAATTCTTTTTCGTTATAGCAATTATAATCGCTTAAATTATTCTCATTGATAGAAAAAGTTACTTCATTCATGCTTTCACCGCCTTAACTAAAGTTTAGTTTACCAACGTTTTTCCAGAACATGACAAATAACAGGTTGCTTGACAAGCATTGTCGCCACAGTGCCCACTACAGCTAGTACATGAATCTGTGCAAGTGTCCTTACAGCCACCACTGCAGTCACCTTCGCAACCTGTATCGCAATCGCCAGAACAACTTCCAGTACAATAGCCACTACAGTCACCGGTGCAACTTCCTCCACAGACGGTATAGCAGCCACTGTAACATAGTCCGGTACAATTTGCATTGCAACCAGTGTTTTTTCTATTTGCATTTACATCTTTTGATGCTAGATTACTCGCCACTGTAGTTGCATTGATAATGTATGCGGCGTTGATATATCCACCATTTTTTGGAGTTATAGACCCATTATTTACGGCATCCAATGGAATTGTGATTTTATAAATGTGCTCGTCTTTAATTGGAACGCCGAGCGCAGGTTTATCGTTATACTGATATTGTGCAGTAGTATAAGCCTCCATTGAGCCCTTACTATTAGGTTGGCTTCTTCGTTCGATTTCTTTATCGACAACTGATTTTAGATTGTTAAAATCAGCAGCTGAAATAATATCACCATACTTTGCCATTTCTTCACCCCCTGACTCTCACTCGAATGCGTCGAATATCGGTATTTGAATCTCCCTCTACTGCATACCCAACAATACATTCTTGAGGAACGACTTCATCGCTTTTAACAGAACGGCCAACTCCCGGAATCCCGGACGGAACGATGATGTCGCCGGTTTTAACTAAACCGATAACACGCACATTGACGCGGCCTGCTAGGCTTACAGGAATATAATTGCATAAATTGAATTTCAAAGAATCTTCACCATTTGATGGGATGTCTCCTCCAATAATATAAGCGAATTCGTCCGTATGCACTCCGACAACTCGATCTTGCATTCCTTTTGCACGCACATATTTCTCAGATTGACTATTTAAATCCAATGCAATAATATCGCCAGGCTGAGTTTCTTCGCCTCTTGGAAAATATTCTGCATAGTCATTAAAAACAGCACCATACGCACGATTAAATTTTGCTGTTCCGTCTGCGTTGATATAATAGTTTTGACTTCCAAAATATACCGATCCATTCATCGTTCCACCGGATAAAGGTAATGCTCCTAAATTAGAACATGCTTCTGCCGCAGTTGCAGCCCCCGTGCCGCCATTTTCAATAGGGAGAGTTCCGCTACCTACAATATCGTTTAGCGTATGAGTGTGATTCTTCACCTCGTCGCGGATGTCTTGATGTGCCAAATCGCTTGTATTGTGCTCATCGATCTTATTATCAAATTCTTTCTTTGCGTCGGCAATTTGCTGAGTATATTCAGTAAAATCAGAAGGAAGAGTCCCTTTCAAGGTCTTTAGATTCTCAACCAGTTCGTTTGCTTCAGATGCTTTTGCGGCTGCAGCGGTCTCTGAATTTAAAGCATTCTTTTCGGAAATAGCAGCGTTAGCTGCAGAAGTAGTCGCCTTATCAGCTTCAGATGTAGATTTGTCTGTATAAGATTTGATATATTCCTCGATATCCTCTGTGAACAGGCGCTCAATAGCCATTTGAGAATGCTTTAACTTGTTGATATCATCTGCACCAATCAACATTCGCTTCAATTCTGGATTCGCATTAAGAATACTCTGTGCTGCCGAATAGTTACCGTTCAAAAGAGCTGTTTTATAATCGTTTGCTAGACTTAAATAGTTCGCCGTTAAATTCTGACTATCTTGCCAGCTATCTACTTTGGCTGGAAATTTCGTATACGCCAGATCAGTATAAGTACCGTCTGGATTTTTGTCATAGCTCATTCAATGCACCTCCAATTTGACAAAAATAAAAGCCCCAGAATATTGGAGCTGAAATTAGTATTTGTTTTGTACGATGTATGGATAATATGGATAATAACGACTCAGTGTTAAGGTCATCGTTCCTTCGCCAAGTGAAATAGAGATTTTTTTGATAATGAATTCCAAAGGCTCACCTTTTGTGTCGATATAATGAGGTACGTAAGAAATCTTTTGATTGACCTCAAGCCATGGAACAAGAAGACATTCCACTGTAACACTGTCTGTCAATCGTCCACACTTCCACAACATATACTCGGCGCACTGCATAGTTGATTCATCCGTGGTGTACATCTCATATTCTGATCCAGAACACACTTGATTTCTACGCCCGATTTTTTCAATTGTAAAACGCGGATTTGCCTGAGTGTTTAAATTTATATTTGATATATCTGATTCAGTCAAGCAAATATACTTTAAATTATTACATGCTTCATCCACTTTTGCCTTGGCAATCTCATCATTTGTAGGCATTTTGTTTACTAAGAATGTCATTGCATGGGTTTGTTGCTCGCCACGATAATAAAACTTTTTATATGTAGGACTATACAAAATAACAATCATCATATCATGTGCGATTTCAGTGCCATCCATTAAAACATCTGTGCCATTTTCGTCCACATCAGTTTCATAAAGTTTGAACGGACCATGTGTGTACTCCTTAACTGAAGTGTTATTATTGCTGTCAGTCTCTGTAACTGAGTTTACGATTGTAATCTCCACATTTTTTTTGAAGCCAAGCAGGGGAGTTGTAATAGCTACAGTACAATTTTTTGTGGTGTCTAAACTGGTCGTTCTTAACGTAATAGAAGTTTTCTCTTCTTCGCCAATTTTCGAGTCCGCGTTAGTATGTACAACAGTCATGTGCTCATCATCAACATAAGTATCATATTCGACACTGGCTCCAAAAACTTCAACACAATTCTTGACCTCTGAGTAATCAATATCGCAACTTTCAGAAATGACTAAGTCTTGAAACTCTTCATCATTCAAAACAACCGGATCGTTAAAACCAGACGGAATTTCTTGACACACAAAGGTCGTGTCATCGAAAAACATTTCAAATGGATAATAAAGATCCCGAAGCTCAGTTAGAATAGACCAGATAGATGTACCGCTTGAAAATTCAATATCATATGGGACTGTTCTATTCCAGTAGTTAACGACACATTCTTTCATACCGCTAAGTTTGTAAGTATCAATAATAGCGTTAGATATTTTTGTTCCAGTGGAAATAACGGTTTGATAACCAGTCAATGTACCACTTAGCGACCCATCCAGCATTGCAACTAAATCAACGCACGAAACAGATACACTGTGTTCAGTTGCATTGTATGAAAATCCATTCTGATTGAAAGCATAGATTCCTTTTGAATACCAAAAAATATTTTTATCAGATAATCCAATACCAATACAGACACGAACCAACTTGTCAATCCACTCGTCCACAGAATAAGAACTAATCATCTCATTTTGTTTCAAATAAATCGTTGAGGTAAACGTGTGCCGGATGTCTGAGTCTGCATCAATTGAAAGGCTTCCATCAATTGTTAATCCTTCAAGATTATCGATAACGTTTAAATCTTTATCCAGAAGTTCAAGTCTACAGTAAAGATGTTTATTATGATTTTTTAGCATCGCAAATTCTTTTTTTGATGCGATATAATACATTTAAACACCTCCTTATTCAACAACGTGAACTTCACAAGCCGTAGACACATTGTCAATACCAACAGTAATTGTAGTAGTGCCAACCTTTTTACCTGTGACCAGTCCACTTTCATTAACTGACGCCACAAATGGATTACTAGATCCATAATTTGTCAACGGATAGGTGGCATCGACAGGTTGATATACTGCGTTGAGTTGCAATTCTTCTCCGATATGAATAATTGCAGAAGTTTTATTCAACGTTACAGCACTCGCCTTAATTGGATTGTCAATGATGATTTTAATATCCTGAGATAGAGTCATAGCAGGATGGACAACGACTGTAGCGCCAGTATTAGCGTCATTCGTGTCGGTACATTTGATAACCTTATTCTCAAAACTATTGTCGTCAGAATTGTATCGAATACCAATTACAGAATCCTTAGTATTAGAAACATTGTAAACTGCTGGTGTTCTGGTTAGGAGCATCTTATTATTCGCGCAACCATCTGACAATAACTGCTGTGCGGTCGGCAGAATAGTGCCTTCCGTGTTATGAGTGTTACTTGACGGTCCATATTCGTTTGAAGAAAGTAAGAATACAGTTCTTGACATCGTTGAGGCTGTATTTTTACCATTGCCTGGAGTGTAACGAATTGTTGTAGGATAGCTATTTAGCACAGATACGATTTTAGAATCAAGAGAATTCTTAAATGTATTCGTGAGTAATTTATCAACCTCACTAGAACCATACGCATTATTAGAACCAAAGCGCGTATTTGCGTACTCCGGCTTTCTGACAAGTAGAGTGCGTCCCTTACCGTTCAGTTCGCTTTCGTAGTTATGCTTTGCAACGATATAGTACACAGGAGAACTATTCTCTCGCATGTGAATCGCTGCACCTTCGTGAAATGCACTTAGCGGAATTCCAGTCTCATCAGACAAGGAAACAACAGAAACATTACACTTTGCCTCAAGTCCATCGATCGAGGCTGTGATAGTAGCAGAGCCAGCCTTCAACCCCTGAACCATACCATTATCAACGATGACTGTTGCATCGTCACTAGATTTCCAAGTAATCGCTCCGATTTTTGCATTCGTCGGGCTGTAAACAAGATTGATCTTTTTCTTGCTGTTCTTAGACAGATTCAACGTATTATAATCAAATGCGATATCGTCCACACTGATTTTCAGAGCGGTGACAGTTACGATAACATCTCCTGTAACAGATGGAATAGAAATCGTATCATTTACAGAGTTATATACAGAATCCGTAATAGAGACTCCATTCATAGAAATCGAAACAGAATCAATGACATATCCTTCATATGCTTCAATTTTTGTGATATAGCTCTCTCCTTGCTTAACACTGATAATACGACTGCTGCTAGTTGCGGATTCAAGATTGAGCGTAATTGAATAATAAGTAGCGTAATCCATATCATTGTAAGCTGTCAGACCATTTGCGCTCAAATCGTCGGTATTGTTATAGTCACCAATTTGCACAAAATCGAAACTGATACCGACTTTGTCAATATGCTCGGATTCATCTTCTTCGACATTTCCGTCTACACTTACGAGCCATTCGCGACCATCTTCCATCTTAATGATTTTAGCTTCGCCATTCGTAAGCCAGTCCTTCATATCTTCACGATATTTATAGGAATTATCAAAATCCCAATCGTCCACACCATTATTCTTGATGATAGTACCAGAGAAATTTCCTGTATCGTAATTGGATTTGCTCCCATAGAAGACATAAGGGAATCGACCATTCAAAGTTGTAACAATGCTGGACTGTCTATTTCTTGTGGTTGATGTAACCTTCGGATCAAGAAATACATGATAAGAAGTCTCGCCATCGGTGATAAGAGCGCCGCAGAACGAGCTTACTACAGAAGCTGAAATGTAAGGCAACTCGGTTCCGTCCTTCAAGATATAGTTGACAGAATATTCATACTTGGTGTTACGACCGCGTGCGAAGTAATCAACAAAAGAGAAATTCAAATTATCTGTATCCGGAACCTGATAAGCTGCTAGTGTAGTCCATGTAACATCTCCTACTTCACGTCTACGGAGCTGCATAGACTGAATCTTGCTGCCGAGAGCGCCAATATTGCCGCCTTCAAGCGTCTGAGAATCAAACGTGGCGAGGATTAAGGTATCTGCCGCCCAATCATATTCTTTCTTTTTGAATTTATTTGGGTCAGATGAAACATAAAGCTCGTCAAAAACTCCATTCTTCATTGAAAACGAAGAAAGATTTGATACCAATTTAGAATTACTCAGAGACTGTTCGTCACTTAGAATATCCATTCCTAAAAACATAAATCAGCCTCCTTTAATTCTCGTTATCTACAGAAGAGTCATCGATAATACAATAGTCCAGTAATGCTTGTCCTAAGACCGCGTTCTGATAATCTCCATCCATTGGCTCTATATAGATTTCAAAATATCCATCCTTGCAAACGACATCAACAAATAAATATCCAGTCGCTCTTTCTGCAAAGATATAATCGCTTTCGATGATCAAATACGTATCATGGTCAACATTTATTTTTAAGGCGGCAAATAGTTTTTCTGTTTCATCGTTCATATCGGTAAAGAATCTCTTTAGAATACTCAATGTTCCAGTCACAGAATATTCTGCGTTGTTCCAGTTCAATTCAACAATTTCTTTTGGGCAATTAGGCTTCACAATAAACTTCATGTCGAAGTCATTGAGATTTTTATTTTGGTCTCTCAAGAAATAGGTAACTTTCGTACCATTGGTCAAATCTACTGCATATTTATCATCTGCTGTTTTTACGTAAGAAACATCGCCGTTAGGAGAGCCAGTGGCCGAAACAAAATGAGATGTCAACCGGATGGCTGCATTATAATGATCGTTCTCTGCCTCAAAAGCATAATCTCCGTTTGATAAAACACTACCAATTCTAATAGGATAATAACCCGTATCGAGCTCATACCCGTTTTTTGTGGTGGCCATGCCGCGTACATAGTACAATTTGTTCGCTTCTAGTCCATACACAGAGAACGAATGCGAAATAGTACCATAATACGTTTTCGTTTCATCAACCAATTTCTTGTCTTCATCATAAAACTCATACTTATATGTTTTAAGAGTCTCACCTTGATCCTTTATATAGGAATAAAGCATTTCAAAAACAGTAGCAGACATTTGAATAATATTTTCTGTTTCTTTATTAAGGCCACTAAAAGCGATAGAAGGTTTCGACTTGCAGTACAAAACAATAGGAGAGCTGTACTCTCCATATTCGGATTCGTCAGTTAATTTGATACGAATTCGCAAATAATAATTTTCTTCTCGATTCACTAGTTGTTCGGTAGGGGAGATATGGAATCCCCATCCGTTATTTTGTGTGTACGATAAATTGCTATATGCTCCAGAAGAGGTGCAAATAACTTTATCATCAGATCCATCATAAATCGAGTATTCGTATTCTTTGATGATATTGGGGCTTGTATAGCTCACATAAATTTTAAAAAAAGCAATGACGCCCTCTGTTGCGTCAAAAACATTTACAGATGATAATACCGGCTTTGCCATTACTTCACCTCCTAGGCATATAAAAAATGCAGGGTTCTACGTCACTGGCGTAGCTTCCTGCAATAGTCATTTTTAGATTTTACGAATTAGTAGATTGCTATAATCTCCTTGCGGAGCTGTCACAGCGACTCGTTCATAAAGACTAAAATCTTGATTTGATTGTATATTGCACTCTTTTCCAAATGCCGATACGATATAGCCAGATGGCGTCTTTTTCTTAACAACACCAAAAGTGGTTTTATCATACGAAGCGTTCTCAATTGCATTTTGTGCTACTTCAACAATCATTTTTGTCAATACATCAACTGCTTTAGACGTGTTACTCATGTTATCTCCTTCCTTGCTGTTGACGCAGCTTAATCGGAAGGTCACGTACAATCTCTCTAGCAAGAGCATCCGTATCGCCAACAGGATTCTGAATGTAGATGTCTCCAACAGAAATCGTATCTCCGATGGTTTTGTTCTGGATATTGTTCAAAGCGCCATTTTTGGACAGTTGATCTGCAAACCATTTATCTGTATTTCCGCCCATCTCAAACAGTTTAGAAGTAATATCCGCAGGAACTACTCCGTCGCCGGTTTCAAGATAAGTGTAACGACCAGACGCAGGTTGACGTACTAAAAGTTCAGGACCTTGTTCATCGACATTATACATGCCAGAATGTTTGACGCCCTTATCTCCAACCGCACGCTTGCCCCAGTTCCAGAACCAGAGCTTAGATTTCTTGATGCGATCCCAGAGAGATTGCTTGGTTGTACCAGTATCAGACCCAGATGTACCAGAATTTGCGTTGGAAGCAGGGCTGTCTGGGCTATTGATGACAATACTGTCAATGTCAATTTTTCCGTTAGAAGATGTTCCGTTATTCTTGTCTTTCTTGCTCTCAATACCAAAAATCTTCTTAACGAAGCCACTGATGTTCTGAATTGTGCTGGCAATCATACCAATCGGAGAATACCGCCAAATTACATTTCCAACGGACTTAGCAATTTTAACTCCTACTTTGTCATCACTAGACCAAATTTCTTTTTGATTCTTAATGAGTCGAATGTTGGTATTGATTCCATTGACAACACCTGCTACAATGGCTCCAACAACAGGAATCGCAGAAGCTCCTCCTGCGGCTGTGGTACCACCAATACCGAGAGCACTTCCAATCTTAGTAGCAACGTTACCAGCAGCCTTAACTAATATCTGACCGCCCGAAGCGAATGTGCTGCCAAGCCCCTTGAACGCAGAACCAATAAAATCACTAATACCAGATAGACCATTCGAGAATATAGTTGTTAGGCTATTGGCACCACTACCGGAGAATAGCCCCTTAGCGCCAGACAAGATAGCTTCCCATCCTGCCTGGAACGCCTTGGTGATACTATTCCCGGAAGTTCTACTAAATGCGTTCTTAATAGTCTTACCGATATTTTTTAAACCTGTGCTAATGCTGATGTTGAGCTTACCGTCAGAACCAGTAGATCCGAAAATCTTTTTGACTGTTTTGATTAAACCATTAAAGCCCTTATCAGTATAATCAGTAAATCCGGATTCGGCCCAGCTGTACAGATTATTAATCTTCTCAAGGGTTGTAATCAAGGATTCTAACTTGCTAATAACATCCTGAATACCAGAAGTTGCCTTAGTGGACTGCATTGCTCCAAGGACATTACCCTTAAAGACGTCAAGTCGGCCTTCCATCTCTGTAAAGGTCATGTCTGCAATTTCAGCAGAGTACTTGAGTTTTTTGTTGTAGTCATCCCAGCTGGTTCCAATCAGATTGATGATTTCACTGTACTTATCTTTCAACTCATTCAGCTTGTCAATCTGGTCGTCAATAGCCTTTTCAGCATCCTCTTTACGCCATGTCCGCTGCTGGTCGTTTAAATTATCCTGGGCTTCCTTAACTGCCGACGCATCAGCAACCCACTCATAACCATTACTGGTATACTTACGGACAGTACGTTGCGTGCGAGCTTTTTCAAGTTCGGCTTTAAGCTTTGCAAGAGTGATTGCGCGTTCTTCCTCGTCATTGGCCTTTTCAAGCGCTTCCTTTTGCTTATTCAGAGCTTCGATTTGGTCGTCGATATGCTCTGTCATGGCCTCGCCCCAGATTTTTAAGTCATTGTCCTTATCTGAATTATAATTTTCAAAAACAGATAAGAAGTCAGTTAATAAATCTTTAACCGCAGACAACGCATTTTTAAAACTCTCAACAGAATTTTTTGCATCCTCCCAATGAGCAATAAGCTTTGCCATAACTTCAGCATCGGTTTCCTGTAGATCTTGATACTTCTTGTTATAAACTTCAGTTAGCTCATTGATGGCTTCCTCTCTAAGAGATTTTTTTTCATCTTCAGAAAGGTCAGAGCTATCAATTTGTGTAATAGCGCGATTGTATTTTTCTTCTGCAATTTTATATTCAAGAGTTGCTTTTACGAGCGCATCATACTCTTCTTGTGTTGGAGCACGAACGGCGTCATACATCTGTTGCAAATAATCTCCATATATAGTACCTTCGAATTGTTTCATCAACGGTTCAAGAGTTGCAACATACATATCGCGAAGACCTTTGGCGTCGATCTCGTAATCCCCATTAACATTTTTAAATTGGTCAAGGAAAGATTGATCAATTTGGCCAAGATCTTGTAGAATATCTTGACTCTTGAGAGAGCCAGTGTCTCGAATTTCCTCATATGCATTACGGAAAGTACTGAACGTACTCTGGAACTTATCAAGCTTGGTGTTAGCATCTTCTATATCAGTACCAAATCCATTCCAAAAATCTGTCATACTGATATTACCAGACGTTAGGCCAGCAAGGCGGTCAGTCCATAATTTTGCCAGTCCAGGTTGATTAGAATCGGTAGCAGCAGTTATAACATCTTGAATTAAAACTTTGGCTGCTTCTTTGATTTTATCATCGTCTACGTTTAAATTTCCGTTTTCGTCAAGGAAAATCCCATCCATCTCTGGATGTTTGGCGATGAGATCCGCAACCTTCTTCAAAGTATCATAATCTACAATCTGATCACCATTTGCGTGATCAATTGTAAATAACTCATGAAGTGTTTGCATACCGGACTGAAATTCGTCTGTTTTGCCGGTTGCTTCATCAAGTGCAGTTCCATATCCTTTGATAGCATCTGTGAGCTGATTAAACGAAATGGTTTCAGAATCAACACTTGAATTTAACCAATTTAGTATTTTTGTCATTTCCGCAGCAGATTTACCGCCATCGTCAGAAGCATTGGCCGCTTCAAGTTGAGTCTTAATAAATTTGCGGAGTTTAGCTGTATTGATCTCTAGTTTTCCATCGTTTTTTGTCAAGCATTCTGTATATACATCCTCAAGACCAACTAACGATTTAGTTGTATCATAACTTAGATAGCCATATTTGTTATACTCGTTCATGGCTTCTTTCAATGTATCAAATGCAGAGGCAAGATCTGTAATGGAGGACGCTGCTTTTTGAGTTTTCTTGCCAGTATCGAAACCATTCATCTGGTTTTTAAGGGCTGATGCTCCACTCATTGCTGATTGCATATTTGTTTTAATGAGTATTAAACGAGTATTAAGAGCATTCATAACTCCATCGATTTTTGCTTGAATAGCATCTGCGTTCCCACCTTCACCGGCACTTTGAGCGGCAGCTAAAGCGGCAGCTAGTTCTCCAGTTCCAACAGTGGCATCTTTTAAAGCGGGACACAAAGCGGCAAGTTTATTCTTCTCGTCTTCGGTCGCTTCAGTAAATGTTCCTGTTTTTTCTGCAGCATCTCCCTTTGCGATTGCATTTAGTTCTGATATCGCTTGAGAAATAGCTTCCGTTTGTGCTTCAGCGTATTGAGTTGCAAGTAAATCTGCATAAGCACTCTGGTTCAGTTGTAATTTACCATTAACTAAATCAAGCGTATTTAAATACTCGTTATCCATCTGAAGCAAGGACTGCAACGTATCAGTGCTTAAATATCCATATTTATTATATTCCTCAACGGCACTAGAACAGGTTTTATATGCAGATTGAATATTGTCGATGGTGCCCATTGTCTTTTCAAGCTGTTCAGCATAATTGTTTGCCGATTCTGCGTTGCTAACTTGTAAAAGTCCAAAAGTCTCAAAAACGCCAATTAGGCTCTCAAACGAAATATTATTGTCATCTGCGACTTTATGTAATTTTTCAAGCGCCGTAACTTCAGCCTCTGTTTGGTGTGTGGTGTCTGCATCGATATTTAAAACTGCTTCTCCACTCATTCCGCTAAATGCATCAAGCCCGTCGAACACCTTCCAATCGCTTTGCTGGGAGTCGCCATTATCGATATCGTTTTTGATTTGTTTTACCTTTTCTGAGAATATATCAAGGTTCGTGGTGTCAATTCCAATATCGTCATTTGCATTCGCCAGAGCTTTGGTAGCGGCAGTCATTGCGTTTGTGCCAGCAATATATTCGTCTTTGTACTGAGCGAAATTGTCTGCATCCGCTTCATAGCCACTCATGTTTTCTGATACGGCAGTAGACAGAGCTTTGATCTTTTCGGTTTCAGATGTGATCGCGGCCTCGTTGTCCTTATACTCCTGAGTGTCTTCTTTGCCAGCGGTTGCCAGTTCGCGACGCTTATCGGTCAGTTCGTTAAGTGCAGCAGTGTGTTCTTCAAGAGATTCTGTCTTAGTGACTTTTTCGAAACCATCGATTGTAGTGACTGCATATTTTGGATCTGTTGTTACTTCTCCATTAGCATCAAGATAGGTTGTTTTCTTTTTATTGATGCTAAATTCCGTCTTATCATTCACAACAGCACTTGTGTCGGCGTTTGCTTTATCATTCGCATCCTTCTCCAGCTGCTTCTTGAGTTCGAGTTGAGCCTGCAACATATCGTTGATGGCTTGTAACCGCTCACGTTCAGCAGGGTCAACAATATCCTCGATTTTTTTAACTCCAGCAGCTTCTAGGGAATTATTGAGTTCGTCAATTTTAGACTGGATCTCTTCAACATCCTTGGTAGCTTGTTCTGCTGCATCGTGAGATTCATTCATTGTAGCGACAAGTTCTTCGGAATGCGTTTTAAGGTTCATGATATAGTCAACGGCTTTAGAAATAGCCCATGTGGCAATCGCGACACCAAAAGACAAGGCCAATTGCTTTCCGATCTGCATAGCTGTATTCAAGGCAAGTTGTTTTGCAGTTAATCCGGTTTTAACAACACCATCGACCTCTTCGATACCAATCATCTTTTTAAAGGAATCAGTCATTGCGTAGCCATTTTTGGTGCTTTCAATGATGCCTGCGTTCATAAGACGAGTTTTGGCGTCAGCATTCTCTGCGGCCTTTGCCCACATATTGAGATTTTTTTTGACTTCATTAGTGTTGGGTAATGCATAGTTATCGCCGTTTTTCATGCCAAGAGCATTCATCAGAGAATTGATGTCGCCCTGATTGATTTCGCTATTATTGGCAGACTTTAAGCTGGCCTCGAAAACCTTGCCATTGATACGAGAACCTGTTTGAGTGAGCTTGATAAGTTTTTCTATAGTTTTTTCCGAGTCGTCACCAAGTTCTGTTACACTAATAATCGTCCTACGCTGTGCTTTATCAAGGTTAGAAATTTGAGCAACGTAATTTTGAATATCTTTCCCATTTTCGTCAGTTCCAAAATTACTGCCATCGATTTTTTTGACAAATCCAGACTTATAGTCTCCCCACATCATATACTTTTGGACGATTTCAGGTAGTCCTTTAAGTTTTTCCGTAGAGGAAATTGCTTTTTCAATAGTTCCATCAAATCCTTTGCCAAGCTCAATCATTGACTTATTGACTGTCAAAGCGTATAATAATCTCAATGGTCGGTTGAAATTATTTGCCAATGAGGTGAGCTTATGCAAATCGGTGAAATGAAAAGAGATGTAAATCCTTTTTTTGGAACTGCAAAAAATTTTTTTGGGGATTATACTAAAATTGCTCTAGTTAAAGAAGGGGAAAGATTGTACAGAAAATACCCTGAATATAAATATCTCGAAGAAGATCCATATATTGAATGGTATAAGGACCCAAGCCTTACATTTGTGGATAATAATATAATTTATAAATCTGTTGTATATGCCTATATGGTAGATCAAATCTTGAAAAAGTACCCAGAATTTAATGAAGAATATAAACGAATTGTACAAGAATCAGTAAATAAGGAAAAAACAGGAAGCGTTAAGGAGTTAAGAGAAAAGGCGGATAAAACGTATTCTTCCTTTAACAATCGATTTCTTTGTTGGTACCAAGACTATCTGCGCGAACAGGCTGATCCGGGATGCTTAGAGCGTGAACGTCAGGAACACGAACGTAAACAAAAAGCACTTGAAACAGCCCGTCAGGTGGAAAAATGGAAAGCAAAACAACAAGAGCAGCAAGATCTCGCCAGCGGCAAACGTGTCGTCTGTCCCTATTGCCACTCTACAAATACCGAGAAGATCAGTACCGTGAGCCGTGCAGTGTCTGTGTCTCTCGTGGGAGCAGCCAGCGTAAAACTCGGTAAACAGTGGCACTGTAAGCAGTGCGGGAGCAATTTTTAACGCTACGCGGAGAGGATATGTCATGGAATTAAACAAACTCACGGTGGATCTCATCAAAGAGTTGGAATATATTATTGGCAAAAACGTCTATAACAAAGCAACCAAAAATCACGAAACCGACGAGAACGGAGATACGATTCGCTATCCTTGCCGTATGAAAGATCCAAAAGACGATGTGATTTACAAATACAAAGGCAAGCTCTACGATGCAACTCCAGAATCAATAACTTGGGCTTTTTATGAATTTGGAGCAAACAATCTTAATATCGGAGACGCACTAATCGAGCTTCTTGAATATTTGGAAGATAGATACGACCTCGACTTTAATCTGCTGGAAGATTACCGTCTTATAGACAGTGGTTACGATCCATACACGCCAACAGAAGAAGATTCAGTTGATTGTGATGCATATGACGACGAGTAAGTGCTTTGCAGAAGGAGGTATGCGCAGCCGTGTCTTTAGTAATGGCCGTCATCTGCACAGACGGAATCGTTGTGTCTGGCGATTTTAGAAAGACAGAATACGTACTAGACAAAGAAACAAAACAATATATTCTAGCAGGCTATGCGGATAACACGCACAAATTGATCCGTACAAAATCAAATCGAATCATTGCATGTACAGGGAAAACAACTAATGAGCATGGACTTGACATTAACAAGCGAATCAATGAAATGGCGGATATAACTGATGAAATAAATTTTTCGTTACGACAGCAATTTGATTCAGTAATTGACTACGCATGCAGCAGCGCTAACGCACTTATTGAAGTTGGAATCGAGAATGGTCAAAAAATTATAATGGTATGGAATCAACAAGATGGCATATCTTATAAAACATGTGAAGGAGCTATTGGCGCAATCGGAGCAACTGAAGTAATGTCAAAAAATCAGAAGGAAATTGAAGCAAAAGTAAAAGGGAAGAGCGTTATAGAAGTTGCAGAGAGCCTAAGAGACTATAACAAACTGACCTCAAAAGAAAATAAAGAGGTCAGTCCAGAATGTGAAATTGAAATTATTACTTAAACCCAATATTCTATAGTCGCCTCATGATACCGATTGTCATTTTCGTTCCAAATATAATATTCATCTTCATGTGGCTTTATACAGTTAATGTTTTCTTCTTTTTCAAGGTCAGCAAAGCCTTTTTGATTATTCGCACGATAATAGAATTTCTTATATGTCACCGTATTTCCTCCTTCCAGCAAGGCATAGTAAAAGCCCGGCCTCCCAGTAGTAGGGAAGTCGGGCTTGTTTTATGATGGCTGCACGGCAGTTATTTCAGAAGTTCAGCGATTTCTTCAGCAGTCATACCGTTGGCCAGCGCATTGGCAACAATATCTTCTGCCTTTTTACGATTCAGCTCTGCTGCAATCTTTTCGTCAGCATCAGCCTTTTTCTTTTCGAGTTTTACAATCTCTTTGTTGAGTTTTTTCAACTCTGCTTCTTTTGCTTTTCTGTCAGCGTTTAGTGCGGCAATATTCGAGCCGAGAGACGCAATTTCTTTAGCGATAGATTCCGCTGCAGTGTTTTTCTCGGCAATCTGTGCTGGATAATCGATAACTTCGACAGTTTTTGCTTTATTCTTGCTTCCTTTGGGTCTAGCCATAATAAAATACCTCCACTACATGTGTTTTGATTTGTGGGCTGTTTTCGATATTTTTATTATAGCCAGAAATACTAGGATAGTCAACTAAAATATTTCTCCGCTTTTGACGGCGGGGGAGAGGCCACCTGTAATTTTTGCCTACGGCGTTAAACGCATGTAGGTGATTTGGAGCACCCCATAGTGAAGCGTGGCACATTTATGCGCGTAGTTCCACTCCGACATTATGCTCTCTGAAGCGTCTCTGGCTGTGCCTATTATAATAATGTAGGCGCATGCAGAGCTTGCCTGCGGATTCCTTTCGGTTCCCGGACGAGAATTACCCAAACTCGCCGTGGCTAGGCCACCATGTTCGTCGGTTTTACTAAATACTCCCTCATGCTTCGCAATGATATAATAAAATACCTGCAGAGCATTTGTTCCGTGTCACCACCCGGAGTATTGCTGGGCACAATCGTGAAACCAGTCATTTTAGGTTTACCCAGCTGAGCTACAAATGCTGTGATGCCCAGTCCAGCAGGAAGGGCACCAGTGAGATTAATGATTTTATCAAGAAGTTTAACAATTGATGTGAGGAAAGATACGCCAGTCTTCAAGAGACCAGAAGAAAGGACGTCTTGAGAAAGAACTTGAAAGCTTGCGTCGAGCTGTGCAAGGCGACCTTGGATGCTGTCCATCCAAACGGAATTCTCCTCCCAAGCTGTTCCTGCACTGTTAGCAGCGGATTCCATAGCAGATTCAGCAACGTCAAAATTGTTTAGAATAGCACTAATGGCATTTGCGTTTCGCTTACCGCCAATCATTTCAGTGACATTTGCTTGCGTCACGTCTGATAGCTTGTCCCAAACTTGAGACAGTTCTTTCAAAATTTGATATGTACTCTTAAAGCTTTTATTGTCGATCATGATATCGACGCCAGTAAGGGACTTTAGCTCGCTGCGTAGTTCGGATACAGAATTTGCACACCCGTCTGCGCTTTCGCCGGCATCCTCCAGTTCGCTCTTGGCCGCTCGAAGATACATAGATACACTTTTTAGGGTAGTTCCGACCGTTTCGGCATTTTGGATTACTGCATAGGCTGCGGTACCCAAACTAATTGTTTCAGCCAAATCGTTGTTTGCAGCTTTCATACTTGCAGCAGAACGAGTAAGAATCTCGCCGATGGCTTGTGCTGTAATTGGCTGTGTATTTGCTACTTTGTCAATCTGGTCGACTACATTTTCAGCATCTTTAGCTAATAATCCAAAACCCTGTAATGTCGAGATTAAGTAAGAAGATGAAGTGTTAACGTCGTCAATCCCATCTCCAACATTGCGTAGCAGGGTAGAGTAGGTAGCCATGTTTTCTGCATCTTCGTCAGAATAACCAAGTCTCTTCCAATCAGCAGTAGAATTGATATAATCACTGATAGATACTCCCAACTTCTGTGCTTGTTCAGCAGCGCGACCCATGTACTCTTCAAGCGATTTGCCCGCATACTCGCTGACTTTACGAAGTTCAGTAACCGCCGTATCAATCTGAACCACATTCTGATATATTTCCCGCAGGCCCTCTCGTACTTTGTGTAGAGCCGCCATGGTGATCATAGTGCTCAAATGGGTACCGAAAAGTTTTTCAAATTTGTCAATCAAACTTTCAGTTTCAAGTCCAAGTTCTTTAGATCTCGCGCGAAGCTCAGCAAATTGTTTCTGTAATTCTCCAATTTTTTCTGGAGCATTTTCAGAATTTAATGCATTCATTAGTTCTCTAAAAGGCTGAGCCAGCTCACTATTTTGAATTTTCTTGTTTGTTTCAAGATAATCATGAATTTGAGATTTTAAATTTGCAACCGCAGTAGCTGCTTTATTAGTAGAACGTTCAATTGACTTATCAGCCGATACTTGTGCTAATTTAATTTGGTCTTCTGTTAACTCGCCGCGCATTTCCCTCAGAGCATCGGTAACATTATTGATATCGTCAACTTTAGCAGGAAAATATGTCTTCGCCCAATCTTTAACGCCAGATCCAGAAGATACTTCACCCTCTAGCGCTTTGTACATGGTCTGTTTGGCATTGAATTTACTATAGAGATCACTACCGGCTGAACCATTCTTCCTGGCGCGATCCATATTGTTTGAATTCTTTTTGATCGCAGCTCGAATTTGATCTAATGCTTTCTGACGATCTTCTTGGACGCTATTGAGTTTTTTTTCACTATCTATGGCTTTATCTATCTCTTTATTGGTTGATTTCAAGTCTGCGATAATTTCTTCTAATCCATCTTTATATTCTTTTGATTGGTGATCAAGCTTATCAAGAGCTGCCAATCTGGCTTCAAAATTATCTGTCTCAACAGTAGGATGATCAATAACAGTAGAAATGCCACTTACAGAAGATTCGGAACCCGTTGTACTCTTTGCAATATTTTCCGTATTCTTTAGAATCAGATTGCCCTTAATGTCAAATTCTTTTTTCGAAATCTCAACATCGTCAATTTTGACATCAGCCGCCTTGATTTTTACAGCACCATTGAGCCTCAAAGGATCGGGTCTCTTGATATCTTCGTCCTTGAGTTCAACTTTGCCTTTTAAATCAATGACTTCAGGCTTTTTAACATCATCCTTAGCGTTCTTCTTTTTGCCTTTTGCGGAATCGTCGACTGTGACGTTGGATACTTTACCTTCCAGCTCGACTGCTGTTTTCGGGGGAGTGATGTCAGAAACTTTAAGCTCGACCTTGCCGGGGATTTTTACAGAACCCTTCGGAGGCGTCACATCTTCCACTTTAAGTGTTACCTTGCCGGGAATATCCACCGGTGCAGTTGGAGCGACCACATCATTAGCAGACAGTGTTACATGACCGGGAACCTCTGTTGGTTTTTGTGGTGCAGCAGCTTCAGTCTGTTTGACATCTTCAGGAGCCAAAATACCCTTTACTTTAATATCGACTGCTTCTTTTGGAACCGTGATTGCGGTCTTTTCCAAAGTAGCTTTGACGGGAACGTTAACTGGGTCACCAGCGACCACCACGTCTTTTGTGTTCAAAGTAACGGAATTAGCTATTGTTCCATAGGCATCTGTTTTTTTAGCGATAAGATCCAAGTCTGTGATTTGATTCTCAAGAGACTTGCTGAGATTATCAACTTCCTGTGCGACATACTGAACAGATGGGCCAATCGCTGCTATTTTTGTGCTGTATCCTTCAGCATTTGTAGAAATTCCCTTTAATCTTTGTTTGACAGAAGACAGGGCGTCCGCATTTTTTTGAAGATCGTCAGAATTGCCGAATTGAACAGCGGTCGGGTCAACCGTAACAGTGCCAGGAATCGATACGGGGGTTTTAACATCTACTATAACATCTGCGTCTGTGATTGTGACTTTGCCTGGTACCGGCACCGTGCTACTGACATTATTTTGATCGCTATTTTTCGGAACATCTGGTATGTTAGAAGTGTTTAATGATGTACCCAACTCGTCCTTAACATGTTTTGCCGCATCTTTTTTTAAATGAAGATCAATGGGGGCGGAAATATCTTTAAACGCCTCATCAACTTTAAGCTGAAGAACGGCCGGATCAACATCGAATTTGACGTCTTTTACATTATAAACACCGTCTTCAATCTGATTCTTTTCGCCATTTCCTTGAGCTGCCTGCATTTTAACTTCTTGATTCTTGATAAACTCTGCAAGATTTGTCGTTTCTGCAAATTTAGCAATCTTATCAGTATCAAATTTCTTAAAAAGAGCTTCATATTGTGCAAGCTCACTTGAAAGTCCTTCGCGTGTTAATACAGTCGCAGCAAGGATGCCTTTCTCCAAATCTACAGCGGTTCTACGTGCGTTGTTGATTGCATTCTGCTTGTCTGCAATATTTTTCAATACCTCGTCGAGTTTTTGTCCATACGTTTCAATTGTCGAAGCGTCTAAATGCCCAGAAGTGTCTGTTTTTTGTGCAACATTCGCTTCTTTTTGAACGTCTTTTATTTCTGTCTTAATAGCCTTTGCACTAGAATTGATTTGCTTTATTTTAATTTGAACATTTCCGAGTTCATCTGACACAAAACTTAAAATGGAGTCAAATTTTAATTTATTATCTCCCGTCAAGCTATCCAATAAATTGGAGAAACCTATTGCTTGATCTGTTGTTTTAAATTTGGTTTTTGATTTGTTAATAATTTCGTCCAAAAAATCATCTATAGACAAAAATTCTTGTAGTTTTTTATCTAAAGGGAATCCTTGAGCTTTGAAAACGTTCAATTTATCGTTGAATTTATCAGAATCGAATGCTGAATATACTGAATCAAGTATACTTTTTAACTCTTTTGCTTTAATACCCAACTGTCCGAATTGATCATTGAAAGCATTTAAGTTTATTTCATCATCATCTGTCCAATTGTCTGCATATAATCCGTTCCAAATATTTCGGATTTCCTTTACTAAACCTTCAACTTGAGATAAATCCTTTCTTTTGGTACTATCCGACACTTTGAAATTTAGCAGATCATTGATATTGAATGTTTTAGACAATCCACCAGTAAATTCATCGCTTACCTCATTCGCAACTTGTTTAGCGGATGTTTTAAGTTCTTTCATAGGGAATATATCATTTGCAAAAGAACCCAATCGATCTGTATTACTTGTTAGATTTTTTAGATAATAACTTAATTGTTGGTTTACCTCTTTCAGTTGATCCTTCAATTGTTTGGTTAACTCACTCGAAAAATCATCAACGTTAACACCAATAGTAACTTTCGGAATATTGCCAATGCCGTTAATCTGCTGTTGAATGTCTGTTTTGAGTTTTTCGGTATCGATAATCGGCGTTATATTTGCGGTTGCTTTGATATTCTTTAATTTATCTTCGACCTTGTTTTTTATGCCATCAACATTAGGGTCAATATCAATCTGTGGCTTTTCACCGCTTTGTTTTACTTTTCGCTCAATGCTTGTCTTTAACTCTGTTGGTTTGATTTGTGGATCTATCTTGACTTTAATACTCAGTTCTGGTTCACGCGCCATATTATATTCCTCCTTTGGAGCCGAATCTAAAAAAAGCAGGCTTTAATAAGTCTGCTCATCTTTTTAATTATTTGTCGTGCTCGATTCGATTTTTTAGTAGCTTTACAATATCAGCGTATCGGTAATCGATGTCGTCTTGTGTATTCTCCATGAATGGACGTGGTTTTGTCCACTTATATTTTCTATAATTCCACGGATTGTAAGCGCCCTCTTCGATTATGCGTGCTAAACTGTCTGGTTTGTTTTTGAAATTTGGAGCGTCTAAGCGCGGTCCATCAATAGGTGCCTCTTCATACACATACAGCGTGCGACCTCGAACTTTGTGTTTTAGATTTTTATCGTCTACTAAGCCACCAGATCCCTCGCGCCGTTCATATTCGACGGGGGAATAGGTTGAATACACATCTTTCTGTACATGAGTTTTAAGCCGCTCTTTTACAGTGCTTGCAATTTCGTTTTTTAATGCCAGATTTGCACGTCTCATGATTTCAGTCTGAAGAGCATTCACCGTGGTAGCTGTAAACTTTGCCATAATCTTACTCCTTGTCTTCGGTAAGCACTGTGGCGTGAGTTCCATCAAGTAGCCCTTCTGGAGTTTTAATAATATAACTGTTATCGACCACAGGTTTCTTCATGTTCTCTTCAGAAATAGTTTTGATCATTTCCTTCATATTAAACTGCTCGCCAATACCATTTAGCACATCGGCTGCCAACTTCATCAACTCCTCAAACGGCTGATTTTTTGCAGTTGCCTCGAACAGTGCCATATACTGCTGACGTTCAATCTCGATCTTCTCACGGCAAGCCTTGTTCAGCGTGCCAAGAATATACTTGCGAGGCGCTTCATTCATCATCTTTGTAGTCTCATCAGAAAACGCCAGTTCGCTCAGTGCGTTCTGATCCATGCCGGTTGTGTCAACATCGGTGAAATAAACAACGGCAGCGATACGGAAAGCATAATCATATAGTGCGGGATCATACTTGCCATTACGCTTTGACAGGTCTACTACACCATCAACAAACTGGATGCGCTCTTCTAAGTTCAGATTATTTTTCATAATTATTAGTCCTCCTGTGTAATTTTATCTTGCTCAAGCCTCATCAGTGCTGCAGTTGCAATACACATCGCATCCGCCTCATCAGAAGAGACATTCTCACCATAGTGTTCGGCCACATAATCAATAGCCTGCTGTTTTAGTTCTGGGCGTTTTACTTGCCGCCCCTGTTTGAAATCAAGAGTCTTGCGCCATTCAGATGGTTTTATGATCTCATAAGGGATATTGAACAACTCACACGCTCCAATAATAGCGCCCTGCAACTGTGCAAGCTGAATCACTGTCTTGGCTGATGCCTGAAGCGCTACATCTTCAATTACGACGAGATCGGGATTGTTAGTTTTGATTCGGCTCTGTATCATCTGTCGCATGATGGCGCGACGCTCTGCCGGATCTTTGGTTTTGCTCAGATCAATCAGAGAATGATATATGGTGCCGCCATCTAATGTACAAACGCCTGTCTTTATCAGCGCTTGGTCAAAAGCTAAGATTTTTATAATAAACACTTCCTTTTTGTTTTGGAATATGGTAAAATTCAAACTTGAAGAACACCTGCACACCCCTCTTGGGGCTTATTTAATCATGTGGACGTTATCGTAGGGGCTTCCCGGAAATCCAGTAGTTAGGCTGCTGGTAGAAAGGAGGACCCTATGGAGATTGATTTCGAAACGTTTTGTTTGATTGTCAGTCTTATTGCTAGTGTCATGTCCATCTTGGCATCGGCGAAGACTTTAAGCCAGCCACAGGCGTAAATGGGGCCAAACTGCTCGAACGATCACTGAAGCCTCTATGCAAATTAGAGAGCTGGTCCGCTGTGTGGGTGTTCTTCTTATTCGTGAGTTTCCTCATATCAACGCGCGAACTCTGCATGTAGTCGCAACGCTCGTGCGCTCATAAAAGGGGTAGAGCCCCGAAGGACTCTACCTCTGATGTATTTGCTTAGGAATTACTCCTGGCCATTTTCATAGATCATGTCATAAATGTTGCCATCAGCATCGGCCATAACGTCGAAGGTCATGGTCAGAGAGACGGGGTCACCAGTGTTCTGCCAAGACAGCTCGAAAGCAGCCTGAGGAGCAGCCTTGTACCAGATCGGATGTGCCTCGACAATCTCATCGTTCTCGGTCTTGTAGGGAACAGAGCCTTCGACACGATATGCCTTGGGGAAGTGCTTGGAATCAAGGTGGATAACCTGAGGCTTAGCGGCCTTCTTGTAGTAGTACACAACGTACTCAACACCACTCTCGACAGTAACAGTGACTTCCTTATCAGCAACGGTAGCAGTCAGCTCGGTACCCAGATCGTCGTCAGCCTTAAAGACCTGAACGTAAGTACCTGCTGCAGAATCAGTCAGAGTCAGCTTGGCAGTATCAGTAGCAGTGATCTTCTCACGCTTCAGGAAATTAGCCTCAGTGCCCAGATCATTACCAGACAGCATCTGGAAGACCTTGACGGGATAAACCTGAGCCTCAATGGTCAGAGTGCCAGTACGAGAGCCGTCGAACTGTACGCGGTTAGGTGCGCCCTGGCCGCCAGTAGCGAACACACGATCACCCTCAAAAGAGGTAGAAGTGACGTTAGCCCAATCCACATTCAGGAACATCTTCTTAGTGGAATAGTCCATCAGCATCAGATCGGCAACTTCACGGTTGGCGAAATTTGCATTCTTATTAGCCATAGTTATTTTCCTCCTGTGTTTTATCAATTCGTTCTATCCATTGTGACGGATCGTATTTACCGCCCCAAACGGAATAGTTCATTTCTGCGATATTTAATTGTTTTGCCTTCATCAGTTGGGAAAACGTATCACGTATTTGCCCAATGGTGAGTTCACAAATATTCGAGTAGTTTAAACTTTGATGAAATGTACACAACAACGAAATCATATTAGGCAGCTCCAAATTTGGATCGCCTTTTTTTGTTTTTGTGAACTCTTTCTTCTTTTTCTGAAACCTCTCCCAAAACAGCCGATCTTTTTCGGTTCTAAACTTAGGATTTTCTTCTGGCATGTCATCATCTGCAATATCAAGTAGCTGCAAAATTACTTGAACAACTGTCTTGTAATTTGATTTATCAACAAAACCGCCAATCGACATATTGCCCTTCGACTCAACTTGTTTATCAATCAAAATTGCGTGATATTTTTCGTCCCACTCCAAATTACCGAAAATAAAAAGAGCCAAACCCGAAATCAATTCGGATCTGGCTTCTTCGTTGGCTGTTAGGATATCAAACATTGTCATTTCATTTTTTTGTTCATTTGTGAACTGATTCCACGGATTTTCTATCTTGGCATCTGTCGAGACGTCCGTGAAATATTTTTCTGGTGTATACAAAAATAAAGTCAATACTCGCTGATACTGGTTGTAGCCGAGTTTCAAAATATCTCCAAGAATAGGGGAGTGAATTCGACCTACCTCGCGCAGCATGACCCCATAAGGGCTGATATGGTCTATATAATTTAATCGAATCATCGCCTTGCCCTCCGAAAAGTTCCAACGCGATAAACGAGCATACGACCATAATAGGGCTGTGCTGGTTTATAAATACTGCTGCCCACCCATTCAAGTGGACCAATTCCAAATTCAGCGTTGCCGTTTAAAATCTTATCAACGTCACTTACGAGAACATCAATCCGAGTACCAGCTTGTCCTTTGCGGCGATAGGTCTGCATGAGATTTTTGCTGCAATATGCGAACACATAGATCGTCATGTCTGTAATCGTGTCGCCATTAGTTTCTTCCGGCACTACCTCAACACATAAAAATGTCTTAGAATTTTCTTGAGTATCTGGAACAAACTCATATTTAAACACACAGCCGCCCTTTCCTGATCCGTCCTTACCAAGCAGGGCAGTTTCAGGATCTTCAATATTGTTAACGTCGCCCAGAAGGACATCAAGAATATTATCATCGTTTATCAGCTTTGATACGACTTTATTTTTGAAAGAACCGATCTCTTCCAAATTCATATCAGATCACCTCCAAATCAACATCGGCGGTTAATTTACCTGATCGAACTGTCAAAGATACGGTTGTCCCAATCAGCTTGGGATTATCAGCGCAAACTACTTTACATTTTGCGCTAGATACAGAATCCTCCGCGTTCTTAAAATGGATCTCGTCAGGGACATGATCGCCCTGTAAAGTCCAATTTGCCGTTTCACACGTTTCACTATCGATTTTTGCTGTAAACAACTTACCGAAACCGCCGGCTTGAACTGTCGGAGCTCCAGTAAAATCAATACTGAGAACATATTCTGGCTCAGCCTCCTGCGGTGGATAGACGACCTCTGGCGGAATTTCTTCTGTATCTTCAATAGGAACATAGTCACATATCATCTTCTCAGCATTGTCAGTCTCTGGATTATATAGATCCTGTTCGACATTAAAAGAGAGAAATCCGACCTGTTCGTTATTGTAGTCAATGCGGCTTGTCATTTGATCGACCGAAGTAATACGATATGTTTTAGGCACATCGTTAATAATTTCTAGCATTAGCCGCTTACCAATATTAAGATTGGCAGAGTATTCATCGAAAGGCATCTGGATACGGAATTCGCGAGTAGAATAACTCATCTGCTTATTCTCTTCCAGATTGGAATAATACGGCTTTTCAACTGTAGCCCACAAAGAATGAATCTTGTGAGAATTATCGTCTTGCCATTTGATTTCCTTTCGACAAATCTGAATACGTCCACGCACTGTAATCTCGTCTTCTGGGTCTCTTTCTGTAATCAACCAGTGGCTCTTGCTCCAATAGACGATGCTTCCAATAGAAAAGTCTTCGCCCGGCAGAGTATGAATGATTTTTTGATCCATAACAGTTGAAGAAATGATATTTAATTTGCGTGGCACGTCATCAATCGTAACATCTTTAAAAGATGGTTGTACAGGAGCCAACTTATTTTGGTCGTGAATTGACTTGTTAATTATTCTGTCACGCTGAGTCAGTCCATTAAGTTTAAGCATTTTTCTATATTCTGATCGAGTCATAAGCCACCGCCTTACTCAGTCAGCTCAGAAACCTTGTTTACTCTGAACGAGTAGCCATTCATTTCGGCTTTCAATTTTCGTTCTGAATACTGTAACAAGTCTTTCATCTGCTCCAATAGCTTAGCGGGGGAGAACATAGAGAAATCTTTTGTACTCATGGCATTTTTTAGTGCGTCAGAATTAAAGACGTAAGGCTCTAACCAGTGAACGATCATGCTCAGTGCGAGTATACTTTGCTCTTTACGAGACAAAGTGATGTTAAATTCCTCAAGCTCTTCGTCATAATCAGTCAGATCTTTAGCGCAGATATCTACAAAGTCGTCAATTGCTGCCTGAAGCAGGTCCTTTTCGACAGCTGCAAACATTTCGTCTGTGTAGCCTTCTTTGTCATAATCTTTGATTCGCCCACGACAGCGGGCATAGATACTTTCAAAAGTGGTTGCCATAGCCCGCCTCCTTTATTTAGATGGTATCTTCCAACTCAACATCCAGGGAGTCCTCCAGCGCTTTGATAGCACTGCGACTGTCCAGCTCACCAGAATCAATCTTCTTCTTAGCCTCAGATGCGATAGCGTCCTTAGTGCCGCCCGGCAAAGTGGGCACGATCTCCTTGATTTCGTCTGCGGACATATTAAATACATCCTCGAAGTCATCAGTAGACAGACTGTTCTGATAGTAACGACCAACACCCAGCTTCTTGATAACTGCGGGGTCATCAATCAGAATCCAATTTTCCTCAAAGAAACGGCGCTGATTGCCACGCATAGAAACGAGCTCGCGATACTCCATCTCCTGAATCTCGCCCAGACCGCTCCACTCGACTACATAGCCGGGATTCAGTGAGGACTTATAGATCAGGTTGCCAGAGACACCGCTTCGGCACTCGACCATAGTTTCATTCGTAATCTCTGCGGTAGAAACAACGGGCTGCTCAACAGTGGTCTTTGCAGTAGTTGCCTTGGTAGCCGCAGCTTTTGTAGTTGCACGTCTTGCCATTATTTCCTCCTATATAATAAGAAACGGCAGGGAAACCCCTACCGCCTATGTAACATTTTAATTTGATGATCAGGACAGCTTGTACACGCCAAAGTCACGATCAAAGATAACAGCAATGCCGGTGCGCTTCATCATCAGGAATTCCTGAGTCATATCAGCGTTATCCATGGGGTTGCCCATCAGCATAGTGACGTCGCCCTCGGTAACGCGCTTAATGGGCTTGGTATCGCCAGCAAACACATAGATGACATTATCGTCCAGCAGGAAATCATCGGTGCCATCCTTGTGACGCTGCTTCACAGCCACCAGCGGAGTGCCCGCCAAATGGCCGATATAGCCCATGGCGTAAACATCTTCCTTGGCAGAATCGGACATAGTAGCAGTCTTGATCTTGCGCAGGGCCTTCTTAGTGCCGATAATAACAGCAGACTCGCCAGTAGAAGTCTCGACGTGCTCAATCAGATCCAGCAGCTTCTCCTCGTCATATGTACCAGTCACAGTGTAGGGAGCCTGCAGCTTGGAGAACATGCCGGTAAAAGCAGCGTATGCAGCATCCAGCTCCTGCTTGGTGAAGGACTTGCCGACCAGGTCAACGAACTTGTTGAAGTCGATGCGGCCGGCCAGAACACGGTTCAGCTCCTCATAGATCTTCACGACATGCAGCTGGGTGTTGACGGTGATGTCCTGACCACTCTCGATGCGCTGACGACGGATGCCCTGAGTACCTTCAGCAATATCAGCAACAGCAAACAGGCACTCCTTCTCAATATGGAACTTGTTGGTGTCGCCCAGAGACATATTACGATCCTCAACCATATTCATGAAGAACTCGTCGCCCTTCAGACCTTCCTCATGGATAACATTCACCAGTTCCTCAACGATTGCAAAGACCTGAGCACACTTACCATTACGAACAGCCTTGATGTCCAGCTTGGAAGAGCCGCCGTTTGCCTCAATCAGAGCCTGACGCAGAGCCTCCTGGGTATCATTAACAGAGTAATCACCGGCGACGTGACCCTTGTAGCCATCAACAGCCAGCTTGATCAGATTAGAATCAATAGCCATGGTATAAACCTCCTATAATAAAAATGGCCGCCCGCTATTACGCGGACGGCGTTATGTTAATATCTTGAACTTCGGAATCACTTCAGACCGATGTAGAAGTAAGTATACTTGCCCTCGCCAAAGCCGACGGTCTCCTTCTCCAGAATGGTACCAAAAGTAGCATCACCCTTAGTGTCCTCGACCTTGATCTTGGTAGAACCAGCAGTATAACCAACGGTCTTGCCAATCTCGGGAGTGCCATCGAAAGCCTCAGCGGTTACAGAGAAGCCACCCTTAGAATCCAGAGAATAGGCACGAATAATCTTGCCAGCCTCGTTAACCCACTCAGTCAGATAGTGAGCGGTGGTCTGGTCGTAGAACAGCTCCTCCTCTGCAATCACATACAGATCCTCAGCCACAGCGCCAGCAGCAGGGGCAGTTGCCTTATAAGCCTCACGACCCAGCTTCTCGGCCAGAACAACAATGTTACCATTGTCAATTTCTGCGGGGTTGGAATCATTGTAGAAAATCACACTTGCCAGCTGCTCACCATTCTTGGTGCCACCCAGATTATCAGTGCGCACAACAGCATGCTTAGTATTTGCCATAATTATGTACCTCCTAAAATTTTGAATTATTTACTTGCCGAGATAGTGTTCCATCAGGCCACCATACGCGGCGTCTGAACCGTTCTGGGTGCCACCCACGCCAAAGCGGACAGTTCCTTTGTTGTTAGTAGTGGGAACATAAGAGAACTCAGCGGACTGACGACCAACCAGTGCATAGCACTTAGTCTCCAGCTCGGCATAAGTGATCTCCATGTTTTCCTTCAGTGCGGTATATTCCGCATTTGCGCCCAGCTTTTCATCCATAATAGAGAACAGCTCGTCACGCTTAGCCTTTTCTGCTGCGGCGACTGCCTCAGCTTCGGCCTGCTGATATGCTTCCAGCTTAGGTTTGATTTCACTAACTTCATTGGCTGCTTTAGTAAAGCTGTCAGACAGCTCAGCGATTTTGTCAGTCAGAGTAGTAAAGGCGGCAATAGTGCCAGGCATCACTTCACCCTCATCCCAATCCTCATATGTAACCTTCATGCGCTTGATATTCTCATAATCCAGAACAACATTGTCGCCATTCATAGAGTATGGAATGCCCATCAGCTGCCATGTCTTGGAGCAACGAACCACCACTGTCTCAGGCATCAGATCTTCAAAATAGAAATCTGGAATCATATACTCAGAATCCCAACTAGAAGGATGAGTGTGCTCGGCAAGCTTAGTACCGATCTCGTCCATCAGCTGAACTGTAGTTAGAGTAAACTCATTATTTCCAGTAGCGGTGGGCTCATCTTCAGATGCCGGTGCTGTATTTTCAGTCGGAGCAGATTCACCCTCGCCCTCATTTTCTGCAGCATTTTCAGCTGCAGGAGTCTCACCTTCGCCATCTGCCGAAGTAGCATTCTCGGCAGTCTGGACGTCTGGCTCCTGTACTGTATTTTCTGCCGGAGGAGTCACGGTTTCAGGATTTTCGACCACGGTCGTATTCTTCTCGTTTTCATTCATTGGTGTTTTATCTCCTTTCTCCTCATCGGATGGATTTTCATTTTGTGCAGCATAATTCTGCGTGAGAGCCTGATACTCATAGAGACGCTCTCGAATTTGAGATGTGATATCGTCAACAGAAAAATTGGCGGTTACACAGCTCCCAGTCATTGCGGGCTGAATCTTCGGATCGGTGGTCGACAGAATGCAGCAACCATCAAACTTAAAAGACGAAACAGGAGTGATTCCATCATCGCGTTTCGCCTCGCAAACCATATCGGTCAGTTCAACGCTGTGGTTTTTTGTCACATCGCGAGTGAAGATATCTACTGGGTCACCAAATTTTGTCCAGATCAAACCATCGACACGCAAATATTCACGTTCTGTGCCGGTTCCGTCATCTTTAATAATCCAACGCGGGTTACAAGATTCAGGAATCACACCATAAGCCTGCCCCGCATACAGATATTTGACATCAGTATCGGTGATTCGCAGCTCGTGCTCATGACCTTTGAAGTCTTTATCTTCATCGTCCAATTCGTTCACTACATAACCAAGAATCGGCATATTGGCGATAGTCGGGACAGCTTTGTTGATAACATCTTTCGTGAAGCTGGTTTTATTAAGATTTGCTCCTGTATGCATCACATCAATACAGACATCAATGAAGCGAAAATCAGAAGTTTCATATTCATTCTTTTTTAAAAAAGAAATTGGATATCGTTGATTCATTCTGTTTTCACCTCCTCATCAGCAAAATAAAAGCCCCGGCGAATCGCAATCTGCAACTCAGCCAGAGCATTTTCAAATACATTATCGTTGATAAATACATAGTTGTTTGGTGGATCTTTTCGCAACAGGAGAGCGCCACGGTCTATCAAAAACTTCGACATCCCGGCGGCGTGAGAACCATGCACGACTATTTCGCATAGATATTGTGCCATGTTACTCCTCCTGTCTATCTGCTGTTACTTCGCCAGCGTCACTTAATTGTTTGCCCTCACTTGCATTAGATGGACGTCCGCCCTCGTTTACAGTGCTAGACTGTGTATTAGAACTTGTAAGCGGAACTTCAACAGTATTCAAGCTGAGTACATCATTCTCAAGATAAGCCATATTTTCATAATCCGTGCCAGCAAACCCGGCGGTTGCAAGAATAGCGCTACGTGTTGGAATACCATATTGGGCGTCCTTTAGATATCGCTCATGCATTTCGGCACGGTTGTAATGTGTAACCGGCAGGAAATTGATACGGAATTTATAAGAACTTGATACACTCTTGAGTTTACGGTTGATCCAGCGCTCCAACTGACGAATCACTGCAAGTACAATCATCTGATCGTTTACAGTACACAGATTCAGCGTTGAAGCAGCCGGGTCATCACCGCCGCCAAACAAGATTTTGTTCACGCCGGCCTCTGCAAACAGTGTGGCTTCAGCCTTTGCGACCTCATTCGTATCACTATTTACACCGCTCTTGTCAAAATTCCAGTCAGTTAGTTTCATGGGGGTCAGAATTGCGCCGATATTCGGCGGCAACACGTTACTCATCATGTCATAGAACTCTTTGGCGGTATCATAGTCGATCAAAAACGAACCATCTTTATCATTGATAGGGATTTCCATCGCAATAGCCTTGTAGTTATTGGCTTCGCTGGCGTTTTTACTGATGGCACGGTAATCTTCAATATCCGCCAGAGCACTAAACAGACTCACAAACGGCGGAATGGGGATATAGTCATGTTCATTTACCTTAATACAGATTGACTTAGAACTGTCCAATTCTTGCCATTTATATAACTGAGTATTGGTTTTATATGTGTTATACATGGTCTGGAACTCGGGCGGATAATTCAGTAGCTTGTCTGGGTTTGCATCAAAATATGAAAAGTTAAATGCAAAGTTGTATACGCCATCTTCAATGCTGCTGATTTTACAATAGTCTGCATCTAAGTTTTGAAAAGCAAAACTATCATTCGTCTCCCATGCGTATCCATAATAAACGTCGTCACGAAATGCAATCGTTAGAATTTTAGTTGCTTCGTGAGGGATATTCATTCTTTCAATGGCTGTGGAGCTCGCATAGTATGCTTTTTTAAACTTGTTCAAATTGATGCTTTTGGATCGATCAAGTCCGTATGGAACGAGTTCATAAGAGAATGTAGACATATTCGCAAAATACTGAATCAGCCGACGATAGTAGTTTGAAATATTGAACAGGTATTTGCTCATATTCCGCAATTGCTTTTCGTAATTAGCTGGATTAGCAAGATACTTTACAATTTGATCCTTCGAATATTTTGTATACGTCGGATTGGTATCTGATGTTGATTCAAGGTTGCGAATGCCAATCTTTGATAGGTTAGCATAAACACCACTTACTAAATCAGAATATGTAACATAGGAAGTCTTTCCACTTTTTGAATTTGTGACCATGACCTTTTTATTCATTATATTTTCAGCCATTACAGCCCTCCCTTCTTCAATACTGGCGCACGGAAGTTAAAATCGAGCAGCTTCGGTTTGTTATGCCGTTTCTCCATGCTGCGCTCAACTTGCTGCGCAATATAATAATTATAGGACAGGGAAGAGTAACGGTCTTTGCGACATCCAGATTTCTCCTTGACCTTGATTACGTTGTTTATTGTTTCGTAGCCCAAATTGACAAGCTCATTGACTGCAAGACCAGTGTTGATATACGGCATTTGTAGAGCAGCTCGTTCGCTGGGCGACATTTTATCGTATCCTTTATACAACTTGCGTAGCTGATCTTCGCAGCTATACTCGCTTTGTAAAAGGTGGATTCGCCCCTGTTGGAAACCACTACGTAGACCAATAGCAACATCACTATTAAATTGTGCGCTACCCATAATAGCCCAAATGACCTTCTTAGCAGCCTTGTCAGAACAACGGTCGGCGATTTCTGAATTGTTGCAGCAGCTGATTGCTGGATAAGTTTCACCAGTTTCAGGATCGTAGATATCACGCATGAGCAGGTCAATCAGCGGAATACCAACTGAGCGGGCGTCGATGCCGAGATAATCACAGTTAAAATATTCAAAGTAGCGGCGCAGTTTCAGTGCTTGATCTTGTACGCTCATACCTTCAACGTTCTCTGAGTAAACGAAATTACTCGTATAACGTCCAGATTTGTTTGGTATCATACAATTGAGAAAGATACTTGTTGCGTCATTGTCGTTTTTCTTGGAACTCATCAGTGCGATATCGGCAGTTAAAATGCGAATCTCTCCATTTTTCTTTTTGGGGATATCTGTTGCAGTAGGGGAGAGCACGATATTTGGTGCATAGTATGCTTTTTCAATAACGCGAGTTTTGTTGATATCATCGAACTGGAATAGCCCACCTTCAATTGAGCCAATCCATTCGGTTAGCATTTCCATGGAGAACTTCAGATCAGAAAAACTTGATTCGGACATTTCATCTTCGACGGCCTCTTTCAACAACAAACCTTCTTTGATACTCATTCTGTAATCAAAAGCACAACAATAATATTTTTTACTACGATCAATCATATTTACAAAATAGTCCTTACATTTTTCGTAGCTCCAGTGATTCTGGAACCATGCAGAACTAAGATAAAACTCTTGGTTTCGTTCAGCCATGTGTTTATATTCTGGTTTATCTAAATATCCAGGATGGCGAACAATATTTAGGAATTTTTTCAAAACCATATTGATGATATCTTCATCCATCATGCGGTATTCGTCGACCAAAATTAAATTTGCTCGCGCACCACGCGCAGAGTCAGTAGCCGTCACAACTTTAACGTAACTGCCATTTTTGAATATAATTTCTGCTTTCTGATTATTGATATCGACTTTTTTGATTTCGGATTGTAATAAAGGACTGTTTGGTACAAGTTCCTTCATTATTTTTTCATCCAAGATATTGATAGATTGTGTTCGCACTTTACATGCAATAATACACTTCGTGCCCGGCCACAATAGGCATTTAATCACAATGAAGACAGCGGTCAGAAAAGATTTACCTAGACCGCGAGCAGCAATGAAACAGAAGCCTGTACTTCGAACCATTAAATACAATAAAATCTGCTGAAATAATTTCAAATTTAGATTCAAATATTCTTTGGCAAAGCGTTGCGGATTTTTTCTATAATATCCACAATACCAAGCAACCGCATTCATTATCTTTTCTGATTTACTATTTGCTACTTCTTTGTCTGTTAATTTTTCTTTTATCAAGGAGAACCACCGCCCTCACTAATACCAAAGATGGTTTCGCGTAAGCTGGTGTCTGCGGTGTCGTCTTCTATAGCTTCTGGTTTATGTGCGGTATACTTTTCCATTTCCTCATCAAATTCGGCTTGATATGGATTGTTTAAATGGAACATTTTTAAAAGTGAACCAAGTACCCACACTCTAAAATATTTTCCAATCCCATCAACATCCTGCCATTCAGGTGCGGGTTCTGGAATTGGTCTCTCTTCCTCCCATTTTTGAATCAATGTTCCGAAAGTATTAGTCTCAGCCAGTGCGTTATCGTTCGTCTGATTCGGCTTAATCTGAGCTGAACCCATTAGATTCTGAAGGTTGTCGTTTGCCTCTTTTATTTTCTTTGTGTCGCCGGTAGCGTCTGCCTTTTCACAGTTAAGTTCGCCCTTTGCAATGCGCTTGAAGAGAATTTCCTGTGCGGCAGTTTTACACTCATGGCGTGTAATAAGATTCTGATAGTGATCCTCAAGGAACAAATAGTCCTGCTCCTCCAGACCAGCGCCCCAGAATCTGATCATCTTTTGAGTGACTTTTGTGTTGCCAGTACGACCAGCAGCCAGCGCATCCTTCTTCTCCTGATCTAATGTATCGTCATAAGACTTCCCAGCATGCTGTCGCATATTAAGGCGTCCCATATATGTATTGATTTTTGGAGAACCGGGAGTAGAGTGATCTGCGGCCTCAAGAAGCCCATCACAGTAAAACATATCAAACAGCATAGCCAGTCGCTTAATTGCTTCGTTCTCGTCTCCGTATTTCTTTACATAGAAGTTGAACATTTCTTCTTTGCATTCATTACACCACGGCAGATATCCATCGTTGCCCATAAACCACTGACTCTGTGTTTTTGAGAAATTTCCCTTGCGCACATCATAGATCTTTCCGCAGCACATACATTTGCCACCACTCCATGAGGCAGGGACCTTAATGCGTGGTGATTTCTTTTCAACGGCAGTTCTGGCCATAGTCCTTCACCACCGTTCCGTCATCTGACATATTGTCGAATCGATACTTGATATCATCCCACAGCTTTAAGATTTCATTGAGCTTTTTTGTTTTGTGGAACTTTGTATATACAGAGCCCGTAGTTGGATGCTCGCCAATCTCTTCATAGAAAATTCCCATTGCACGAATAAAGAATGCACAACGGCGGGAATAGCAGTAGAAGTAATCGCCTCCTAAATCTTTATGAAATTTTTCTTCCATTTTTGAATTCTGGAACCTCCTTTACAATTTAATTTCATGGGTACAGGTATGCGAGTCGAACGCATCTAAGATTTCTCTTTTGTCTCAGCTTATGAGGCTGGCCAGCACACCGGCGCTGTCACCTGCAACATATAAGGCTCGCCTTTTCAGACGAGCCGTTTATTTAACTATTGTTGAATTTATCTGACAATTCTTTTAGGATCTGATAAATCGTTTTCAATTCGCCATCATCGTTTCTAATATCGATCCCTAGTTCTTTAAGACTGGTTTCAATGTCCTTATCGGGACCAGCATAAACAGAATCGTGTTTGGAACCTGCCAAAACAGAACAAATATCGTCCATAATAATTCTCCTCTACAATATAAAAACGCCCTGAGCGGTCAAGCCCAGAGCGTCTAAAAAATCTCTATGAATTACAATGTTAAATTACTATCTTTGCTGGTTTTTCAAGCTTCACATCATACAGACAGGTCAAACCATCATCAGCAATAACAGCTACGGCTTGCTGTGGGATATCATTCTTACGAATACCAACAGCATAACTATCAGTGCCGCATACGCAGCCGCTTTCAATAACCTTTGTCCCGTGTACAGTTGTCATTCCGTTTGTGTGACGATGTCCGAGGAAGACCAGATCAATCGGCTGTTTCACCATCATGGTCAAGTGTTCGACGACGTTAGCAGGAGAATCTTTATCTCCATGTGCATACATCACCAGACTATTACGAGCCTTAAATCCACCAAACGTAGGATCGAGCTTCTCTGTTTTTACTTCAATGCCAGCCAGATTCTGTAGCCGTGCCTTCATATAGAATGGGATCAGCGCTTCGAGTTCGTCTCCGGCAACTTGTTCGTCCTTGTTGGGAAAAACCCGTGAATGATTACCACTGACTGAATACACATCAATATGTTGGCATACTTCGTACAGTTCTGCTACAAAGTTACTCACCAACTCTGCGGCCGTCATAACCTGTTCGATACTATTTTCATTGTTCTGAACACGAGTGTTAATATGAATATGACCATTGATTAGATCACCAAGCAACAGCACGTGAATCTTTTCAGCGGCGTGCCGTTCGACGATATTAAACACCTGAGCGACATAACTTTCTAGCCGCGCCTTTAAGATCTCTTTGTCAAACTTGTTCCATGCAGAATCAATACCGGCACCAGTATGTAAATCCGACAAGCACACAATCACATCATGTCCGCTGCCTTCATACTGAACAACATTCAAGAAGTCGTTCTTATCGTAGGGTGCAACAGCACTTGTAATCAGTTCCTTGATAGATTCAGCACGCGCAATGTTACGATAAACCTTATTCGTTGCCGCTCGTTCGTCACGCATCTTGATTTGTTCGATCTTCAAGCGCTGCAGCTCGTCTGCCACAGTGTCTCTACACATATGTTCAAGTGCATAATCGTAGCCGGCCTTCCATGACTTATATTTCTTTCGATAGGCGCACTCCCCAAAATTGGAGTTTGTAGCTTCATTCAAAACAACGGCAGCTTGATCCCACGTCAACTTCCGCTCGGAGCACGCATTGCCAATGCGAATCATATACTCGTCAAAAGATTCATCGTCCGCCTTTTTAAATTCATTCTTTTTAATTTCGTCCATTCGGCACCTCAAATATCAAAATTCGAATTAGTCCGACTTGTGCGGTTTAGTTCCCGTAATGCTTCTTCGGCTTCAACATTGCCTGGTAGCTGAGTAAGAACAGACTTGATCTCTTCAACATACCAATGATGAACAGTACGTGTAATATGAACATTTGGGATTACTTTGCGAAGATATTCTGCCTCGCGCTTATTGATTTCTACCATAAATAATAATCTCCTTTGCAATTTAAATTAAAGAGAGCAATTCTCTTTCATATATTAAGAAAATAAAGTCAATTTCGGTCAATGACTCTATTGGCGTTCTTCTTTGCGATACGCGTTTTCTCTTTTTCTGCTGCGCATATTTTACAATACAGACTAGCATTCGGTTTCTTTGCGATATACTTTTCACCACATACAGTACAATAACACTCTTTAGGGTCAAACAGTTCTTGTGCCACTTTACTGAGATTCAGTCGATTGTTTTCAAGCGTCACATTGAAGGTGAACGCGATTATGTCATCTTTATCAAGTGCAAAATTCGGATATGTATATAAGCAGCCAATATCATCCGTTCCAGTGCGATTGAGAAGATGATGCACGTCAGATAATTCGTACATTCCGCGAACTGTGTTGTATCCGTCGTCCCAGTTGGGTCCACCGTGATACATGATTTCCGTCTGTTCGTCAAAACATTTTCCAAACCGCTTCATCTTAAAATCAGTGTCTAATGCCACCGTGTCGCTGCCATATAATCGGCAGAAGAAGATAATTCCAAGCAAGACTCTAAGCTGTGCCCAGTTGATATGATAGCGGCGGCGAGCGTCGGTGATATAATCTAAATCTTTCTGATATAAAACAACTTGATGTACGTCAAGTAGTGGCGCATTATTTTTGTGCCCTCTGCTGAATGCTTGAATCAGATGGCTACGATCATAACTGACAGATTCGGGGTTTCGCATACGTTCATAATAGATAGTCGCACACTCAATAGGGGAGAGGCTTGTCCTCTTCAATAGATTTCGCAGCATCAGGTTTGACTCGTGATAGTATTTCCAATTGTCAAGAAGCATATTTTCGTTGCAATAAAATGTCGTATAAGCCATTTAACCTCCTATTACAAAACATCCATAGATAAATTTTCTGGTACCAATATAGTAGAGAACCGAAATATGCATCAATAAAAGAATAAGGGTTTGATTTCCAATAAAGGATCTGCTCAGCTATATTCATTGTAATACCTACTTATTCAATTGGCGTAATTTTGCCATCAACATAACGACAAAGTTGTCCATGTTCGTTATAGTATGGAGCCATATATCCACTATATAGCCAATAGTATACAACTCTTGTGTTCTCATCATAAGCAAGTTCCGTATTGGAAATACTGTACAAAGAGCTTCCATTATAAACAGATTTATCGCCTACATTGTTTTTGCGAGGAATAGATGCCCAAATCCCAATACCTAAGCATAAACATAGTGTAGCTATCAAAGCGATAATCGCTGCCTTAAAACACCGATAACTCATTCTGTTTTATCCTCCCAGCCCACAGATTCATGAGCGAATTTTTGAATACGTTGAGCTTCGTCCCAGCTAAACATCATCTCGCCGCAATTCGCACATTTCATGGCGGTTACATTTATCGCTTCGAGTTCCTGCCCACGGCAGTGGAATTTATATGTCAGTCCATTTGTCAGGGTCATTGTTCCTCCACACTTGGGGCATTCCATCTGCTGCGGAACCTCATCCTGCTTAGATTTCTTTTTCTTGAATAGATTAAACATGAAGAACCTCCATTCTGTGCAACGTCTCTTTTTCACATTCCTTGCAAAATACAAACCTCATATCATTTTGGATGTTTTTCAATTCATCCCATTTATATTGTGCAATGCTATGATACCATCCGCATTTTTGACAACGAATCCCAACTTCTGTAATATCGTTTCCTTTCATATCGAAAAGTCTTAGTTCTAATAGCTTGAATTTCATCATTTCACTCTTGCCTCGTAAATTCTCGGTTCAGCCAAACTATATCGTTGACCAAGGTATTCATACTTGCCATTCGGATCGTGAACTGGCAACTGTACGGGAACTGGTTTGATATTTTCAACTACGCCAGCGCCAGCCATGTGCCACAAGAATTTTTTGAACTTGTTGGGGTATTTTTCATAGCACAGCACGACTAGAATATTAGCCAACTCACGAACGTCGGGGCAGATCAGCTTGCACTTGTTACGATACACGTTATAGATTGCTTGCCAGTTGGTTTCATAGGTCTTTGCTTCTTCTTTCGTCATGATGCCTTCAAGCTCTTTACGATAAAGTTTCCAGTTTTTGGCTTTCTTTTCTAGTTCTAACTGATTCTTGCGATATTTATTAAAGTCCAGAAAGACGGCTTCGATCTCATCAAATACATCTTGATCATAACCGATTTCCGAATCGTACATTATGTGCCAATCAAAACTGCCAGCGGGCTCTTTATGCCAACGGACTCCACGCTCCCAACGCTCAAGATCCATACAAAGAAGATTCATATTACTATGTGCATTACTAAGATTATGTTGCCGTGCATAATAGGGTCCAGCATATTTCATAAATCTAGGCAATGGACGGCCATATGATGCTATATTTCTAGGAACTGAAAATTTCACTCCTGTTTTAGAAAAATCAATTTCTTTACCCATACAGATACTCAAAATATCTATATAGTTTTCGTACTCTTTTTTTGTTTTTTCTGTTGTTGCAACCTTATTGTGAAACGCACATCCGTAATTAGCATACTCGCCAATTTGGCTTTTTAATCCACGTAAAACACAATCAAGCCGATTTTGTAAATTATCTAATTGAGCAAGCGCAGTGATTTTATCTTGAGTATCGCAGACAATTCTTGCGTTTCTGTCAATACCTTTTAGCATAATATCAGAATCAATTACCAGCACGAGATCCCCATCGAAATCCGCGCCATTTAATCTCTGTGGGGTAATTGACTTTACGTTTATCATTGCTACATTTTCAAGATGACTACAATACTTTTGAGTGAGTTCGTTATTAACACCTTTTAGGACTGCATGTTCTGCAGACGCCAAATGAGGGTTTCGATCCACTACACGCCATCCAGATGCCGCACCTCTTCTGTCAAAAGTATAAAATTCATCAGATTCAAGACATCCAACAATCGGAAGACCAGCAGCTCCTTCCATGAATGCAATTAAATCAGGTGCTAAAAACTTATATGTAGCATCAAGAAATAATTTTCCACATTTAAAATCATTTCTATATTTATCAAGAAGCGAATGAATATATGCTTTTACACTTGATTCATGTATCATTTCAGGATTTCGTGCAAGAGCCGCAGCATAGTGAGTTAATGGATTTACGTCGTCCGCCGTTAATCCTAAAAAACAATTTGTATGAAAAATTCCATCTTCAGTGTTAGAAGTGATTTTCTGATACCAATCAACGCTTTTATCTGCTAGGTGCTTAAACCCGTCATAAGGCAAATCCAACGTCACCAGTATCTGGTAATTGCTCCTTGTTTCAAGCGGTTCATTTTCAAATTGGTAGTTCCATTTTGCAACACCCATCGCATGGTTATATTTTAAAAGTAGTTGCTTATATCTTTCCCAATCGGCAATAGTACCATCCCGTTTAAAATACTTGACGCCTTTAAACATGCTTTCTCCAGCAATAAACATTGGTTCGGCATCACGAGCTACAGAATGCTTTACGCCCCAAATATCAGTGATTTCAGTAACGCCACGCTCTTCATAGAACGAAACGTAGTCCATTTCATTGAAAACACCCTTGAAATAAGGCATACGGAAAATCATGCTGCTGATATGTTCAGAAGTATTTAGCTTTTTTTCAATCTGCCGCATTAAAGAGGGATGAGCTATACCACAACCATCGAAGGCATTGATTTCATAATTTATGGTATCTTCTTTAATATCTTTCTGTACCCATTCACGTTTTTTACCAGTCTTTTTGTCAACAAACTCCATTTTTTTATCACAGAGGCATTTGATTTTTTGATCTGGAATAGTGAGTATGTGATCTGGCACTACAATGATTTTTGGAAACCATTCATTAAGGGGAATACAATGACAACTTGACATCATCAGCCCACGATAAGCCATCCATTTAGAAAGTACGACAGGTTTTTCAGAAAATGATACTTCCATACTGATTCGTCTATCAAGTTCAGGCCAAATATGAGATTCAACCATCGAGAAGATACATTGGCGAACCATGCTTGCGCTTCGTTCTCCAAAGCTAAATTTCCGCTTTCCAATTTTAGCTCCGTGTTGCATAAGATGTTTAACCACATCGGGTTTATTTTGAGCACCTGTAGCGTCTATATAGATCAAAAACGGATTATAGTCAGAATCATCATGCGACACCAACCTAATCTGGCGAAGTAACATTGTATCAGATTGAAGTACTTGATATTGAATATCGTTTGCAACCTCTTCAGGAATATTAAAATTATATTTTATAAATAAACTCAAAGGGTATTTACGTACTGTGTAATGCTTAGGAGAAAACATCTGTATCAATTCTCCTTTACTTTAATTTATTGTGAAAGTGGTCATCACTATCGGAATCACCATCATCATCATCCCACTCGCTATCGCACACAACGTAGTAACAATCAATTGCACTGCTGATATAAAACACAAGAAGAGGAGTAATGACCAGCGCCACGAATAACACTTTACCTACAATTTGATAGGTCAAGTAGAAGATCACCAGCGTCTCAGCAGCGTGCAGTATCCAATCAAACCAGTCTTTGCTATTGATAAAAGCCGATACCGCAATAGTCAAAGGAATATTTGTACTCATCATGCCATGCTGGCCGTCTTCGTCTTGTTGGCTGCCTGGCTTCTTAGGATCTTTATCCACTGTTGCATTCCTCCTCACTCTTCATCATCCCACTCGCGGCGCTGCTTGTGGGATTTTTTATTATATTTAGACGCCGGAGCCTCCTGCGCTTTTTCGATCTCCTGCATAAACTGGTTTTCAATCATGCGCTGTTTGCGGGCTGCTCTCATATATGTACTCTTAGAATTCTTATCTCGCTTGCGGTCACTCATTGCCGTAATCCTCCTCACTGTCGTTATCGTATTCTTCCAACCCATATAACTTATGATATAAATATCGGGTCAAAGACGGGGACATAGGTGTACAGTCTTCCATCCAGAGCGTGTCATACAGTGAAGCGTCACCAATAACTTCCTGCCATTCCGCGTATACTTGAATTGCGTCAATGATATCTTCTACCGTGACGCTATAATCGCGCACCGCATCAACTACGGTAGATCCAATATTAAAAATATCCTGTTTTGAAAATTCTTCTTTCATAATAGTCCTCCTTATAGAAGCGATTTGCACCGAAGTGGCTTCTTCATTTTCTCAATCTGTTCTATTGCTTCTGCAACCTGCTCCTGCAGTATGTTTATTTGATTTTGAATATCTGAGATATTGTCTTTTGTAGCAACACAATCGTTTAATCGCATTATTGGATCTGGTACACTAATTCTTGAAATATCTTCTTCTAATGCGGTTACGTAATATCCATCATTTATATAGATATCCATTTGGTATCTCCTTTACAGTAAACTGTGACATACGAATGATTTCTTTTTCTTTATTTTAATACTTGCTTCAGGACATCGCTCACGAAAAAAATCATATATTGCTTTATCTGAAATGTAATCAAGCCCAACGATCTGTCCATCCGAAATTAACAATTCGTCATCATAAGACCTGGTACTGTTTCCGCGAGCGACCGCATCTATCAGAACTCTTGCTTCTTCTTCTGTCCATTTAATAATCATAAAAGGCTCCTGCAAATAAACGGTTTCGGATTTCTAGTCAAATGCACAATTTGATCGTATATTTCTTTATCGGTTCTCCCCCAAAATCCATAGTATTCAAGGTCTGGTTTAATTTTGTTTTCATCTATATCAGGTGCAAATGGATAAAGATTTTTATATTCTCTGACGAAATCTTTAATCGTACTGAGTTCATCAATCTCGTCTCTCATAACAGACTCCTACATCTGAGTGGATGTCTACTGGCTCGAATAATATCTTCCAAGCATTCTGATACGACAGAAAACTTTTTAAATAAATCAAACGTATTGCGGTACATTAAATCATCTATATTTATCTGTCGCATTTTATTTCCACAGATATATCGAACATCAGCTTCTCCATACAGTTTAGTGAATAATTTGCAATATTCAAACGACTTGGCCAATCCAAGATGTTCATCAAAGTAGAACATAGTACACTGTGCATTCATTTTACTATAGTCAAACTTTTCACGGAATTCATCCGGCGATTTGCATATTACGATTACTTTGCGGTGTTTTTGTGCGGCGTCTAAATTATCATACCAAGAACATACAGCGTCATATTTTTCTGGACTTACAAATAAAATTCTCATATTAGCCTCTTCTTTAGCGCATTGTTTTGCCACCTGAATACTCGGATTATTTTCGCGATAGATTCTAACTGGTCTGTCGTCAGCGGACCAAATATTAATTGTTCCGTCCTGAAATTTGTCGTAATTGGTTTCTACCATTTGAATCTATGATCCATTTTGAAAATCAATTCTATTCATAATAAGCTCTTGCAAATTAACGGCTGCTGTTTATTTGTGTATATTGGTTTCGGATATGTATAAAAATCGTTTATAACAAAGTCAGACAATAACCAACCTGCATCGCAATCAAGTCTATATTTTTTATCTTTATACAAAACATAGTCAACACCATTCACAGCCATACATGTTATTACTTTAATAAGATCATCTTGTCGTTGAGTTGCCTTAATACTTGGATCGCTAAATATACTCTCAGCAACTAACTTTATAGTTTCTTCTCGTGTCATATGACCATACTCCTTATATTGCTGCGCTTATAATAAACTGTGGCACATGAACGGCTTTTTAGATTGCATGGTGTATTCACTGACCAGTTCGAGATATCGTTTATAAATTAGTTCTGCAGCGTCGCCTTCAATGGTTTCCATCCGTAACCCAGATATAATTTCGACTTTGATAAAGTCTTTTGGATTAAGAGTAAAAGTTAAATCCCAGTCATAATGTATATATCTGCGATCCATATCAACATGAATCATTACTGAATCTACTTTATGTCCACGCTCTTCACTAAGTTCTGCATATAATTTATGCCGAGCTAGGTCTAGTATTTCCTTTTCGTTCTTTTTAAAATTATTCGTTCCAAAAATATCTGTTGTCATAGTAAACTCCTACAGGTCAGTTGCGGTGTTGGTCTTCCTATGGTCTGGTCGTCCATATTCTCTATTTCTAGATGAAACGTAACCTCGGATGGACCATATGTAGCTATAGAGCAGGCGGCAATTAGATTGGAATTTATAACACGCTTCATACATTCATCAATATCGTCGATCACCACGGGTTTTCTTCTGGCGGGACCAAACATCGCATGTTGAAAATTAGTAGCATCAATAATATGGATCACAATGGTGTCGTTCCATGTTTTGACCTTGATATCATGCAGCCTGTCATTATATCCAATATATTCATATTCACCATTAGAATCATGGCAGATTTGCATTATGATCGTTACAATGTGTTGGATAGAACTCAGAGCGGGTACAATAATATCGCAGTCATTTTTAATTGCGTATTTACATATTTGATAGGTGCGGCCACCGCCGCGTGGGGTAATAATTTTATACATATTTTGTAAAGCCTCTATCATACGACATCCATCAAATTCGAATCACGCTTTTTTACAAGTTTATTAATGAGATGTTGCTGTCCTTTTGGAGTGATTCGCGTGGTGTAAGAAATTTTTGCATTACCATAAGCTGTGGTAAAAAGGGTGGTCTCAACCTCGAACAATCCCATCTCCATAGCCCATTGTGTTGGCGTGTTGTATCTATCGCCCTTTTGCGAGATGAGATATCCGTTTTCGCGTAAATATCTGAACAGGCGGTTTTGGCCAATGTCGCAACCATCCTGCTTTAGCACAATAGCGAAACTACCAATAAGAACACTTGCATTCGACGCGCTGATTGCGTCTGCGAATTCTGCTTTTGGGATAAGCTCTGCATTTTTTGCCGTTAAGGCTGTGATTTGCTTTTTGCTTTCTTCAAGTTCTTCATGAGCAATCAAAAGTGCCTGAGATAATATTTCTGTTTTGGATAACTGCTTTGGTTGGGTAAGCTGCTTCTCCATCTCATTGAATGCTGTGATGTATTTGAGTTTCCATTCCAGTGCTGATTTACCAGTAAACCCCATAACGAGTAAACTAAACCCGTCACGATTCATTAAATACATCGGAAAAGTTTGGCCTCTGTATTCAAACGTTGATTCGTGAAAAAATTTAGTTACGGAATTTTCCGTAGCTAAAATACTACGAATTGCCTCCATCACATCGTTATGACGTTTTCCAAAATCTTCAGCGATCTGGCGGCTGGACACCACTGCTTCATTGTTTTCGACAGATAAAATAATGTCAGTCATATTCATTCTCCTACTGCATGCGCAGTGTTTTATTTTCAATCAAATAATTGTTCGCATAGTTTTAAGGCTAGATCAATAATCCATTTGGCGTCATCATTACGTAGGATCTTATAATTGTCGCCAATAAATATGAATACCGCTGGGCCTTTTTCTTTATATAAATGACCTTCGACTCCACCTCTGCCACCTTCAAAATTTATAAAGAAACCAGAATCGTCTTTCAAACCAATCAGAAGAATATACGCATTAAAGTATCGTGACATCTTATAAGTCAAATACTCATCAATCGCCCAGAATGTATTCTCTTTAGTTTCATTCATTATTTCCATGCGGCTGTCCTTTTACCAAATGGTGTAATTAAATATCGATGTAAAGCAGCGTCTTCCAATTCTTTTTGTAATTGATGTAGCATAGCCATATTGTCAAGATAAGAGGGAAGCAATTTTTCTACGATCTCATAGGTTAAGGCGTTTATCTGTAACCATTCTTTCATCGTCATTCCACGGTGCACCATAGGACGAATCATCCATTCAATCTGGTCGCGGATATAATCAATAGAGAAAGGATCGATTTCGTGTGGCATACTCATTCTTTCTATGTAGTTTTTGAATAACTCCACTGTCTGTTCGGCTTCGGCTTCTCGGTAGCGGTCGTACAATTCTTTTGCAAGACTATCAATGGCGTCATAGTTCCATCCGTCGGTAGGAGACCAATAGTCCGCAACTTTCAGACCACTTATTTTTACTTCTATCATCTTGCGCGGCTCCTCAATCGAGTAGATCGGCCAGCTGTGCGGTCTCGCTGCGTTCTGTCTTCGGCATATACACGTAAGCAAAGTGCGGATTTCCAGTCAAAGCAGAAATTGCCTTGCGCATGCCGCTGTTATTTTCAAACACCGCCTCGTCTGTCTGTTTCAGATCACCATCAAGCCATAACATAGATCCTTCGCCTACGCGTCCGAGCAGCAGCTGGATGTGTTCTTTGGTCAGATTTTCTGCTTCTGATACAAGCAAGATCGCATTCTTATAGTCGCGACCACGGATGAAGCCAAGATGCGCCACCTCTACTTGTCCGTTTTTGATCCAATACTCCAAGCCGCTCTCTCCACCTAAATGATCGGCAAGAGGTCCAGCAAATGAGGCAGCTCCCAGCTTTTCCAGTAGAGTACCAGGAAGTGCACCGAGTTCCTTAGTGTTTTTAACTTCGATGTTGTTGCGAATCCAGATCAGCTTGTCAAACTTATGCTTCTCGATCATATCAATAGCAGAGGATACCATGAGCATCGTCTTGCCACTGCCGAATGTACCAGCCAGCATCTTCACGGTGATATCGTCGTTCTGCAGCATATCAAAGGCGAGCTTCTGCTGGTTGTTTCTAGGACGGATGTCGCCAGTGAATCGGTTGCTGATCTTTTTGTATTTAATAGGTACATAGCGTGAACCATCCCATCGAAGCCCCGCTGTGTTACCGTCTGCGTCTGCATTTGGAATCAATACATAACCGTTTGTGGGTGTATCAAACAAGTTCTTTTGCTCGATATCTTTGGAGTAGGCCATTGCCAGTACTTCCTCACCACCCTGATCCATGGGCACCTCTGTCCAGCCAGTGTAGTCATTGTGGGCTCCGCCGCGATCAAGAGATAGTTCACAGGGCAGTTTCATAACTTGCTGCGCAAGATTGAAGCAGCTTAAGTCACTGGTAACAAAACAGAAGGAATCAATCAGCGTGGTAAGTTCTGCGGCTTCATTGGAACTGTCGGCATCTAACTCTTTTGGAAGGTTGTCCAGTTTGTTTTGCAGCTCATTCAGATACCATCGGGCAGCAGCCATAATCGTTCCGTCGTTGTTGTCTTTAACTGGGATATCATTCAGGATCGAGAGCAGCTGTGGGTAGTCAATAGATACTACTGTATACGCTGTGGGATGTTCGGCGAGTAGGCGAGTGACTGTGCGGGCCTTAGCTTTGGTAGCTTCATCCTTCTTTCCACTGGTCTTGATATCTTCCAGCTCATAGAGAGTGATGTCAGCAATTAGGAACTGCTGTGCAAGTAATGTGTCGGGCGGGAGATCTAGCAGGGCAGAAGTATCGTAAAATTTCATACCGATAAATCAACATCCTTTCAGAGAATTAAGATTGTTTGATTATTTACTACTGCTGTTTACAAGGCGATAAAAATGATCGTAGCAAGATGGGCGATTCTTGATACACAAACAGAAGAAGTAAACTATCATACACCTATTATACAACAAAATCACATGATTATCAAGTGAAATTGCATATATTTTCCGGAGCGATACGTTGTTTTTTGGCGCTACTGTGCAGTAGTGTGGCATATAGTGTCGTTTTTGTATGAAATGAGCGGCTTCTGATGCATTTTTAACGATTTTAGGACGAAATTTGACGTTTTTGATCAAAAATTGTGCGGTATTTAAACAATCAGGAAGGAGAAATTAAGCTTCAGCGGTGCGTCTACAGAGCGAAATTACGATAATAGGCGGATTTTAGTGCGTTGTGATAGGAGGATATTTTTAACGATAGTGCGTTGTTTACCGGATTGGGCTTCGGGACGTTTTTGAGCTGCGCAGCAGTGCACGGTGGTACTTGGAAATACTATGGCGCAAGGTGTGCTATGTGATCTTGATGGGCAGAAATAGGGGCTACAGAGCAGTGGTTGACATGGCTGTGGGGATCAAAATAGGGGAGTAAAGTGCAGTACAGCTGGATGTAGAAATGTTGTAAACGCTGTAGCGAACTCGGGAGGTTTGGGACGTGATGGGGAGATAGAACAACTAAGCCCTTCGGGCTTCGCGCGGGCTGACCTCGGATTTTCAACCTGCCCCCCTCTTGCCCTGTCTACCATCCATTTTTTCTAGGATTCATGCGGATTTTCGGCTAATATGACCTTTTGTTAAAAGGTGGGATTAGGTGGTTCCTGAATACGGAATTTATACCTATTTATATATAGACGACTTTCCATTCTGTTTTTGCGGACGGTAGATTGTGACGTTTGTGCACTTGTTGCAAAAATAAATGGGTAGGCTATACTGTAGACACTCCAAGGGGAGCGGGAAACACCGGAACGGCACCCGCCACCCGGGGAGTAGTCGCACCTTGAAAATTGCAAAGTTTGGATTTCTCCATGTGGGCGGTTTATACCGTGCCGGGTTTCCGGTCAAGTGGTTATCCCTTGCCATTCCAAAACATGGGTTTCCCATCTGAGCAATTAGTGCGCCCAAACCCCGATGGCCAAACATTACCGGCATAATTCCCAAGAACGTGGGAGAAGTGCGGGGGGCGGAGTACCTTGATAACTGAACAAAAGGCAGAACCTAAGATAACACCACGGGGACTGTTATGCGCAAGCATAGATTTGTAGAAAACGCCAAGGCCAGAGCTGGCGATAATAGATACATTTCCAAAGATAGCAACGGTTGTTTGATGGCGTGGAACCGCCTAGAGGAGAAAAAAGCTCTTGTATCACCCCTACTATAAGCTAGAATAGCGGGCAAGGGTGCAAGCAAAAGAACACCATTAGTTCCAGATGGGTAAAGTGCGCCAAGACTAACTAACGCACGATGGACAGCACACGGGCTGTATAAGTCCGTGCCATAATGGAACACGGGCAACAGTGCAATGGCCTAGAGAAAAGCACATACCCAAAAGCATATAAGCTACAAGTGTAGCTTCACATAAAAGAGACGGTCATCGGTATGCACTCTCCAAAAGCGTACCGTACCAGAGCGCTAAACAATCCGGTTTGGTGCAAGTTTTTACAAGATGAGAGGTAACTATTATGCTGAAAGTTTATGCTGACTATGATGCCATTGCTAAGGCGGGCAAGCTGAACGAACTGACCATTCCCGAACTGGTAAAGTTCTTGAATGACCAGAAAACCGTTCTGACCGCTGAGCAGTCTCAGAATGTCACCGCCACGCTCAACAAGGCAGTCGAAAATTCCAACAAGGCCGCCTGTGATGCAAAGTGTGGTGAGTTCTGCGCTATGGAGCGCGCTGAAATGTGGCGTTCTTACGCTCCTAACCCCTACTACAGTGGCGTCAAGATCACCACTGACCCCAAGAGCGGTGCTCTGTCCACCCAAGATGCCAAGATGCTCATCAAGTTCAAGGCACTGGAGAAGTATTACCAGACCCTGAACGCTGTCGAAACCAACGGCAATGGCGAACCTATGCCTAACAAGGCCGTAACTCTCTGCCATGATGGCCACTATGAGAAACTGGTCATGCTGTTCAATGGTATGCTTTCTGAAGAGACCGCAAGCGAGCTTTGCGCTGACAAGCTGACTCGTAGCTCCAAGGTAGAAGAAACCCTCAAAGATATGGAACTGGATTGTTTTGTCGGTCCTGTCAACAAAGGCAAGCGTCTTGCTCAGCTTCAGGCCATTTGGAACGCCATGCTCCCCGAAGAACTGGCGGCCAACTGCACTGCGCTGTCTTGCGATATTAAGTATCTCAAGATTGCAGCAAACCGCGCAAAACAGGGCTCTGTCAAGGGTATCGGCGACAAGGCCATGATTGACGAGATTGTTGTCACCATCTCTAAGGGTCTGTCTTTTGATGGCAAGGCACGTTCCTCTAAGTACGACTTTGCAAGCAAGAGCAAGTTCTTTGCCAAGGCTGAACAGTAACACACATAGTAGTCGGACACCCTTTCGGGGTCGCACCGTTCAAAGCGGCCCCTTTCCAACGCAGTATGCGTAGCGTTTTAGAGTGTGGCGCATTTTGTACACTCAGAAAAGAGGTTATTACTATGTCTTGCCCTTATGTCATAAGAGAAACCATTGACGCCGACCACGTCCGTGAGCATGGTTATTACCAGCTCGATGAAGTGGTTTATGACCTGACCCACGCCTTTGCAGGCGCAGACGTCGAGGTCATCACTCGCCCTGTGTACAGTATCACAATGGAAAGTGGTGAAAGACTTTCCAATGTGGATGATGAGACAGTGTTCAAGATGCTATCCGCTGGTCTGCCTGTTCTGCACATTGAAAACTCAAGGGATGGGTATATCATGTACTCTCGTCCTGAGTGCAAACCCGCTATCGTCGCCACTCCTGATGAAAGAGCGTTCTGGACGTATCCTCATCCCATCGTGACGAACGCAAGTATTGATGAAGTCGGATTCAAAGCGCCCTTTATTCTGGAAGCAAAAGTGCACAACGAGGAGACCGACCAGTATGAATTCCTTTATTATGAGCTGGATGCAACCGGTTTCAAGAACGCAACGAAAGACATTAAAACCATGGTTGCCAACAAGTGGTCAAACTGGACTGTAACAAAACGAATCCTGAAAGCAAGATTCTTCTCCAATAAAAATGGTCAGTTCTATCTGGAACGGCTATTCAATTTTGCATTCTAAATGAAATCTAAGAAAGGAACCCGCCGTGTATGAAATCAAAAATAATAACTGATGTCCTGAGTATGACGTAAAACTGCTTGTGTCCGCACAATGCTATGAAATAATGGACAATACCATTATATGCGGGAATACGCAGGGACAAACCATAGCATTCCATCTAAGTCCTGCACTACCAAAGGGCTGAAAAGGCAAGTGCAAAATATATAAATGGCCCTGATTACATGCAAGTTTATGAGCGTAGCCTTGCATGTATGAGAGATAGGTATGGCAACCGAAAATGCCCGCTCACTCCCGCAAATTCAGAACGCCTTGACGTGGCGCGGGGGCTTTAAACTAAGATTCTGAAAAGAAAGAGAGGTAATGTGCTAAATGTTTAAAGACAAAAATGGCATAGTCATTCAGTGCGTCAATCGTAAAGGAATGACGTACAATGGCTGTAAAATCCCATATATGGGACTGTACGGCACGCTCAACGGCATGGAGTTTGTCGCCGAACCCCGTCTGAACCTCGAAACAAGAGAAATGCGTCTGAAGCACCGCAATTTGAAAACCAAATCTCGCTGGGATGATATCCCCGACAAAAAGATTGTAAGCCACATTGTCTTAGCTGCAAAAGCTGGCTGTATTCAACTTTATAAGTGGGATACAAAAATGGTTCCTCCCGATCAAAACAAAGTAAGAAAAGAAGCTGCATTTTGGTGCAAAGAAGCTGCAAATCCTGATACTATTCGCAGATTTAAAGTAAAAGTTAAATACCAAAATTCTCCTATGACAACTCCCGAATATGGGACAAGAAGTCATGTCCTTTATGGCGAATCCATTGACATGAACGGCAAAATCAAAAAAATCGAACAAGTTCAGAATTATATGGATGGAACAGGGATGGGCTCTTCTTTCGATAACAGAGATAGAAGGCCACTGACCCCGGTTTTTCCAATTAAGAGCGGAAAGCGTTAATGAGTTATTTGTTGTTGCCGTGATTCCATTGGCCATCTGCACCTAATTTTGGACTTGAATCATTTCCCAAATTTGAGTTTAAGCAAGTGATTTTATCGGATTGAAGCTGTTTGAGTTCTTTCGGCGTAAATCGAACTTTGATAAATGTTCCATTCTTTTTCGCAATTCCTTGTCGTTTGTTACATAAATGTTTATAACATAATCCATCTTGAAAAACTGGGTTGTTACATTTAGGTCTATAACAAGTCAATTTCGGTTTCATAGTACCACCTCTTAACTAGATTATAGTTTAAATTTTTAATAAAATCAATTAGTCAACCCCAACGTCATTCGATTAAATTCGGCTGACGTTTTCTTTTACCTCTTTTCTTATACCGTGCGATTGGCGGTCACGGGGAAGATAGTATACCGCTACCAGTACGCCCATCAACGGGCATTTACACACACACACACACACGAAAGGACAAGAAAATGAAAATTATCAATTGCACACCTCATGAGATTTCTTTTGTTGCCGATAACGGTGACATCATTCGCACCATTTCTGCAAGCGGTATTCTGCCTCGTGTGGCTACCTCTTACACGGTAGCGGCCACTGTTGACGGTGTCCCTGATGAAATCACTGTGTATGGTGATGTCGAAGGACTTCCAGCAGAAGAGCCCGAAACAATTCTGGTCGTGTCTGCTCTCGTGGCAAATGCGTGCAAGAACCGCAAGGATCTTCGCATTCCCGGGCGACAAGTTCGTGATGAAGCTGGCCATGTTATCGGATGCAAGAGCTTGAGCCGCCCTTGCTAAAGATGTGTAAGTCATGGCAATCATCGCAATCGAATCCGCCCTCGATGTTGCAATCATGTTCGGCAATGTCGAGTTGGCGGAAATCTATCAGGAAGCCCTTGAAGAGGCGGGCGTTCACTATGAAAGCCATGCCAAGTGCTGGGCATGACGAAAGGAGCACAGCGATATGGAAATGGATATTGGTGATTGGTATGCCGAACAGTATCTTCTCGACACTGATGGTCATATTGGTATCGAAATCCACGCAGAAGACGGCACTGTTGTTGACCGTTTTCCGCTGAAAGACCGTGAAGCATGTGAGCGTTGGTTTGAATCTCAGCTCGTATGTGAGCGGTGTGCAACGCCCACGTGGTGCTAATCGAAAGGAGTATTATTATGGACTACTTCAGTTCTCAGACCATTTTCTTTTGCGGCATCATTGTTGGTATCGCATTCGCCGTATCGATTCAGCTCGCAATCAAAGAGCTGTTCCACCAGCGGCGTCCCCATTAACGGCGTTTCACACAGTGCACAGAAAGGAAGCGTATCATCATGAAATCAATTTCAAAATTCGTTCGAGGTATGACGGTCATTATCGCAAGCGTCATGCTCGCAGCCACAATCTTCACAATCCCAGTCAAGGCGGCAGAGCCTACGACTTATATCCAGTCCGGCACGATTTGGAGTGAAAGCGCCGGCGAGTACCAAGTGCTCGATGATGCTGGCGAGTTGTGGGGCTTTACCGCTGGCGTTTATGACTATGTCGTTGGACAGTACGTCGAGATGACTATGTCAGACGCGGGAACCCCGGACAATATCTTCGACGATGAAGTGATTGCTGTGAATCCCATCGCAAGCCCCTATGATGACGTAATCGTGGGCCCGTTTGGCTATTATGTGCTTGGTGCGATTGCGATGAAAACATACCCCGACCAGAGCACTGTTTGGTTTGTGGACGAGTTCGAAGATGATTGGTTCTTTAACGGATTATTTTGCCCCGTGAATCCAGGTGATCGTGTCACCCTTATTATCAATTCAAATGGAACCCCGAATGATTTTAGTGATGACTATATCGAGGACGTGCTGTTCTCTGATTGTGATGTCGATTAAAGAGAGGTAAATATTATGACTCAGTTGAAGATTCTCAATTATGCACAGGCAGCCGCTATGGACAAATGGTGGATTTATGATGGGCTTGCCGACAAGTTCGCTGGCGAAAAGGCTGGCAAAATTGCGCGGAATATTGCAAATGAAATCATGAATGACGTCAAAGAGATCGGCGTCATGATTGATGCAGAAGAAAAGCGTCTCCGTGCAGAAGCTGAAAAGCAGCGCAGGCAGGAGCAGGCCGTAAAAGCACAGCAGGCACAGCAGCCGGAGCGCCCCACTGCTGGACGTATCGTGGATGACGGTACTAAATGGACTGTCGCAATCCAATACAAAGATGGTCTCGAAACGGTGTCCCAATTTTCTCGTGAGGATGGGGCGCGCAAGGCATACGAGACGATTCGTATGCTGGATAAGGGGATTGCCAAATCGAATCTATCCCGTATGACATTGACACACAAGAACACCGTCGTGAAATCATACGAGAGAGACTGAGAGGCGCAGCGATGTATTCCAACTTCTTTTGCGAAGACAATGCGGGGGATATCTTTGTATTCGTCTATTGTCGAGACGACCTTATCAACGTGATCCATTTGCACGGTGACGAAAGTATCGAAGCCGTAATGGATTCCTGTGAAACTGGTTGGCCGTTTGCTGACGAGTACAACCCGGAAGATTACGGCGGGCTGAGTATGACCGCATTCCTTGCTGAGCTCGACATTATGGGTGCAGAAATCATCGCTGAAATCAATGGTCGTGAGCCGATTCTGTATCCCGAAGATATGGGGGCGGCAGGTCACAGGCTGTTTCAGAGCTTGATTGCGGAAAGGAGCGCAGCTGTATGATCGTCAGTGAAATCTATGAAACCATGGCTGGCGACCTCTATGGTGTAGTTCTGAATGAAGACATCAAAATCATTCGGATTGTCAAAATCAACGACCGCGAGCTTACCCCTGATTTTTTCCGGCGAGCAAGAATGGGATTCCTTACCGAGCATTCGTATGACCAGTTGCCCAAGGAAAAGATGTGGCGGTGTATTGAATCGAACTGCCATCTGGTGGCGACCATCACAAACTGTCACGGTTTCATTGTACATGGCGATCATGATATGACCCGCAGTAGCCGTAAGATGTTCGGCAAGAGAGCGCGAATGAATTATGACCGCAGATACAACGGAGGTGCTAATTATGGCGGAACAATTCACAGTCGAGCCAACTACTGCCACAAAGCAAACCAGTTCGCCTAAAGCAATCGCAGTGTGTCCCATGTCGAATTTCGGAGGTTATGAAATCTACGAATGTGACGATGAGCGCGTTCATGTAGGTATCAACAACGGCGATACGATTGAGGACTGTGGGACACGCCAAGTCAAATATACGTCAAGTGGGCGTCCGTACTTCAATCTAGGTGGACAGCGCCACTATATCGACGATTTCATCAGAATCTAAGGAGAACAGAAAATGCTTGAATGGCAAGAGCTTTGTAGCCGCGCCATCTGGGTCACGGTTGGAATCTTTGTTGTTCCATATGCTGGGCTTCAGATTTGTCGTGGGTTTTATTACCTAGATGAGTTCCCGCGATTCAATCGAATTTGTCGGGGCTTGTATCATGCGTGGAAAAATCTGGTAAACGGCATCGTAGCCGTCTATCAGGATTGTCCGTGCGAATTCGTTCTGTATAGCACAGCGGTGATTGTGATTATCGCTGTTGCGATAAATAACATGGTGGCACCCATTTAAGGGCGCTGCTATAAAAACAATTCAATCAAAAGAGAGAGGTAACAAAAATGCTATTCTTCCGTACCAAAATTTCCGCCAACAATGAGATGATGTACCGCAAGGGTAGAAAAAAGAATGAGGAGGGTTGGAGCTACTATGTTGCAGACGAGCTCTTCACCGAAAGAGAAGTTCAGGACATGAACCTGAATATGGATTATCTCGAGCCCGTTGAGATTTCCCGGCGACAGACCCATTATCAGGGCTGCTATCGTGTGGCGAATTTTGATGCCAATATTTCTCCCGTAAAATACCCGCAGAAGCATGCCGAGCCGACGCTGAGCCCGCAGGCAAAGGCCGAAATCAAAAAGCGTTTGAGCAACCGTTCTCTATATAAGCCCCATAAGAAGTTGCGTCCTACTAGCCGTCCGACTATTTGGGTTGCTCGTTACAAGACGGATGAGAAAAAGTCCGCCAAGGCTATTAGTGCGGCGAACAAGTAAAGTGATTTCCAGGAATCTCCTATATACATAACGAAGTTGCGGATGATATCATAACAAAAAGTATTCGCAGAGGGAACTCCGGTAGTACAACAGCTGTACCGCCGGGGTTTAATGCGGCTACTGGTTCTGCAGAACTGGTACTGGTCCCAAGCCCAGAACGTGAGCAGCGTAAACAGAAGGGCGCTCCACCGCTCTAGTGAAATTTGATTTGATTTTGATACAAAGGCCACGCGGATAAATCAATGATAAAAGTAAACTAGAGAGTGTTACTTGATTGAGCGAAACTAAACGAAAGGAGGGTTTATAGCTTGAATTGTAAAATCAGTTACCGCTCGCTAGGAGTGGTCTTTGGTGCAGGGGTCGCGTCTTGCTCCACTGAGCGAAATTTCATGGGATGGCGATACAAGCTGTTTTGACGCCTAACAATATACTTGATGAAACGAATAGACTTTCGGTGCCCCTCTGGACACCGTTCAAGAGGCCAAAAGTCAGCGGCCTCTTTTATGATCGCTGCAAAATTGATTGGCGGTAGTCACTATAAGGATGTTATAGAGGGCAAGTTAATCAATCGCATTCCTAAGTCTTCATTTGTCGAAGCCAGGCCCGATAGAGCCTCAGATAACAATCTATTTGGCCACAAGCAGGCCAGCCGAGCAAAAATATGCGAAGCTAACGGTGCTGAAGACGGGCGACTGATGGGTACCGTGGAAGAAGTAACCCATCCCATAAATATCAAAATGAAAGGAGCTTTCCTTTGTATGACAGCTTATATTCTTATGCAGAAATCTTATGTACGAGATAGCCGCGCTCATTGGAGATGCTATGATAAATCTATTTGTATGGCATTTAAAACTCGTGATGATGCAATTGCGGAAATGAATAATTTGCACGAACACGCTACTGAAAATCCAGAATTTTATGATGTGCGATTTGAAAACAATGTACGGATGACATATTTAAGCTACAAATGGATCGATGTTAAAGACAATAAAGAACATAAGTATGCCGTAGAAATCATCCCTGTTGAACTGCATTGAAAGGAGCGCTGTACAAAATGGTTATCAATATGACTGAACTTCCCATTATGAATTGGTCGCCGGAGCAGCTCGATGCAACACGCAAGTTGTGTATGGATGGTGTCATTCATGGCATGGAGTTGCCTACGATCTTGCCGACTGATGACGTAATTGATATTCGCAATATGGCTGTCGATGCTGAAATGACTGCGGCTGTACATCATCCTGACGCAATCATTATTCAGGGCGAACCTATCTTTGTGTATGAATTCGTTAATGCCTGTAAAGAAGAGATTCCGCAGATTCAGTGTTACTCGCCCTGTTATAAGGATGGCAAGTTCGTACAGTTCAGGAGGTTTTAATGAAACCGATAAGAGACAATCCCATTGAGGACGGAGTAGATGACTTCTTTGAAGAAAAACAAAGACTCGAAGAAGAAAAGCAAAAACTCGAAAATGAAATTCGAGATTATGAACAGAAATATTTAGACCAATATTATGATCGGTTAGAGGAGGAAGAACGGGAATTCAACTTGGAGTTTGATCGTGAATTATGGGAGGATGAAGTATTATGAGCACAGTAGATACATCGTCGCGTTGGAAGCTCGGTAAAGATATGCTCACCAGCGATACGATTCTTGATCCCGTCACGTTTGATGACCTAATTCTGGCTCTGAAATGCAACTACGCATATATCGGTGAAACTGCAGTCAGAACCCAGATGAAAGAAATTCTGGATCAGCGACTGGAGGATGTAAAATATTTGATCGAAAACAACATTGACGAGATCATTGCGCTGGCATCGGATGAACAGCTTGAAGACGCCGGTCACGATGATATCACACTCGAAGAGTAGGAGTAAGATATGTTTGTCTTGACTGAAATTGTGGCCAATAATGTTTCTGCATACGTTGGCAATATCCATGTATCGAACAATGTGGAAGAGCTTCAGAAAATTATGAATGCCGATTTTGACCACGATCTGAAAGAAGCAAATGATCTTTGGATGGATTGCGGATCTAATCTCAATGATAAGCCACTGTCTATTTGTCACACATATTCTGCAAAAATCAAAACGTTAAAAGAATTCAAAAGCTGGTCGATTATGAAACTACAAGGAGAGGTGACGCAGTCGTGAGAAACTTATCTAAACAGAACCGCAAAAAGATCTTTGATCTGATCAAGCGCGATTGCACATTTGTTGGTTCTTACGATTTGGAACATTCTGAAGAAACTGTTTTGACCTATCTCCCGAAACCCGGCACACAGATTCACAAAGATGTTGAGGAAGTTCGTGTCGTAAAAAATCGTAAGACCGGGAACTGGGTCGAATCCATTGTCGATATTCGGTGGAAGCATGGTATGACCTTGGTAGAAGCCGAAATGATCGAACGTAAGTATCAGTGCAAGTCTAATAAATAAGAGAGGGGTGCAAAAATGACACTCGAACAGGCGTGTGGCATCGTTTGCAACACTATCGATAAGCGGACAGGAAGAGAACTCGATCATCGTGAAATTTATGCTCGTTATATCGACTATCTGGGCGGTCTGGATAAGGTCAAACAGTACATTCCTATTTCACTGAAAGAGCTGCGGCGAGCCTACAAAAAGGACAAGTTGTTCAATAACACAGGACTTGGCTTGTGGCAGAATGCAGCTGGTTATACTGCTGGCGACCCGGTATGTTTCTTTGGCGGGATTTGGATGCTGTATAGACAAAACGATATTGATGTGGCGAGTTGTGCACAGGGTGTCTGCCTCCTGAAAGAGGCGGCAAGATTGCTGATTGAAAGGGGAGACAAGGCATAATGAAATCAATTCTAGTTACATATGACGTTGCTAAGTGGAACGGCGAAACAGGTCATTGGGAAGACGGCAAGGCTGGTGCTAGACTGAACTTCCTTGATGATTATATTGTTGGAGAACTTCTGGCGGCTTTGAGCGCAGGGGCAAAACAGAAGTATAAGCCGACTAGTTGGCATACGCTGCTCAATTTTCTGTCGAACTTGGAAGAACTTCGCGGACGGAGCTTTACGCCGGGTTCAATCAAGACAATCGAAGTAATTTCTGAGGGAGGTCCCCGCTGATGAAGGTATCAATCGAAGAGAAGCGTGCCGAAGCTATCAAGCGGATGAAAGCGTTTGGATTCTTTTCTGATACGGTCAAACTGTTTGAGAAGAATGGTACGCTGCTGTCCAGTGCACCGCCCTGGGGCGCATTTTACACTCTGGACGATAAACAGAAAGCAGCCGTTCACAAACTCGAAGAACAGTATGACTGCCTTGTGTACAGTGTGATCCGGTCATTCCATCAGGAACTCGGAGTCATTGACAATCTGCTTTATGTCAGTGATGAAAAAGATGAATGGCCGATGGATTGGGACGATATTGAAAATATGTGTCCTTGTGTCTATGCTGTCAATTACAATACGCCAGAATTCAGCGAGTTTGGTTCAATCGGCGTGAAAATGGGTGTTGGAGTAGGGCTGATTCGCATTAGTTAAACATATTTAAGTGTTACTTAATTCACCCCATACAGTTGTAAAATCTTCAAAAACTACGCCAGTTCACTTGACCAAAACATCAAGTAGTTGTATAATAGAGGCTGGAAAGCTATATATTTTGATCAGTTTGGGCGAATTGATCAATATGCAACGAAATGTATAATTATTCAATTATTCAATTCACAATTCAAAAAAATCAGAAACGAAATCACGAACGGGTTTGGGCGAAGTCCAATCGCGAAGCGCCTCTGATTTGAAGCCGTGGCGAGCGATGAGCGAGTGGCGGCGAAAATAATTTTGGAAAAAGAAAAGGATGCTTGATGTAGTGATGATGATGTGATAGTGATGGATGTGTAGTAAGAGGATTATAGGAGTTAAAAGGATTGTTAAGGGAAAAAGAACCATCAGGGAGAACGGAGAGAAGGAAGCGAAAGCGAAGAAGCAGCGGAGAAGAAAGCAGGGAAGGAGAAAACCTTTATGACCAATTTTGAGCCAGGCCGATATGAATTCACTCTCGATAAGTTCGTCGGGCTTGTCCAACAGTACGATCAGTTTTCGATTCGGAGCGGTGACGATTCGTCGTTCGCTCTGATTCGGGTTCCGACCAAGTGGGTCAAGCTTGAGCAGGGTGCGGCTGGCGAGGACTTTATCACTTGTCGTAACAAGCGTAAGCGAGATGGTCATCTGTTCGAGATCAACGGCGATAAGGTGACTTTCGAGATCAAAAACACTATTGGCGGTTTGGAGGGGTATCTTAAGTCGGATCTTGGGGAAGCTGCGTTTTATGTTTCGATGTGGTCGGATAAAGATGTCGCGGAACGCAGTTGATGTCGGTACACGTCGCCAGAACGGCATAGAAGCCAATATACGCTGTTTTGATGTGTTGTAATGGAATTTCATCGCAAAGAACGGAAAAGCCGTTGTAGGGCTTCCTAGCCGCCTTAGAGGGCGTGCACACTGTAAGATTGACATCGTGTATGTATCATATGTACGAAATGAGGTGATATTATGACCGCGTTCGATAACACATCTTAGGCGAATACACTCGTGACAAGTACCGCAAGACAGTTATCGTAAGACATCGAGATGAATACGTATTTCAGTTACGGCTGCCGGATGACCGACAGTTTCGAAAAGGTAAGATGAAAGGAGGGTAGAGGCAGACAGGCGTCAGATGAGTGAGTCGAGGACCAACGGCTTGGCCAGTGCCACTGAGTAGCGAGGATTAAGCGAACTCCGCCTTTCCCAGGGTACAACCCACAAACTCGGGACAGAAAGAGAGGCATTTCACCTGCGAAACCAGGCGAAGCAAGCCAAATCGGCAGGCACTAGTACCCACTGAAGCCCAGCGTCGACATCTTAAACGCACGTACGCGGATCCATAAAAACTTGGTAGTATATCTTTAGATCTCGATGATACCAAAAAGAAACAAAAAAATATTTACTTCTTCTGTTAATAATCACGATTGACATCTGCTCGTGGATGTGCTAATCTAGTCGTGCAAACAGAAGAAGTAAATGAGAAAGAGGAAAAAATGAATGCTAAAGTAGAAAACACGTTGGTGCTGGCGGATACAAAAAAATTCGGCGCACTCGACATTCGGGTCTATGAAAATCCGGCGGTCGGTCACACCAGAGCCCAGGATGATTTCTGGATGACACGTGAACAGATTGGCTTGGCGTTGGAGTATGGTGATCCGGTGAACGCGATTATGAAAATTCATCGACGGAATGCAGATCGTCTTGACCCTCTTTCAACTAAGGACAAAATGTCCCAGGTTGAAGGTAAAAGAACGGTGATGCGCGAAGTTGTATGTTACAATCTGCGTGGTGTCATGGAGATCTGCCGTTACAGCACTCAGCCCAAAGCAGATGCCTTCATGGATTTCTGCTGGGATGTGATCGCCGCTCTGATGCGTGGTGAAACTGTATCACTGAAAGTCAATCAGGCTGAGCTCAAGCGGCAGGAGCGATTTGATCAGGTGACTCAGGCGCTGACGGAGATTCATTCTAAGATGGATGCTCTTGAAGCTGCTCGTCAGCAAGACCGCAACGCTCTTGACAATGTGCTGTTTGTCTGCAAGCAGCTGGAAAGAAAACTAAACGCAAATCAGCCGACGAAGCAGCCTGAGCAGACCACCACATCCACCACAAACGAAACCAACAAGGTTACATACAAAGGGCGTAGCGAATGGCGGACTGAGATTTATAAGCTCGGAAACTCTATCGCTCGCATGTCTGGCTCGACACTAAATGCGGTTCTGAAACAGGCTTATGATTATATCGGCCGCAACTATGGCTGGTATTTCAAAGATGAGCGCCGGATGTATGTTGAGCGGGTTGGCTACAAAGGTGACATTAAGAACCTCAGCGGCCTGGATATCATCGAGGACAGCGAAACATGGAAGTCAATCTTCATGTCGATTATGAAAGATCGGTATGAGAACGAAAAGCATGACGCTGAGGCCCGAAAGGGGATTAAGTCGGCACTCACCAAGAAGCCGCCTATGATCCCTGCAGATATGATTCCTACTCGCCACAGGGTGGAACCTGCTCCTGAGATCGTTGCTGAAGAACCCACACCGGTCGTTGTGGCTGAGGTGCATGCAGTTGAGATTGAAACACCGGCGGCTGAAACACCGGCGGTCGAAGCTCCTGCGGTTGATGAGCCGAAAAAGGAGTCTCGTCGCCGCAATACGAAAGTAAAAAGCATCACATTTCCAATTGTTGAGCCAATTGCCAAGAAACTAGGCGATAAGACGGTTGGGTATTGGATTACCTATGCAAAGATTTACGACACGATTGGCGTTGTCAAGATGGACCGAATGCGTAAAGCATATGTACGTTCTCACAATAAGCCGCCTAAGTGTACTCCTGATATCTTCCAATATTCTGACAAGAATATGAAAGTGTTTAAGGAGGCTGCAAAGATCGTAGCGGCAGCTATCTAAGCTATCTACTTTCCTCCATTGTCCTTGGGACTGACAGCCGGGAAAGACCGGCATATAACCGGGTGTAGCTCAGTTGGAAGAGCGCGTGCTTTGGGAGCATGAGGCCGCAGGATCATGACCTGTCACTCGGACCATGGTGCAGGGTCTTTCCTTTCTACCTGTACCGATTGCGTGTGTAAAAACGGTTTCCATTAGACGAAACCGCGTGGCTGAAAATGCTGGCAGGTACGATAACCCTGCTTTTATATGGAGCCGATGGTCGTACAACAGTTCGATTCTGTTGGGTTCCAGCTAGGTTCGATGCGGCAGCGTAGTGTAGTGCGAAGTCGCTGGGGTGGCGCAATTCCACCGTGGATACAATGTGTCCATAACGCTCTGACCGAAAATAATAACCATGATGCAACGGGAGTAGCTACCCGCCATAGTGAATGTGCATGGCTCTGTTATGAGTAGGCGAATATGGCACTGCCTGCGTAAGTGGCATAGATGCTCGGTGCCCAGAGTATCGGAGAGAGTATTTAAAAGGGCAGTCTTTGAGGATGGACACCAAAGGTCAGAAGCATTATCCGCTTTGGTTGTATCCACTGATGCTGTAAGTTGCATTTCGCAAAGTTCGTAAGTCGAATGCAATGCACTCAGCTGGTGTCGTTACATGGTTAAATCCTCCTCTCTGGGTCGTTAGCTTAGTTGGTTAAAGCTCCTGGCTCATAACCGGGTGATGAGGATAACACCTCACGGGGGTTCGAATCCCTCACGTCCCACTATTGTATAAAAATACATAAAAAATGAATAAAGAGGTGAAAACAATGAAACGATATCTTGTGAGCGTATTTACAAGTCAGTCGTATTTTAAATGGATTGATGCCCGAAGATGAGGTAAAAAACTCGCTAAGGATGCCTGGGAAAACAACAATATGAATCATGGATGCGACGAAGAAATTTCCGAAATCTACGTTGTGGAAGACGAAGATGAATAAAGGAGTAACCTATGAAGGAACATATCTACGCGGTATGGGTTCGTTAGCCGTTTGCTCCTTGCTGATGTCGTTGCATGGTTAAATTCTCCTCTCTTATGCCGGTATCGCTCAGCGGCTAGAGCACTGGGTTTATACCCCTTGGTCCAGATAAGACAGAGGCGCGGGTTCGAGTCCTGCTACCGGCACCATTTTTAGTAACATCTTGAAAGAAGGTATGAATCATGGCAAATCTGAATATCAAAGAAATCGTTGAATGGATGATTGAAGAAGCGAAAGATAAGGCTTCCGATAGCATCGCAGTCATTGATGAAGGAGAAATCGTTAAAGAGTTCGGAGTGGAGTCTGGATGGCTTCAGAGCCATGGTCCAGAGATTTATCACGAGTGTGATCAGCACTCAGAAGTTTTGGACTCTTTGATTTACACTGGAAACGATAGAGATTATTGGTCTATTCAGCTTACCATTAACAAGGAGTAAATCAAAATGGATGACAAATATCTCAGCATCATCACGAACTTCGGTTGCCATTACAGCTGCTCTGAGTGTATCGTCCGCAATAACAGGCTTAAGATGACGCCGACAGAAGAGTATTCTTCTTGTGGTTTGCTGTATCGCGCACTTACTCATGAGTGTGCAGATTGTAATTGGGTGTCTGTCTCAGGTGGTGGCGATCCACTTTATCATTGGTGGATTCACCAGCGTTGGTGGAATGGTCTCTTTTCAATGTGTACCATTCTCAATCGTAAGACCGAATTACACACGAGTTACTTTGATAGTGACAACAACGATGAGACCGTACTGTTCCCATTTGATAAGTTCGATCGAGTCGTGTATCATCTGCACAGTGTGGATGAGTTGGATGAAATTCGCCGTCATGGCAATGAGATTGTTCGTGTTGTCTATGTCGTAGACGATTTAATGGACGAAGACGAAATCAATAGAATCGCTGACTTTGTTGAGACGTCCGACCAAATTGACGAGCTTTCGTTCCGGCAGCGTGTGGACGAGAACTACGAGCCAACCTATCATCTGCACGATTTTCTGAAAGCCGGTCATCAGAAACGCTGGTGGTACATTGAACAGCGCGATTACAACACCTATTATCATAACGGTAAACTGTTCACGAAGTATACCGATATCTTTGATTCTGAGGTGGTAAGTCATGAAAAAACATAAAGATTTATTGCTGGCAGTCTGCGCATCAGTTGTTTCGTTTTTGAGTCTCGATGCCATTTCCGAGAAACTTTTACGGCACATCTCACTTGTTCAAATGGCGACAGGAAGTATAAGTTCTCTTTACGGACGTGTCAGCGAGCTGGCCCTTTCGGTATCTGTAGCTCTGTCGCTTGCGATTGGAGTTGTAGTATATATTCTATTCAAAAATTAAAAGGAGGAACGAATGAAGAAGTTCAAAAAGATTTTCGTGGTTTCGTGTGCAATCGTGATGGCGATGACCTTTACGGGGTGTACCAAGAAAGAGGTGTACACAATTGAACCTCATGAAACCGCATTTCTGATTTCGCTCTCTGAGGGCGGGGGAAAGCAGGCGTCCTTTGAGAGTGAAGCAATGCTCGCCGAGGCAAAGGTGGCAGCCAAACAGGTGTACATTACTTACTCGAAGCGACATCTGTCTCCAACTGACATCATTGGTACTTGGGTTCCGGATAACATGTTGGTTGTCGTCAATAGAACTCCTGTTACTCGTGAATGGTCCGAGGGCAAGGATAGTGGTACCAGCACTATCAACCAGTCCATCTCTGCCGAAAGCAAGGAGTCTATTGGCTTCTCCGTCGTTATGAACTGCTCTGCTCAGATCTACACTGAAAACGATGCAGTCAAGTTCCTGTATTCCTACAACAACAAGCAGCTCTCCGAGATTATGGATACTGAAATCCGTGCTCGTGTTGAAGCTGACTTTGTTGAGATGTGCGCCAAGTACACCATGAATGAGATCCTTGAGAAGAAGGCCGAGATCATGGAGTATGTCCGCAAGGATGTGACTGAGTATTTTGCAGAGCGCGGTATCACGATTACTGTCCTTGGCATGAAGGATGGCATTGAGTACGACGATGCGTCTGTTCAGGCTGCTATTAACAAGTCCTTTGTGGCCGAGCGCAATGACGAAGCGCAGGAGATTGAGAATCAGACCAAGATTTCCAAGGCGAACGCAGAAGCCGAGGCGAATAAAATCATCTCTGAGTCTCTGACTGACCGGCTGATTCAGCAGCAGATGTATGAAAAGTGGGATGGCAAGCTTCCTACTTATGTCGGCGGTGATGCCAGCATCCCTGTACTGAACGATATGAAGTGACCCCGTCGGGGCGGAGACGTTAAACCCGTGTCCTGAGATCAACACAAGATCTAAAAACTGTGTGGCAGCTCGGAAAGACGAGCAAGTATGTTTCGGTGCTGGAATCGGCAGACAGGGGAGTCTCAAAAACTTCTGCGAAAGCATGTGGGTTCAAGTCCCATCCGAAACACCATGGGTGAGTTGCGTCGCCCAAAAATCTCCTTTTCCTCACAAATGCTTAGTGGCTCATGGGTTCCAGACATGAATCACCGTGACTGAACAAGTCGTAGCAGGTACGCAATCCTGCTTTTGATAAGTCGGTATGGTGGAATAGGCGAGACACGTCTGCTTTAGGGACAGATGCTTAAGTGCATGTGAGTTCAAATCTCACTACCGACACCAATCTCGCATGGGTAGGATCTTTAGCGGTCAGATCCGGCCGCGCCTGTGCGAGATACCACCCCCCCCTGTGGGGAATGTTAAATTTTTCCATGTACGTTATTCTCGGCTCGCTCGAAAGAGTGCAGCGTGCCTTTGTAAGCCGAGTATTTTATGTGGCCGTAGCTCAGATGGTAGAGCAGCAAGCTAACTGCGCGCCGTTGGTTCAAGTCCAACCAGTCACTCCGATGCCCGCTTATAGGGTCTCATTCCTCCTATTCGGGCTTTACCTCTTTTCTTCCTTGTTATTCCCGGCTCCATGGCGCATGCTGTGGCAATAAGGCGTAGTAAGCCGGGTTTATATGCAGCGGTCGTACATCGGCTAGTATATCAGCCTTCCAAGCTGAGGAGGTGGGTTCGATTCCCATTCGCTGCTCCATTGTGTGCGACGGTTTGAGACTCCTACATAGAAATCCAGCCGGGTAAGTCCGTCCACAACCGGTGTAGGTAGACATCTTTACTCATTAGGTCTCTAACTAAATGAGGAATAGAAAATCAGTTGTTTCAGCTCGATCGGGGATTGGCCGTTCATTGGCAAACGACAGGCATCACACCGGTAAATGATGCTGAGCCAAATAGGAAGGGGAATAAGGTGAAAGCCGAGTAGCTGTCGGACGAATACCCTTCAGGTAGCCAGTAAACTGGAATGTAAAACGAATGTTGGCTGTTTCTGATTTTCTTTTATATGCGACTGTAGTTCAATTGGTAGAGCGTCGGATTTCCATTCCGAATGTTGCGGGATCGTACCCCGTCAGTCGCTCCATATGCTACCGTGGTGGAATGGCAGACACCGGAGACTTAAAATCTCCTGTTGGCAACAACGTGCCCGTTCGAGTCGGGTCGGTAGCACCATATTCGAATATCAACACACAAAAATGAAAGGAACAAAGTATTATGAATTCTATTATCAGCCCGTGGGTGTTTTACTGGATCAGCGTCAGCGATGCGCTGAGTCAAATGATGTCGATTGGCGTATTTATTGGGCTAGGTGTTTTGATCTTTTCATATTGTTACAATGATAATGACGAGTCTATTTGGGGTGAACGGGAACACATGGTACGAAAAGCTGGAATTTTTCTCACATCTCTTTGTTTGATTGGTATCGTGTTTCTTCCTTCTGAAGATACATGTTATAAGATGCTCGCTGCTGATATGTTTACACAAGATAATATCAACAACGCAACTGAATATGTTACTGATGTAATCGACTACGCAGTCGATAAAGTAAAAGAACTCAATCCAACAACTGAAAATGAAAGGAGCTAAACATTATGATCATCATGTCACATGATGAGGTTCTCGAGACGATTCCGTTTATGTTTGTTTGTGAAACTCGGGAAGGCACTCGTTGGAACAGTGGCACTCGCCGTAGGCTCTGGAACGAACAGTTTACAAAACAGGAACAAGCGGCGTGTGCAAGTTTATTTAAGAGAGCGCATGAGTGGGCGCTTATTCGCGGTGTTCCTGATGTTGTTCGGATGGATCAGAGTACATATTGGCTGTGGATCAAGCTTGGCGAGTTTTGTGAAATGCTTTGATTAGGAGGTGCCAGTATGGAGGTTTATGTCCTTTATGACTGTGTCGAAAATCCCGACGAATGGGCGTTTTCGGGCGTGGAACATGTTTATGCGAATCATGCAGACGCGGTAGATCGGATGCAAGATTTGTTCTTAGAGTGTTTGAACGAACACGACATAAATGATGCAGAAAGTATGCAAGATACCTACATTGACGATTGGGGAGCGCGTGTTGCAGACGTTCCTGCTGGCTATCGTCACACATGGACAATTACGGAGGAGACAGTTGTATGAAATACGATTTACATGTTGGACAATTAGTAAGAATCGGCAATGAAGTGTCTAAAGACGATACGAATCTCCACAAAAGAGGGTGCATCGTAAGATTTGATGGAGCTTACCCAGTTGTAGAGATGTTAGATCCATTTGAGAGTGGAGAAACAACGATTACTTGGTGCCCGCAGAGATTTTGGGAGCCGTGTCCAACAAAACTTACTTGCAAATCACTTCTGTGATTTTATTTTTTGCCACTAAACAGAAGAAGTAAATTGGGGTGATGCTTATGAACATCAAGTATGTCGACGGCCACTATGAAATTGTATCGGCGGATAGTGGTCAGTTTATTCAGTCGGCCGATACATGGGACGAAGCTCTGGATGATATGAAAGAGCTACTGCAAACCGCATAAGGTACAACGGGTGGTTGCCCGTTTACATATCAATCTTTAATTACAAAGGAGAAAACACTATGAAAGCAATCGTTAAGTTCAACAACCTGTTCGTCACTTCCGCATACGATGTCGCTACCCTGAAGAAGGTCGAGAAGTTCCGTCCCGAGGCTTTGAAGCTGTATGAGGGCGAGGGCAAGGAGAAGAAGCTTGTGAGCGCTATTGCTGTTGCTTCTAAGGATGATATCAGCAAGTTCGGCGTGGCTTTTGCTCAGGATGCAGTCACTGGTGATAAGGTTGCCGTTTTGAGCCGCCCTGTTCCTGCTGGCATGAAGTCTGAGGCGGAGATCAAGGAGTGGGTTCGTGACAAGATCGGTCTGACCATCGTTCACGGCACCAAGATCGAGGAGCAGATTGCTGCTGCTATGGAGTCTATCAACGCTGATGAGGCCGCCATGAATGCTGCAATCACTATCGATGGTGAGGACGCAGACGCCGAGTAAGAGCGCCGCTGAGGTTCCACGCCGGATGTTCCTGCGCAATACGTCCGGCATTTTAACGAGTAAACGATATTTTTCAAATTAAAAAGGAGTACATACTATGATTAAGATTTGGGTTACCACTAATGACGACAAGATCGAGGACGTTGTTGCTACCAGCATGACCCCGAAGGACGTGTTCGCAAAGCATGGCGTGAATTACGCAAATGGCCAGAGCACCCTGGATGGCTGCATTCTGACGGTGGCACAGCTGAACACTCCGCTGTCTGAGCTGGGCGTCGGCGATGAGGTGTATCTGGCTTCCATCTCCAAGCACGACAATGCGACCGGTATGAACTGATTGCGCTGATCCGAAAATAAACAACTGAATTCGTTATTGGTTACAACGATATTCTAAACACTGCAGCCGCTGGCAGGCCGGTTAAAGTCTGCCTTATATGTGTCCAGTATCTGGGCTTTGAAATTAAATAGGAGGAAATACATATGGCTTTCACAGCTTATTTCAGCAAGATCGGTTCGAGAGATTGCAACGAAGCATATCCGTTGATTTTGAATTGTGACAACAGCAATCTCAACGATAATGTGGTGTTGTCTGTACTGCGCGTTCTGATCAATGATGACCGCATTAAACATTCTATTTCGAGAGGACATTGCATTCAGTCGATTATTGATTGTCAGCAGTTCTATATGGGCGATGACGAAAAGTTCGCTAAGGACATGTTCGTTCATGAAGATAATGCTTTCAATCAGATGAAGTATGGCATCATGTTTCAGTCAATCGACGATAAGAAAGCAGATACCATTATCTCTGAGTTCAAGAAGTATAATGCGGATTACGAAGCTGTCGGTTGGAAGAGCATGGATGTCGCAGCTCAGTACATCGATAAGAATGGAAACGTCTATGTATATCAGAACGAAGAAAAGCAGGGCGTTGTCGTTGTTTATGCTAAGAAGAATTTGATTCAGGCTATGCACATGGCGGCGAGTTGTTTGCCCAACCTGATGCCGTGGCTTTTCGCTGATCAGCCGTTGACTGATGATGAGAAGGCAATGCTGCGCACTCTTTACGATCAGGACAACGAATCTTTCGGCAAATACATGGAGAAGGCATACGAGACCGGCGATTTCTATGGTAAGAAGTTGCGTGGCGCTCTGAAGGGATTTTGCAAGAAGGATTATGCAAACGAAATTTCTCGGCAGGAGCGATACATTCGTGAAATCCAAAATGATATCGAAGATAAATATAACGCTATCCGTGATAGAAATAAAAGTCTTGAAGAAGCTCAATTTAAACTTACTATGATCATGGACCGTTCTTGCTGCACTGAGGATGACGAAGCTGCAATTGTTAATTTCCTGAAGCGCTGCAAGACGCTGGTTTATCTTGGCTCCGATAGTGATCGAATCTATATTGGTTATGTTGGCACGCTGAACGATTGTGATGAGGGCGAGTTCCGCACTTGTGTTGAGAAAAAGGCAAATAGTCGAAGCTACATTTTTCAGCGTTCGCCGTATGACACGGAACTTACGAAAGATTTCTTTGTTTCAATTTGGAAGACCCATCGGTTCGCTATTCGCACCTACTGTGAATGGCGACTGTATTCCAGCTGCAAGGTTGAAGCAATTCGTGGTTCTGATATGCAAGGTCGCTCTGATTTGATGAAGGATCGTATTCGTCAGCCTCATATCGATCGGCATGCGTGCTATAGCGGTTATCGAGAGATGCTCAATGCGCTTAGTGTAAAACACGATTACATTGGCGTCCTGACTACGATTATTGGTTCAAGCGCATCCATCAACTGGAAGGATGGCACCGTTGTAAGCGACCTTATGTACGATTTGTTTGACGAATCCTATATCAAAACTCGCAAGTGTATCGAGGATAATGCGGGCAACCTGTACACGGTGGCAGAAGTGTTTGACATTCTCAAGAACGAGAAGAACGCAGCAGCACCAGCAGAAGCAGTAAAGAAGGAGGTCGCTGAAGATGAAGCCCATTAACATCACGGAGCAGGTTGCAGCAGACATGGCACGAGAGTTCATTCAGGAACTGTGTAAGACCGGTAGGGTTAAGACGGACTCCTTCTCCTACAAGAAGAATTTTGCGTCTGTTAAGAAGGATGCTGTCGAGGTGAATTTCACCTATGAAGCGTATTCTCAGATGTTTGCATTGATTGATCACTTCGATTGTGAGGTCGCATGGCGAGGCATCGTGAATCGCATCGATAAGACGCACTTTCAGATTGCCAAGATTCTGCTGTACCCTCAGACTGTAACCGGCACCACCGTAGACACCGATCAGGAAGAGTTCTCAAAGTGGTTTCAGGCGCTGCCTGTTGAAACGATTCGCAACCTGAGATTTCAGGGACACAGCCATGTCGATTTCGGTGTAACGCCGAGTAGCCGCGATATGGAGGATCAGTGGCGATTCATTGACGGACTCAAGCCGACGAGTTATCAGATTTTTATGATCTGGAACAAGAAGCGGCAGTACAACGTTCGCGTCATTGATCTGGCCGACAATGTCATCTATGAGGGAACTGATGTCAAGGTTACTGTTGGAGATTTTGACTCGACTCGATTTCTCGAGGACGCAGACAAAACAGTTCGAAAGCGCCCTGTATACGTCGCAAGCACCGTCGCAAATTATGGAGCTTATGGAGCAGGCACCTATTATGGTAAAGCAGTTACGCCGCAAAAAACGTACCCGCAAACAGTTGCCACGCAAACGCCAGTGCCACAAATCAAGACGGTAACTGGTGCAGCGGCTCCGAAAGTCAAGGAAGCATCTGAGACTCGATATCCATTGGTCAATCATTACAAGGAGAATCCAGAAGATCTTGATGCATGCTGGAATTCCAGCTGTTTCCCGTATGACAATTAAAGAAAGGACTACAAAATGAATCTGAGTAAGCTTGAAATGGTATTCAATCCCGATGATATCAGCGGCCAGATCCACATTATTGGTTGTGGCTCGGTTGGCTCTACTGTGGCAGAACTTCTCGCACGGTATGGCCTGAAGAATTTCACGCTGTGGGATATGGACGAGGTTGAAAGCAAGAATATTGTCAACCAGATGTTCTTCGCCAACAATATTGAGGCTCCAAAAGTCGAGGCGGTTCGCGATATTATCTGCGCCATCAATCCTGATGCCAAAGATGAAATCGTTCTGAAGCCGAATGGTTGGCAGGGCGAGATGATTCGCGGTTATGTATTCCTCGCAGTCGACAATATCGAAATTCGCAAGCAGTTCATGGAAGTGAACAAGTACAATCCGAATATCAAGGGTGTGTTTGATATCCGCACTGGGTTCCATGATGCACAGTGCTGGGCAGCAGATTGGAGCAAGGAAAAAGATCGAGAGAATTTATGGAACTCTATGAATTTCTCTCATGAAGATGCGCAGGCTGGAACTCCGGTTTCCGCATGTGGTATCGTTCAGGGTCTTGCCCCGACTGTTCGTTTTGTGTGTTGTTTGGCGGTTACAAACTTTATCAATTTCGCAACTAATATCGCACCTTTGAAGAAAATGATCGTTGCAAATCCGTATACTTTTAACGTTACGGCTGCATAAAGAATAAATAAAAAATCGTGATGAATTACTGTTGAAATATACAGTCCTGCCGGATGACCGACAGGTTCGTAAAGGTAAGAGCATGTACGCCCCACCGGTCAGCCGTGATCATGATCGACCGGCCGCGCCCGGCGACTCTGCAGGTATATAGATTTGTTGACCGAAATAATTAACGAAGACACGTACCCGCAAGCGGGTTCAAATGCAAAACTCGCAGGAAGGTATCCACTGAAGGCGCCTCCCCTGAGGAGGCAACCACTAACAACCACTGTTTAGATCACGATTTAGAAGAAGAGGTAAACATATGTACGTTACTTATTGGAATCCACCGAGAACAAGGCAGATTACGTTTGACGAAATCCTTAGCGGAGTCGTTGATGTGAATCAGTTGAAATATGCTGGTGATGAAACTTCTACTCGAACCGTACAGCGCGAGGGTTTGAATGATCGTTTAGTGGCTATCACAAATGTCACTAGTATGATCACACAGCTGACGGAATTTAATCAGAAATATGCTCGTCTTGAAGCAGTGCGTGACCTGTCGACGTATTACTATCACTTTGAAATCCCTAAGAAAACTGGTGGCGTTCGTCCGATTGATGCTCCAACCAATGAATTGAGCGATGCGTTGGTTGAGTTGCGGACACTGTTAAAAAGTTTCATGATTGCTGATTATCACACGGCAGCACACGCATATATCAACGGGCGCGGTACTTTGAGTGCGATTAAAAAGCATCAGGCGGGGCACAGATATACAGTAAAAGATCGCGAAACTGGAAAAGAAAAGATCGTCACTTATGAAAACAACTGGGCTGTCAAGTTTGACTTTCATGGGTTCTTCCCGAGTTCCACTCCTGATTTTATCTACAGCATGTTCAGCAAGATTTATCCGTTTTCTCTCATTATGAAAGATCGAAATGGATACAATCAGCTGACTAAAGCGATGCGTCTGTGCTTCTTGAACGGCGGTCTTCCGCAGGGAACGCCAATCAGTCCGTGGATTACGAACGTTATGATGATCCCGTTTGATTATATGTTAAACAAGAAGCTTTCTTACAAATATACCATGAAAGACGGCATTTCTCGCACTTTTACATACACCAGATATGCAGACGATATCACCATCAGCTGCTATTTGAGTTTTGATCCGATGGAAATGCAGGATATTATCAAAGAGACGTTGGACGCAATCAATGCTCCGTTTACTTTGAATGAAGAAAAAACGCATTATGGCAACCGACATTCGAGCGAAAACTGGATGCTTGGTCTGATGTGGAATGCCAATAACGATATCACAGTTGGATGGCGTAATTTTAAGGACTTCAAGAAGATGGCTTCTAATTACATCGTCTGCAAGAAAGAAGGAAAAACGTGGGATCTCGAAGACCTGCAGCAGTTTAATGGCAGGCTGAATTACTACCGTATGGTAGAAAAAGAATCGGTCGACACGGTGATTTCTCGGTACAACGAAAAGTATCATGTTGATATGATGGCAATGCTCAAAGCTGACTTAAAACCAAAAGAGGGAGTTGTTTTCTAATGATTGAAATGATGTGTAGAGATGGCGGCACTCCAGTTGAATTGCTCGATCAAGCGGCAAGTGTCGTAGAGGAATCCATCGGGTGTCCAGTTGACCTGTTGGATATCGACGACCACAGAGCAATGGTCTATTGGGGGCCGTCTGATGTTGCAAGCGCAATCAAGGAACTCGGCATCAAAGAAATCGACGCAGAGGATATGAGCTTATGTGCAGATCTTTTGTGTGATTTTGAAGTGAACATTCATCAGGCAATGCTTGAGGCCGGACACGACGCTCTACAGATTTGTTTGGAGCGTCTTGTTGATGAACTGCGAGAGCAGGACAAAGAATCCAAGTAATTATATATTGTAATCTCTTTTGAATATCGGGCGTTCTACGTCGCGAGCTGCCGGTTGACCGACAGTTATGAAGAATACCACAGCACGCTCATACGGGCTCTAGGGCTGCCAACCACAGGCAGCCTCGCCCTCCTGAGCTATGGATCAAATTAGTTCGCAAGGGCGGAGTCTCCGTTCTGCAGCCTAGATCCCAGCGGAGCTGGAGATCGCGGCTGCCATCACTGCGACTCATTGGCCATCAGAACATTTACTCGACAATGCTTCCGGGATCGAAGATCCCTCCAAATTATCTCGCAAATGTTCTTCCAGCCAAACTATTACTCACAATTTAGAAAAGAGATTGATTATGGATTACAAATATAAAGTTGGCGATAAAGTAAGAATTCGGAAAGACTTGACAGCCGGCGCAGAATATCCAATGCAAAGCGGAGAAAAGTATGGTTACGATCCGGGAGTCAATGAGGCTATGGAAACGTATCGTGGACAGATTATGACAATCGACCATCAAATCTGCGGTGTTTATATGCTCTGCGAGGACAGCCACTATTGGAGTTGGACTGACACGATGTTTGAATCTCCAAAAACACTTACATGTAAAAGTCTTTTGTAAAGGAGTGAATTTAAATGGCAGAAACCGCCAAAAAGACGGTGCAAAAAACCATTCTTTTCCCCGTTGAAGATCAGCTCGCAAAACTCATTGTTACAGAGGACGATATTGAACGAATTATTCAGCAGGCCGTTAAAAGTGCTAATGAAACGAAAAAAGCACGGAAACCTCGTCGGACGGACAGTCTTTATCTCAAGGATGGGCGCAGAAAGCCAACTCCGGCAGACCCTATTAAGTCAAAAGAGGATTTCAAGAAGATTGTTGATTACCTTGGGTCTAACGGTTCTGAAGAAATCGCGTTAAGAAACAAAACAATGTTTATTCTCGGTTGTTCAATTGGCGTTCGATGTGGCGATTTGTTGAAGCTTAAAACGGCTGATGTTTATTATGAGAACGCTCATGTAAAAGATCATGTTGAGCTGATCGAGCAGAAGACCGGCAAGCGAAACGTGTGTAAAATTTCTCATATGGCAAAAGAAGCTTTAAGAGAATATTATCAGGCAATTAGTTTTCGAATTGACCGCGACACGCTTCTTTTTCAGAGCAAGAAAGGTGGACAGCTTAACGTTAGATCGGTGAGCAACCTTTTGAAGAAAGCTGGTAAGGCGTGCGGTTTGAATGTTGAGTTATCTACTCACACTATGCGAAAAACTTATGCCATGGCAGCGTTACAGAGTGCCGAGGGTACAGTTGATGGCGCGAATATCTTGAATATTCTCCAAACAAAATTTAACCACAGCGACCAGCGTATTACGATGAGATATATCAAAATGGATCAGGAAAAACTTGATGAAATCGCTGAGAATGTTTCCAACTGGTTTGAAGGAGAATGAACTATGAACTATAAGTTTAAACCCGGAGATAAAGTAACGGTTAGAAAAGATTTATCAAATCGTGAAGCGTACAAGATGTTGTCAGGAGAAACTCCAAATGATGCTATTCTTGCTACTTCTTCTATGGAAAATTTTCGAGGAAAACAAGTCACAATCGAGGGCTATGATTGTTGTTGTAGTTCAATGTGTTACAGGGTAAAAGAAAGCTCCAGATATTGGGCAGATGAAATGTTTGAAGAATCTAAAAAACCGTTTACATGTAAAAGTCTATTATGAAAAGAGGTAAGAGAACGTGTCGAAAAGCAAGTACAAATATAAGAATGGAGAAGTGGTTCACGTCAGGGAAGATCTTCAGTCTGGAGTAGTTTATTATATGAGATCTGGTCCAGAACCGGATGCCAATGGCGTTGAGACGTCATGGAGCGGACGCGGACAAGTAGGTTATCGTGGACAAATTGTACATATTTCTCATAAAGCAAACGGTCGATACAAAATTCTTGAGGATGGAAAAACATATTATTACACAGATGAAATGTTTGATCGCCCTAAGAATCTGATTTGCAAAAGTTTGCTGTGAGGATTTGAAATGGATTACAAATATAAAGTTGGACAAAAAGTACGAATTCGTCGTGACCTTGGCTGTCAAGAAAGTTACAAAATGGTAAGTGGACCAAAACCAGGTCATGATCCTGGGTTTTCATTTAATATGTGCAAATACGCTGGCAAAATTACAACTATCTTAAATTGTAACATTACGTACGAAGTAGAAGGATGTGGTAACTGGACGTGGTCCGACGAGATGCTTGAACCGGTAAACCAGTTTTGTTGTAAATCATTATTATAAAGGAGAATGAAAATGTCTGATTTTAAGAAATTTCGTGCACTGCTGCAGGACCACTTTAATGAGATGGTGAAGAGTGGGAATCCACTGTTTATCACCGATGCAGACGAGGATGAACTGTACAATCTGTATCTCGACAGTTTCCCGGCCGGCACGAATGAGTTGTTCCGTAAGCGGCGCGAGTATGATTGCTCCTGCTGCCGCCGTTTTGTAAAGAATATCGGCAAGCTGGTGGCGTTTAACAAGAATTATAATTTGATTTCCATCTGGGATTTCGATGCAAAGTCTGCCAAGTATCAGCCTGTTGTTGATGCGCTGGCTGCCTATGTAAAGAGCCGCGCCATTGTGAATCCATACTTTGTCAGCCGTAATATGATCGGTTCTGGCGATATGTTCGGCACCGAGATGAACTACGAGTACGATGAAAACCACAAGGATGTGCATACTTGGGATCATTTCGCAGTCAAGATTCCGCAGCGTTTTATTATGCGGCCTGATGACGTGTCTACTAAGATGGCACAGTGGCGTGACTCCGCAAACGTGTTCAAGCGTTCTCTGGAAGAGTTAACCATGGAGGCTGTTGATACTGTGCTGGAGCTGATTGCTCAGAATAGTCTGTATCGCGGCAAGGAGTTTGAGCGGTCTGTAAAGGAGTTTAAGCATGATAAGCTTGATTATGACAAGCTGTCTGTTAATGAAAAGCTTGCCTTTGTATGGCTTGCCCCTACGTATGCTACGGCGGCGCAGCTTCGCATTCGTAACACCGCTATCGGCACCCTTCTTATCAATTTGAGTGAGGGCATGGATGTGGATTCCGCCGTTACCGCCTTTGAGAAGGTTGTTGCTCCTGCAAACTATAAGCGTCCCAAGGCGATTTTCACCAAGAAGATGTTGGAAGACGCACAGAAGACCGTTACCGAGCTGGGCTATATGAGCAGTCTGGGTCGTCGGTTTGCTACTCTGGACGATATCACCGCCAATAATATCCTGTTCTGCAACCGGGATGCTGCCCCTCGTATTGCTGGTGCTACAAATCCGTTTGAAGCAATGGCTAAGACTGTTGCGATTGATCCCAAGAAGTTTGGCCGCGCAGAGGAAATTGGCATCGACAAGTTCATCAAGGACGTGCTGCCGACTGCGACTGGGCTGGAGCTGTTCATGGAAAATCGTTTCGAGAAGAATATGATGTCTCTGATTGCGCCTCAGGATAAGAGTGCGCCGAGTATGTTCAAGTGGCCTAATGGTTTCAGTTGGGCATATACCGGCAATATGGCAGACAGCGATATTCGCGAAAACGTTAAGGCTGCTGGCGGCAAGGTCGATGGCGTGCTGCGTTTTTCTATTCAGTGGAACGATAAGCCGGGCGAGTGGGATGAAAACGATGAGGATGCTCATTGCATTGAACCCGATAACAATCACATCTATTTCGGAAACTGTTGGAATCATTATACTGATGGCCGCCTGGATGTGGATATCACTCATCCTAATCAGGGTAAAGCTGCGGTCGAAAATATTACATGGCCTGATATCAAAAAGATGAAGGAAGGCGAGTACAGCTTCTATGTGAGATGCTTTGCTAGTCGTGGTGGTAAAACTGGTTTCCGTGCTGAGATCGAATTCGATGGCAACATCTACTCGTTTAATTATGATAAGCCGCTGCATCAAGGCCAGAATGTCGCTGTGGCAAAAGTCATGCTGAAGGATGGTAAGTTCTCTATCAAGGAGCTGCTGCCCAGTTCTACCAGCACCCGCGAAATCTGGGGTGTGAATTCCAATCAGTTCGTACCTGTGTCTGTGGCGATGTATTCTCCGAACTACTGGGATGAGCAGACTGGTAATGGTAATCGTCACTACTTCTTCATGCTCAAGGATTGTGTCAACCCTGAAAAGCCCAATGGCTTCTACAATGAATTTCTGAAGGCGGAACTGTTACAGCATAAGCGAGTATTTGAGGCTCTTGGTTCTCAGATGGCGGTTCAGTCGGTAGATGACCAGCTGTCTGGCGTTGGCTTCTCTGAGACGAAGCATGATTCCTTTATTGTCAAGGTTCAGGGCGCTACTGAGAGAGTTCTGAAGGTGGTGATTTGATGGCTCGTTATAAGGTTGGCGATAAAGTACGCCTGATTGACAATTTTGAGCAAGGAAGGATCTACTACATGCGAGGTCTGAGTAACAGACCCGGAGTCTCGGTGACAATTAAGTTGTCATTAGAAGAAAGAATGAAACTTGCTGGAAAAATTGTGACGATTGCTGAAGTCGGAGAATGCTACCGAATCGAAGAAGACAACCATTATAAAAATTGGACTGATGATATGTTTGTTGGCACGGCTAACCATTTTACGTGTCGGTCACTGCTGTAAAGGGGTCATAATGGAATATCGCTACAAACCTGGGGATAGGGTATGTGTAAAACAGAATTTAGAATTGGGACTACAGTATAGCATGCGATCTGGGCCACGCCCTGATATTGAAGCTGGATTTGTTCCAAGCATGAAAAAATTCTGCGGGAAAATTGTGACAATTGGCGGATATAGAAATGACCGATATCAACTTAAAGAAGATACTATGAATTGGCTGTGGTCTGATGATATGTTTGAGAATTCTAAGCAGCTAACTTGTCACTCATTATTGTAAAAGGAGAATTATGATGGAGAAGAATTTATTTGAAATCGCAACTCGTAATCGTTACCGTTTTACCTACAAGGGCGTCATGACTGTTGAGGATCTGTGGGACCTGAATGTTGAGGCTCTGGATGCAATCTTTAAGACTCTGAACCGCCAGAAGAAAACTGCTGACGAGGATTCTTTGCTGGCTGTTAAGAGCGCCGAAGATACTGAACTGGCAAACAAGATTGAACTGGTGAAGTATATCGTGTCTGTCAAGTTGGCTGAGTCTGAGGCTCGTGTGAATGCTGCCGAGAAGAAGGCACAGCGCGATAAGATTATGAAGATTGTGGCAAAGAAGAAGGACAAGGAGCTGGAAGACATGGACGTTGACCAGCTGATGAAGAAGTTGGAAGAGCTGAATTGAGAGGTGGTTAGTCGTGAAAGATAATGAAGCGGCTGGCATTGTACGATTCAGAGATTTGAAAGAACCCACTGACGAACATATGGGCATTCTTTTTGGAGACGGAAAGATTTTGTGCTTGTGCTGCGGCGGGTGGGTTCCTCTTGGAGAATATGAGATCATTGAGGATTACAATGGCTTTGAATATGTTGAAGAAAGTTTAATGGAGGCGTTACGATGAAAATTGTCGAAAGTTCTGGCCGTTTACATCTGTATGGCGACGATATGCAAGCTTATGATCAGATCCCAGCTGGCACATATGACATTTGTTTCGCTAAGATGACCGGTTTTTATTTGACTCGTCGTCCCGATATGGTTGTTGATGAAAAAGTATACGGCGTCGCCAGTGAAAAGGCAGCTAAGGTAATGAGTACGTTTAAGGTGTTTACTCGGAATCTTGGTGTAATCCTCAGCGGCGATAAAGGTATCGGTAAATCTCTGACTGCTAAAATGATTGCCAAGACTGCCGTCGATGCGGGCTATCCTGTTATTTTGGCAAGCGAATACATCCCCGGCATTGCCAGTTTTATTGAATCCATTACGCAGGAAGTTATGATCCTGTTTGATGAGTTTGATAAGACTTTCCGTTCTACAGACAACGAAAATCCGCAGGATACTATGCTGAGTCTGTTTGATGGAACTACGACTGGAAAGAAGTTGTTTGTTGTTACTTGCAATCAGTTGCGTAGTCTGAACGATTATCTTGTAAACCGTCCGGGTCGCTTTCATTATCATTTTCGTTTCGATTATCCGCAGGCCGAAGAGATTCGTACTTATCTACAGGACAAGCTTGATCCAAAGTATTATGGCGAAATTGAATCTGTTATCCAGTTCTCTTCTCGCGTCACTTTGAATTACGATTGTCTGCGATCCATCGCTTTTGAGTTGAATCTCGGTACCTCATTTAAGGATGCCATCATGGATCTGAATATCATCAATCTGGACGACATGGCCTATACCGTCACGGCAGTAACTGAAAGTGGCAAAAAGTCTGTTAGCCATGGTAGTTATGATTTGTTTAATGGCGGTCATGATTATTCTGATTACTTCACCCCAATTGTGGGCAAGGACAGTTATTTGATTCGGTTCAATACGGATAATATTGAATTCGATCAGAAGACTGGAAAGTGTATGATTTCTGGTGAGAATCTCAGAGTCGAAAACCCGTATGACCGAGATTATGAATGGGAAAAGGCAGATTACGCTGAATTTGAAAAGGAAACGGTTAAGTACATTATGTTTGAACGTCGTGGTGGGCGTAGCCTACATTACGCGGTTTAAGGAGGTTCGATATGGTTAAAGCAAATCATTATGAAATCAGTTCTTTTCCTGATGGCACCCCGCTGATCAAGAAGGATCTGACCATCAATTATCTCAATGCGATCAGTATCGTCTGGACGTTTGAATCCATGGCAGAGCTTCCCACGGTCATTATGATCGCGAAGGACGCAAAGGATAACGGGGCAGAAGTCGAGCTGTTTATGCCGTATATTCCGAACGCTCGTATGGATCGCGCCTATCACGACGAAGACGTGTTCACTCTCAAGTGGTTTGCTGACGAGATCAACCGGTGTGAATTCAGCCGCGTTGTTGTTTTTGATCCTCATAGTGATGTGGCCCCCGCTCTGATCAATCGGTGTGAAGTACGCACTCCGATTCGTGAGATTTGTCAGGTAATCGAAGAAAGCAAGCCTGATGTAATCTACTTCCCAGATGCAGGAGCAATGAAACGATACGAGGAAACTGTTCACTGGGCACTCGATCGTGTGGGTTGTAAGGCTTATATCATTCACGGAGACAAGAAGCGTGAGTGGAAGACCGGCAAGATTCTTGGTTTGGATGTCACGGGATATCCTCCAAAGAAAGGCAAGGTCCTTATGATCGATGATATCTGCTCTTACGGTGGCACTATGTTTTATTCTGCTGAAAAGCTGAAAGAGCTGGACGTAGGCGATATCGATATGTATATCAGTCATTGTGAGAACAGTATTCTGGATAAAGAACGCGGCCATCTGTTTGACGACCCGGAACTGATTCATATGGTCTATACCACGGACAGTATCTTCACCGGCCATCACGACAAGATCACTGTTTTTGAACACAAGTGGGATGAGGATTGATATGAAATTTAACAAAGAAGAAATCTATAACGCTCTTGATATTCTGACTTGTCAAATCCAAGAGTCTGACGAGCTCGGATGGTGTTGTAAGCAGGAACTGAAAAATGTCCTTGACGATTACTTCCGACTAATTGAAAAGGAGAATATGAAATGATCAATATTAACCCGATGCTGCTGTGTGACTTCTACAAGACAACACACAGTAAGCAGTTTCCGGCCGGCACTACCAAGCTGGTCAGTTACTTCACGCCTCGTATGAGTCGGTTGGACGGCGTGGATGAAGTTGTTGTGTTTGGCGTTCAGGCATTTTGCAAGGATTATCTGGTGAATTACTTCAACGAAAACTTCTTTGACGAACCAAAAGGAATGGTCGTTCCCCAGTATAAACGATATCTGGATGCAACCATTGGTAAGGATGCTTACGATCTGAGCAAGATTGCAGCGCTACATGATCTGGGATATCTTCCTGTTGAAATCAAGGCGCTGCCAGAAGGTACTCGTTGCCCGATTCATGTGCCGTTTCTGGAGATGAGCAATACGCATCCTGATTTCGCATGGGTTCCGCAGTTCCTTGAATCCTTTATGAGCTCTGAGCTGTGGCATCCGATGATTTCTGCAACGGTCGGAACTCTGTATCGCGATATCGTGGACAAGTATTACGATGAAACCGTGGAGGATGGCGTGCCTCATGCTCGTGCTCTGGGTGATTTCAGTTTCCGTGGTCAGGAGTGTATGCAGTCGGCAGTTAAGTCAAGCGCCGGTTGGTGCCTGAGCTTTCTGAATACGGCTACTGTCCCTGCGATTCCGTATCTGGAAGAAATGTATCGCTGCAATTGTGAAGAAGAACCCGTTGCATTCGGCGCTGTTAGTACCGAGCATAGTGTGATGTGTTCCAACTTCGCAGTCGATGGCGATGAGATCACTTTCATCCGCCGGGCGCTGACTGAGCTGTATCCCAATATGAGTTTCAGCATGGTGTCTGACTCCTATGATTACTGGAATCTGGTCGATAACATTCTGCCGCAGCTCAAGGATGAGATTATGGCGCATAATGGCACGCTACTGATTCGTGGCGACTCTGGTAATCCGGTCGAAATCGTCACGCAGACCGTCTATCATCTGTGGGATATTTTCGGCGGCACGGTCAACAGTAAGGGCTATAAGGTGCTCGACCCTCATGTAAAGGCTCTGTATGGCGACTCTATCACTGTGCAGCGCTGTGAAAAGATTTATGCCGAACTTAAAGCACACGGTTTTGCCTGCAACAATGTCAGTCTTGGCGTTGGTTCCTTCTCCATGCAGTGCATCGAGCAGAATGGTCAGTTGAAGCCGTTCACTCGCGATACTTTTGGCATGGCAGTCAAGGCAACTTATGGCGTGGTCAATGGCAAGGAGATTCAGATCTTCAAGGACCCCAAGACCGACACCGATCACTTTAAGAAGAGTCTGAAGGGTATGTGTTATGTCACTAAGGATGATTCTGGAAAGCTGGTTTGTACTGATGGCCTGATGGATCACGCTGCTCATTCTGACGGAAACATGCTGCGGCCTGTATTCCGTAATGGTGCGATGGTTAAAGAATACAGTTTGAAGGAAGTCCGCGACCGACTGTGGGGAGGGAAGTTCTGATGGCTGTTGTAATCAAAGAAGGCAATGTATTTGATTCTGACGCAGATATTATTTGCCATCAGGTGAATTGTCAAGGTGTAATGGGGTCAGGCGTTGCTAAAGAAGTTCGCGAGCGTTATCCAGATGTATATGCTCAGTATAAGTATCTATGTGATATAAATAAGGATTATCCTGCCGGATTACTGGGAAAGGCACAAATCATTTCGGCCGACAACGCATTTTCTCGATATATCGCTAATTGTTTCGGCCAGGATAAATACGGTTATGATGGCGCTCAGTATACTTCAGTTGGTGCATTGATGGAATCTTTTGTCTATGTAGCGGAGATTGCACGAAAGAATCACTTAAAGGTCGCTATGCCGTATAAAATCGGTTGCGTTCGTGGTGGTGCTGATTGGGAGACCGTCAAGAAGATCATTGATGTTACATTTCAAGACGTAGATGTTGAGCTATGGAGATTGAAGGAGAAGTAATATGCGCAATTATGAATTTGATGCAGCAAAGACAAAAGATGAAATCATTACGTGGATTCGGAATTATTTCCGCAAGAATGGTCCTGACTGCAATGCTGTGGTTGGTATTTCTGGCGGCAAGGATTCCAGTATTGTGGCAGCTTTGTGCTGTGAAGCGCTTGGTAATGGTCGAGTGATCGGCGTTCTGATGCCGCAGGGGGTGCAGGACGACATTGGTGTAGCGCGGGATCTGGTTAGGCATCTTGGTATCAAGTCCTTCGAGATCAATATCGCGGAAACTGTGAATACGTTACTGGCTAGGGGTCGAATTGCCGGTCTGTGTGATTCCAAGCAGGCTCGTGTAAATCTGCCGGCACGAATCCGTATGGCAACCCTGTTCATGGTGTCTCAGAGTATGAATGGGCGGGTAGCGAACACCTCTAATTTTTCGGAGGACTATATTGGATTTGCCACTCTTTTTGGAGACGGAGCTGGTCAGTTTAGCCCTCTTGGCAAGCTAACTGTTACCGAGGTAAAGGCTGTTGGCCGCGAACTGGGGCTACCTGAAAAGTTCATTGAGAAAGCACCTGCAGATGGTCTGACCGGTAAGACTGATGAAGACAACTTCGGCTTTACCTATGATTTCCTTGACAAGTATATCCGTACTGGAGATTTCGGGGGCGATACTGCAACCGCAGCCAAGATTGATCGGATGCATGATGCAAACACGTTCAAGCTGTTGCCGATGTCGGTATATAATTCAAACCCGTTTGACTGGTGAGTCTAATCAAGGAGGATTTAGCAATGGAAAAGACAAAAGTCGATGTCTTGATTGTTGTTGATATGCAGAACGATTTCGTAGCCGGCGCTCTTGGCACTCCAGAGGCGAAAGCTATTGTGCCGAAGGTTGTGGAGAAGATCAAGAACTGGAATGGCAAGATTTTGTATACCAGAGATACACACCATGAAAACTATCTTAAAACTCAAGAAGGCAAGCATCTCCCCGTGAAGCACTGTTTAGAGGAGACGTGGGGGTGGCAGTTGATCGATGAGGTTGCCGCGACAATCACTGACGAGATGTGGGAATCTGACAATCCCATCTACGACAAAGAAGCGTTCGGCTCTTATTATATGATGCAGGACTTACGAGAGACTCTTCTTTGGTATTCTGACGTGGAAATTAACTCAATCACGCTGGTCGGACTTTGCACGGATATCTGTGTTATCTCCAATGCGATCATGTTGAAAAATGTGCTCCACGAGGTTCCTATCATCGTGGATGCAAGCTGCTGTGCTGGCGTCACTCCTGAGTCTCACAAGAACGCACTGGCTGCCATGAAGATGTGTCAGATTGAAATTGTAAACGAGGAATAAAATGCATTACGTTAATGAAGATATTATTTTGAGTGCTGATGGAGCAAAACGACTCCGGTATCTTCTAAGCCATCCGGATGTAGAGAACACGCAAAAGAAGTTAAAGGAGTGTATGGACTCTCTCGCTGAAATGAACTATCAAGAGAATGAAGACGGAACTTCTTCTTTTGATATTGACATTGACATTGAGGTGTAATCAATGGAAGAAATTATGATTTTCGGTTAATTCGTAGCGGATGCCAGGTGAGTAGCGGTACTGGGGCAGACATAACCGCCGCCAGAATAGTTTAAATGGAGGTGTACAATATGTTTTTACTTATCAATATTTATGAAAGTCAGGAAACATCAGCTTATATTGCCAACGTAAGCAAGTTTGAAAGTAATGAGGCGGCTCAAAAAGAAATGCAGAAATGTATTCAACGCACCTACTGGGATTACTATAGAACGTGGAAAGATGATAAAGAAGGCAAGGATTGCGAACCGTATATAGATGGTGATGACACGACGATGATGATCATTGGACGTGATTATAAGGACATTTGGCAGATTTATCATTTGTAAGGAGATTTGATTATGTTTGTAATTGATGAAACGACTCCCAAGATTGCAATTCCTGACGGATATTTTGTGTGTCTACTAACTGGAGCAACGGACAATTATCCGGGTCTTGGCATCTTTTTCTCTAAAGACGGAAAACAGTTGATTGGAATGACCTAATTTCAATCACTGAATACAATTCTGTATTTAAAAATATCCAAACGGTTGGCTTTCGGCAGGGGCAGGAAAACTATGTCGCCGCAATTCGTTTTGAAGATGGAAATATTATTGAAGAATGAGGGGTATGTGCAAATGGGAGTTTCAAAAAATATTTATAAAATTGCAAAAGCAAAGAAAATTTCTTTGAAAAAATTAAGCCGCATGGTTGATATGCCATACACGACTTTGTATAACGAAATAAAACGTGATACAAATGTTAAAAATATAGTTCGAATCGCAGAAGCTCTAGAGTGTAGTGTATACACTTTATATGACGATAAAGCAACGGATGAACTGATGGACAAGTTGCTTGGTAAAAAGGGTTGTGTTGAAATTTTGCCTATTAAAATGAATGATGGGAATATCAAAGACGAAGCACATCAACTGATTGATAAATATTTCATGCCAGCTAAAGCAATTATCGTAAAGGATTTTCTTAATACATACGGATTCTGGGACGCTCCGGCTTCTACCAAATATCACGGCAACTACCCCGGCGGCTTAGCTGAACACAGTCTGGCAGTTGCAAAAAATCTTTTGATGTTAACAGAGAAGCTTGGTTTGAAGTGGGATAATCCAGGGTCTCCATTTATCGTTGGTTTGTTACACGATGTTTGTAAAATGGATCAATACAAGTTGATTAGCGCAGAAAATGGTTATCAGTATGCTTATACAAATGATTCAATCTACAGTCATCACGGTGAAAAATCTATTTGTATGCTGGCGAGTTGTGTCACCTTGACCCAAGAGGAGATTGCTTGTATCCGCTGGCACATGGGCGCATATGAGACCGATACAAATGAATGGAAGTATTATGGCAACGCCATTGCAAAATATCCAAATGTGCTCTGGACGCACACGGCGGACATGATGGCAAGTCATATCGAAGGAGTGTAAACATGCTTGCATATGGGGAGATTTATTGTCAGCGATGTGGGACTATATGGTATGGCCCTAAGTGTGGAATGAAATATTGCAAAGAGTGCAGACGCATTGTCGACATAGAAAAAGTTAATCGTTGTAATCAGAAAAAGCAGGAAGAAAAAGAATCTAAAGACAAAACTCGTGAAGCCCTCCTAGACATTGTAAGAAAGGCCGACGCAGAAGGATTATCTTATGGGCACTATTGTTTAAAGCATGGAATTTGAGATGTAGTATGAAATATACGGTATATGCTTCTGCAATTAGATACTATGAGACTGTCATTGAGGCAGACTCAAAAGGAGAAGCGGAAAGAATCGCAAAAATCATGTGTAATGAGAATGAAATGAACGATTATGAAGACGAATTAACTTCGATTGAAGCAGTAGAGGAATAATTATGGACAACGATATTCTTGTTGTAAGCAATTTAACTGGTGCAAGCTATGTGATGAACGAGGATCAGATCGAAGCAGCATATCGGTATCAGCAGTTTAAATATCGAACTGAAGATGCTAAGGGGCACATCTATGATATGTTTAATGAATGCGATTGCGACGAAGAGACGTTCAAAGAAGTGTATGGCGTTACTTATAGTGAAATTCTGGATTGCGCAGAAGATGTTGCGGAGCAGTTTTTAGACAATTATGATTGCAACATTCCAGAAAACGATGAGTTCGATTTTATTATCTGGGACAAGATGCGACAGCTTTGTAAGGCAAAAGAGGCTGTTGATGTCAAGTAAATGGAAAAACTTGCGGCTTTCAGAGATTCAAGATCGTCGAGTAAAACTTACAAGTGAAAAGAAAAAGGAAATTCTGCGCAAATATCAAACTGGAGCGTATTCGCTTAGGAGTCTGGCTAGAGAATATAATGTGAGCCATAAAACAATCGCATTGATTGTGAATCCAGAATCAAAAGCAAAAAACGATCAATACATAAAGGACCACTGGATGTTCTATACTCTTGACTCAGAATCTCAACGGCTGGCACATCGACGTACAGAAGAATATAAAAAACGATTATATCAAAAAGGAGAATTAAAGTAATGGGACAGAGATTGGTTATTACGGTTCATGCTTTTGACGAAGATATCGCAACGATTTACTATCAGTGGTCTGCATATACCACGATCGCTCTTCAGGAAGCAAAGGATATCATTGATAATGTGGATTGGTTTAATTCTAGTAATAAAAATGAATTGATTCTTCGCATTACAAAGTACCTTGAAAGTTGTGGCGGTGGCGTAGATTTCGATGATCGAAAAACGTTTGAAGAAAAATATCCAGGCGAGAAGTTTAGTGATGATGTTAGTAGAAACTATGGGCTGATTGCTATTTCAGAAGATTCTATGGCAAAACAGCAAAACTGGTCTGCAGGAGACTTGACGATTGACTTCGATGCGGAAGAAGTCTACAACGATGTAATGTTTACATATGAATCTGATGAAGAATTTAAACAAGAGAGAGCAGACGCTGGATTTGAAGATGACGATATTGACGTGAAAGATATCAAGCAGATTTTATTTGATCCGACAGAGGTGCATTTCTTTGCACTCGATTCGGCGATCAAAACTCTGGATGATTTACAGTTCTGTCGCTACTTTGGTCAGATTTATGAACTGATTATTTGAGGTAAATTATGACACACGAATGGGTTGAACAGAAGAATAAAGAATATCATGAACAGTTTAAAGATTATCCACAGGCATTGGTAGATGAATGGAATCGAATTCCTGAATGGGCTAAGAGCGTCATCGATCGGTGTGTTGTTGATGTCGAGATAAAACTGTTTGAGGCGCTTGCAAAGCTTAACGAGGAACCAGACAGTTTCGATGTACATAGATTGATCACAGAAACGGGTAGTGATTCTTTTTTTGTGAAATGGTATATTAACCATGATATCGAAGAGGGTGCAGATTCCAATGAAGTGCTGAAGGAAATCTCGAAGGAATTTGAAAAGCTGCGGGATATGGCAGAAAAATATGAAGAATTTTTAGAATATAAAGATCGTTATCTTGAAGCAGAGGATCGTATTATGGAGTTTGATGGGGATATTATCATTACAGATCCATGTTATCTTTCTCATAATATGTCAAATGACGAGCGGAAAAAATTTAAATGTTGCGATATCAGCAGTCATGGCATCATTGGAATAGAGTCCAATACTTACTACGGTGATTGGGGTTGTACTACATTCGTGCCTGAAACGAAGGTTAGACTGGGCGAATTCTGTGCAGATGCCGGTATGGTATGTGTGGCTGATTTGGTCTCCGTCTTAAAGTTTAATCCAAAATACAATGATCATCTTGAAAAGCCTTGGTGTGCAACTTGGATCAAAAATTTCAAAGGTGTTGTTCGTATCGCCATTGATGAAAACAAAGAGCGCTGGCCGGCTTATATCGTTCATGTGGTAGGGCATGGTGTCAATAAAGAAACAGGAGAGACGATCGAATTTGATACGGCGCAAACATGGTTATGATGAACTATATTTTGAAATTATTATCTCGATTTATTGATTTCTGCCTTGATTGGGCATGGTTAATTGTTCCGATTTGGGCATTTTGTTTTATTGCTGTGATGTTAATAATCTAAGGAGTAAAGAGGTGGTAAAAATGACACGAGAAAAATTACAACGTATCATTGATAGCGAACCGTATGATTTTCTACGTACTGATCCTCACCTTGGTAAGCATTTGATGTTTCTTACTATTGGCGGCAGCCATGCTTATGGAACGAATGTAGCAGGATCAGATGTTGATATTCGCGGTATCGCTTTGAACTCCAAAGAGGATCTACTTGGGTTGGGTGAGTTTGAACATCATGTAGATACGATGACGGATACAACGGTATTTAGCTTTAACAAGATTGCAAAGCTGCTATCGAATGGAAATCCAAATGTATTGGAGATGTTTGGGAATAGTGACGATCTTGTTATCAGCTATAGCCCGACAACTGAGCTTCTTATGGCGAACAAGATGCTGTTTCTGTCTAAGGATGCTATTAAGCCATTTGGCGGGTTTGTAAACGATCTGCTTCGTAAATCCAGTCGGCTGTATATTGATATGACGATTGGCCGTTATGGAGAAGCCGAAGTTGAAAAAGCTCAGAAAAAGCTCAATAAGTTGGTCATGAATGCAAATCGGTTGTATTTAATGGCAAGTGTATGAAGCAAGAATGAAAACTTCTTGTGAAAATTCAATCTTGCCAGATCACGTCAATATGAAGTTAGTCAATGAGTTAGTTGTGACTATCAATGAGCAGGCGCTAAAGGTGGTGTAAAATGAAAGTCGAAGACTATTCGCCAGATGAATTGGCTGAAATTTTTAAGGAAGAATTAGATCGTCTTGGCATCCCATATCATTATGATTTGGACGTGGAATCGAAATTTGAGCCCTTAATGCCTGATGAGCCGATTTTGAAAGTGTAATTTATTGTACTATTAGGATGGTATAATTATAAGAAAGGAGTGCGTCCTCCTAAAGTGAGGATGTAAAAATTGAATATGTTGAAGCTGTCAGTGTCGAGTTCGAACAGCAAGATGGGTAATATCAAATCCATCTCTATGCCTCGTGTGGTGACTTGTGCACCTGATGTGCCGTGTGCTAAAACGTGCTATGTTCGCCATTTTGATTGGCGCGGTGTGGTTCGAGACGCATACGAAAACAACTTGAATCTGTGGTTGACCGACCCTGATGGCTTTGAATTGCAGGCAACTGCAGCAGCCTATGGGTCTTTTTATTTTAGATGGCACGTTAGCGGGGATATTGTCAGTCAGGACTATTTTGCTATGATGTGTCGAGTCGCTCGTAAGTTGCCTCGCACTCATTTCTTGGCATTTACAAAACAGTATAAAATCGTTAACCAGTATTTAGCAGCAAAAAAGAAAATTCCCAGCAATTTACATATTTTGTTTTCAGAATGGCCGGGGTATAATATGGATAACACCTATAATTTACCAGTTGCTTATGTATCGTTCAAAAATGGAGTTTGCGATGCACCGGCAGACGCAAACGAATGTGGCGGTCACTGTGAAGATTGTGCATATGCCGGCAAGAACTGCTGGGTGTTGAAAAAGGGGCAGTCTGTAGTACTGCGGGAGCATTGATCTGCAGGCCCCTATTATAATAAGGTAGGAGGATGCACATGAACTGTGTTATTACAAACGGTGCGTGCTACATTAAAAGAAACAGCGAGAACTTATTGGTTGCAACGGACAGTCTTGGAGACGCACTGTTGCAACCAGCTGAAAAAGCACAAGCTACTATGGCTTGTCTACCCAGGGCACTGCAAGATAAAGGATTTGGAGTGAAAAGTGTTTCGGAAATTCTTGGCAGCGTAGAGAGTTCTATGATGACCGAGGTCGAAAGAAACCAACAAGAAGAATACGATAACGGTATTCCGATTAAAGAGGGTGAGACTCTACGTAATATAAAACAGGCGCTGGTGATTGTGGATGAGACCCTTGGATCAATTCAGGCACTTTATGTCGATGCTTGCAAAGAATTGAATGAGACAAATATGGAAATTATTGACATTCAACATGCCATCGAATTTGCGAAGCCAAACGCCGTGAGGAAATGTTATCTTGAAACAGAATTACAAAAGGCACTTCTTCGTCGGCGAGAATGTAAAGATTTAAAAGTTCTTATCCAGTGTGTTATGGAATTTAATAAGTGTGACTGGGGAACTGGAAAGTTGCAGAAGGTTTTTGATCGATCTGAAAAGCGGTCTTATATGCCACGTATTCGAAATGACTTGTTTGAATAAAAACATAAAGGAGTACTATCATGAGTGGAGCATTTTCATTTATTCTTGGGCTGTTTGGTCTGGGTGCGGCTGCAGGTATTAGTGCAGGACAGTCCATCAGTCAGAAGAAAGCGGTTCATGAAGCCGTTGCTGAGATGGGTTATGTTGGCACCCCTGATGTTCTGCGGATGAGGGAGCGCGTCCGTAAGGAATGGTGGGATATGTGCGGTGATTATTATAACGCATGTCACAAGTCCAAATTAGATTACGGTAATCCTTGGAAGACGCCTATGTGCTATCTGACCAAGCGCTGGTTCGTTGCCCATCTAAAAGAGAAGGAGATTCCTTATGACGATGTGGTTGTGAACGATGTGACTGGCGTTTGCTATTATGAACACCAGAAAAAAGTTTCGCAGGAGTGGATACGAAAGTTGGGTTAAGAAGGAGTGTTAACATGAAAGCTTATGACGCATTAACTGGTGTACTTAGAACCGTTGAAGCGAATCATGCCAAATTACGAGAAGAACCAGATTCCGATGGGAATACTCATGATAAATGGGAAGCGGAAGAAGACGCTTTGTGCGAACTAGAAGAGGCTCTTGAGGAAGCCATTGATCGATATGATGAGGCGATGGAGGTTCGAAAAAGCTTGAGAGCGGCAATTTTAAAATAACAACTAATCGTGCTAATAAGGCTTGATTATTAGTGAACTGTGTGGTAAAATAACAACCAGAGAAGAATGGCCGCAGCCATTAAAACTACAATTAGTTGTACCGGAGGATGAAATGGTAAAAACTTTCACTGCGGATGAGTTTTTTGAATTCATCAAAAAATTTCGCTACATAGTCATAGGAGGATCTTCCGATAGAGAATCCGGCGTATATGTGGAAACAAGAACCGATAATTTAACGCTAGTTGAACGTTTAAGGAGCAAAAGCATTCAAGCTGATTTGTTTTCAGGAGGAACAAATCAAATCCAAGCTCGATTTGCGATAACAGGGAATGCTTTCCATTGTGATTTCGAAAATGAGCTTCTGGATCAAAATCAAAATTCTTTATTGGTCCATACAGATTTGAGCGGTGTTAAGATGCCAATCATATTATATAATTGAATCTAAACAGAAGAAATACAAAATACTATTGACTTCTACTGTTTAAGGTGGTATAATGGGACCATAGAAAACAAGCCATAAACAAGGAGGTCATAAATATGTTCGTGGCTGGAAAAAGTGTCCCGAAGATTGGCGAAATTCGATTTGGATACGTCGTAGCGAATGACGATCGAGCCGCAACACACAAGTACGTCGGAGTGCATCCGTATCTTGTGGTATCAAACAACATCTATAACAAATGTGCTGGACAGTGCGAAGTGATTCCATTCACGACAAAAAGAATGGGAAAGCGTAATCCGGTTCATGTTGATTATAAGGCTGGAGAGGTTAGCGGTTTGGCAAAAGACTCGACTCTTGTGATTGAAGGGAGAGACACCTTATTAAATTCACAACTCAGCGAACCAATCGGAGAGTTTACCGAAGACAATTGGAATAGAGCTGTTGAAGCGATGATGGTCCAGTGTCCGCTTCTAAAAAAGAAAAATGCCAGTTGAGCTGCTCGAATTAACATAATTTGCACAATTCCATTGCAAAATTCTTCTACATAGTGTAAAATACAATTGAGTGATTGCGACACCGTGTAGGAGCGTAAATTATGGATATTAGTCAGCAGCTTTACAACGCAGAACAGAAAAATCTTTTTATAGAAGATTACATTGTCACAACAGGGAAATCAAAGCAATGTAATGAAATCGAGAAGAGAAAGAGAGCTGTTAAGTTTCTGCGTGGGGTATCAAGTTTCGAATACCAGCACAATAAAGACTTTTGTACGTTTAAGATTGGCAGCGAAGAAATGAGATCCGTTTATGTTGGATGGCTTAACAATTGTTCGGAATCTACGGTTCGAATTGCCATATCAATTCTTCGTCAATATGTAAAATGGTGCTATAAAAAAGAAATCATTGATTATGCAACATATGCTAGTCATGCCTTGATTTCAAAGAATTCGGAGCTATATATAAAGAGCGATACGGAAATGTCAATTCCAACAAAAATCACTTCTCCAGTATTTTTAGCACAAAATATATCAGCGATGGAGAACGAATCAAGTGTTGGAGATGATTTTGTTTTTAAAACCGAAAATGGTTACTTTAACTATTTAAACGTCTTATTTGAAGACGATAAATATACAATGCCGGCTGCCGTTATGACTTTGTTCTACTACGGATTTTCAATTGAAGAAATACGTAGTCTGTACAGAAGAGATGTCGATTCTTCTGAAAGACGCATTCAAAACGTTATAATCGAAAACGAAACGGCAATGAAGCTGATTGAACGTGCAAAAAATTTGGATTCTTATGTCATTATTAAAGAAGATGGATATAAGAGAACAGAATATTTCATGGACTCAACACGTCTGATTCGTAATACTAGCAGAGGATGTGGAATGGTTTCTGAAGACCAAAAGATACCGAAAGAGTATTGCCACAAAATGAGACAGTATCAGCTGATGGCATCAAAAAAACTTCCTCGAAATTCGAAATATAAAAACGTCTTCATAAAGATGCCAACCGTGCAAAAACTTAGAGATTTTTATAAAATCTATAGAGACGAGCAGGAATTAGGCATCGAAGAGGTTAGGCGTCGTTTCAACAATGGAACGTATAATGTGCAATTTGACTTTTATGCATATAAGATAATGGCATCTAAAGCGCGTGATATATAATACATCCGGGGCGAAAGCCCCGATGTTTATCGAATTATAAACAGTAGAAGTAAACGAGAAAGGAGGAAAAATGAAAAAGTTAATTTGTTCGATATTTTTAATATGTATCGGAATGAGTTTCTCGGTAGTAGCCAAAGCAGAAGATCCAATCGCCACTTATCAGGAGTGGCCATTATATTTAAAAACGTATACAGAAGAAGTAAGCAATGAATATGGAGTCGATTACAGTTTGGTACTCGCAGTCATATACAACGAAAGCCGATTTAAAAGCGGACTGACTCATATGAACTCAAACGGAACAACCGATTATGGGCTGATGCAAGTCAATGAGGTTAATTTCAAATATTTGAACAAAACGCTCGGGATTGCGTCAATGAATCAACTTTTGGATGATCGAGTGGGGATTAAATGCGGGGTACATCTTCTTGCTTATCATAAAAACGCTACAGGAAACGATTCCGCAGCCCTTTTACGGTATCAAGTAGGAGAGGGTACTTATAAAAAGTATATAAAACGTGGTAAATATACAAATGATACGCATACGAGGGTGTGGCAATACAGAGATATTTATCATGAATATCTGAATCAAACGATTGCTGAATCAAAACTAGATGGATTCGTGAAGAGAGATCCGATTGAATCTATTTTAAATATGTGGGCAGAAATGCTCACTTGATAAGCTGGTGTAGCTCAGAGGCAGAGCACGGTACTTGTAATGCCGGGGTCGAGATTCCGAAATTCTCCATCAGCTCCATTGAACGGCGGTAGCCGCATTAAAGATTACATATTTTAAAGGAGTAAGATTATGACTACTGAAACTATGACAATTCATCGCGGTCTGGCAGAGTTGAAGGTTATTGAAGATCGCATTAACAAGCTTCTTCGTGAAGCTAAGTTTTGTGCACCAGCTAAAAAGAGCATGAAGAAGTTGGATGGTGTGGATATCGATGAGTTTAAAACAAATGCTCAGTCCGTTTTCGATAAGATCACTGCACTGATTTCAAAGCAGGCAGCACTTAAGCGAGCGATTTCCGAATCCAACGCAAAGACTTATGTTACTGTGGCCGGGGTCAATTTTACCGTTGCAATGGCAATTTGGATGAATCAGCATGGCATTGATTTCCAGAGTGCACTGCTTAATGTAATCGATCGCCAGTACTCTAATGCCACTGCCGTAATTGAAAATGCAAACGCTCGTCTGAGTGATCGTGCTGACGCTTTTGTGAGCGCTACGAATTCCGCTTCAGATAAGAACAACATGGATGCTGAGACTCTGAAGGAAATCCGCCAGGATTACATGGATCGCGAGACTATGGCCCTGGTTGATGGTATCGATGTTAAGAAGGTAAAGAGCGAACTGGCTGATAAGATCGATAAGTTCAAGGCCGAAGTCGATGCGGCACTGTCTGCTTCTAATGCTGTGACTGAGATCACGATTGAATACTAAGTTGTAACACCGTAAGGTGTCTACATAGTCATTGTTTATCGAAAACGACAAACCGTAATTGTTCGCTTTTGTTTGTAGGGACTTGCTTAAGCGAAATCAAAATATAAAAAGCTAACACCTATATAAAAGTGGCCTCATAAGCCTCCAAGATGAAAAAGCAAGTTTATATTAGATTATAAATAATACTTGACTTTCTGATTTGCTAAATGGTTAAAGCGACAGACAGAAAATCTGTAGTAGTGGGTTCGAATCCTACATCAGAAAACAAAATCGATCAGTAAGCGGAATCAACCCGAGGGAAGATACGAGCTGATCAAATTCATCCGGAAAGGTTAAAGTTTACGATTAAAGGTTAAAGGTTGAAAGTTCAAAGCTTAAACTTCTAGCTAAAGATTAACGTATAACGAATACAGGTCAAAGAATATTAAAATCCATGAGTTTGTGTTTGTGGATCAATTACGTAAGTCCCGTCGTTTACCACATGGCTGATAAATGGTGAGCGCCTTGGCGGGGGCGTAACAATACCTGCCGTTTATATGGTTCGGTAGCTCAGAAGGATAGAGCACTAGCCTGTCACGCTAGGGGTCGTGGGTTCAATCCCCATCCGAATCGCTTATGGTCCTATAGTTCAGTTGGTTAGAACGAGAGACTGTTAATCTCTATGTCACCTGTTCGAGTCAGGTTAGGACCTCTTCGTGGTTCTGTAGCTCAGTCGGTAGAGCAGGGGACTGAAAATCCCCGTGTCGCCTGTTCAATTCAGGCCGGAACCACCAATGTGCAAGTTGATTTGATGATTGAATTTGGTCGAAATCCTCCATAAAAGGTTGTCCACCAAGGGCGAAAAATCAATATGAATTTTACCAATATGATGTTATCAATGACGTTTGCAATAGGATTAGCGAGGTAGTCACACTCCTGATCAGGGGTTTATGTAGCAAGCTTGGTCAAACTGCGTGCCCTGACGATGTAAGATCCGCATTCCGAGCGCAACTGTGCGTGAGTCTCACCAGCTCGAAAACAGTTTATATGGTCGTGTAGCTCAGACAATGGTAGAGCAAGGTGAGACCCACCCATTGCCGCTGGTTCGAGTCCAGCCACGACAAGACCGAAAGTTTCTTGTAGTTAATTATGTCGTTGAAAGTGCGCATTATCGTTGGCATCCTGAAACGAAGTAGGCATGGTGAAGGAATAACACTGAAAAACCTTATGTAGCGCGGCTATAACCCAGAGGGGCTTGACCCAAAAGGATGATTGAGTTTGAGAACCGCAGTGGATAAGCATATCGCCAATAGTTCCACATTAAAGGAAACGGTAAATGCCGGACGCCTGACCCGTTAAAGCCAGGACGAGGACCACAGGTTACATCCCTCTGTGGTCGTTATATGGGTCAGTGTGCTGAATGGTTGAAGGCAGCAGACTGTAAATCTGTGACACAAGAAACATTGTAGGTTCGAATCCTATCTGGCCCACCAAGTAAGTGATTCTTAAATTGCGCAGAACAAAGGGATAAGCCTTTTAGGGGATAGGTACATGTGCCAAACCTGATTATCGGTGATGATGCCAACTCGCGAGGGTGCGCAAGCCGACTTTTATATGCGATCGTAGCTCAGATGGTAGAGCAGCAGTCTTTTAAACTGCGGGTCAGGGTTTCGAATACCCTCGGTCGCACCAAACAAAACAAGGAGATGATTCTATGAACGTTGTGAAATTCAAACCAGAAGACTACGCAAAAAGTTCTTGTTCAACAGAATTCTATAAGTCAGTCGGGTTGTTTGACGTCATCAAGGCTGGCGTTATCACAAATGTTCATCAGATGAAAATCAATCCGAAGACTTACAAGGAAGTAGATGAGAAGCTGTGCTCAAACTGGAAACGGAATAAGGTCACAAAACGGCTCCGGCAAGACAAAGCACAATCAATGATCTCATTTGACTGGATGAATTATTCACCTGTTCAGGATAAAACCGTTTCTGAAAATGAAATTTGGTGGGAGGCTACAAATGAAAAAGCAGCAGACGTACAAAGGTCTTATTGGAAAAGGTTGGTATGACCAGAGCGAATATAGTCATATGTTTGCAGCTTGGGCACAGCATCGTAATAATTGGGCGATCCGTAAGGCTGACAATCGCAAACTGGCTAAGGCTCGTTTGAAACGAATTGAGCGAGAGCAAATCAAAAAGGAGCTTGAGGATTATGACAGCGGGAGAAAAAATTCGAAAACGTCGAATTGAAGCTGGCGTTAAGCAGAAAGACTTTGCGAAGTTAATGGGCAAAACGGCCGCATATGTAAGCGCAGTTGAGCTCGGAAAACGCGGAGTGAAAGAAAAGCAACTTGAAAAATTCGCGGCGGTTTTAGAATGTAATACGGCCGATTTAAGAGACGATGTTTCTCGATATACGATCGATCCGCATGATGATGATTTTGGTGCGATTTGTAATTGTGCGGTCCGATATGCACTTGGTCGCAAAACTTATATGCCGAACTTAGTGATGGGTTTTATTAGGCCGCATCTAAGCGAATTGACAGATAAGACACTATGGTGTTTTCAGAATGATCTTCAAGAGCGGGCTCGTATTACGAGAGATTTTTCTGATGAATGGGCCGGCGATGAGTGGAAACAGTTTCAGCAGCTGGTTCATGAAGAGCTTGTAAGGAGACATAACTCCAATGATTGAACTTATTCTTGCGACGATTTGTATTTGTTTGATCTTTTTAATGTGTTGGAAAATCTGCGATGACATGTTTAGCGATGCAGGGGTTAAATATCTTGCCTGGACGGCGTCGGGAGCAATGTGTGTCTTCCTAATTTTTGCGACCACAAGTTTTATTAGAGGATGAATAATCCTCTTTTATATGGCAGTGTGTCCGAGTGGTTTATGGAAATAGTCTTGAAAACTATCGATGGTAAAACATCCGTGGGTTCAAATCCCACCGCTGCCGCCATATGGCCTGTTAGTCAAGAGGTGAAGACGCTGCCCTTTCACGGCGGAAACATCGGTTCAATTCCGGTACAGGTCATTTCTTGAAAATTAAATATCGAGAGGTATCAAAATGAAAACAGAAGATTGGATCTCCGTAAAAACTGATTTGCCGAAAATTCCCGACGGCGAGATTTGGAGTAAAAATGTTTGGATTTATGATGAGAAATACGGACAGCAACAAGGATATTTTACAACTGATGGGGTATGGTATGAGTTGAACGAGTGTCGTTGGCTAAAAAATGTTACACATTGGATGCCTCTGCCAGATGACCCGCAAAAGGAGAAAACCTAATCATGAAAACGACGAAGAAAGATTGGATCTATCGTGTGATTCTTCTGATTCTGTTGGCGATTATCTGGGACATTGGCGCGGCTCTGACTTCGCCAATTTTTGTTCCCCAGAAAGGCGCTGTGTTTCGTGAATTCTTTCTGCTGATTCAGAATGGCACAATGCTCAAAGCGTTTCGATATTCATTGATTCGTATTACAGCAGCAGCTCTTCTGAGTGCAGGTATCGCAGTTCCACTTGGCTGCCTGATGAAAATCTGTCATCCGATTCAAAACCTGTTGTATCCGGCAATTCGAGCGATGAGGTTCCTACCAGTTACCGCTTTCTATCCACTGCTCACGATGTGGTTCGGAATTGGCGAGAAGATGAAAATCGCCTTCTTGTTTGTAGCCAGCTTCGTATTTATGTTGCCAAGCGTTCTGATTGCTCTGGACGATGTCTGTGATGATGTGATCGAGGCATCTAGTATTGACGGGGCAGGGAAATTCAACACGGTCACACGAATTCTTCTTCCAATCGCTGCTCCGTCCATCTGTCAATCGTTCGCTACAATGTATGCAATCGGTTGGACCTACATCGCAGTAGCGGAAACGGTGAATGCAAAGTATGGTATCGGGTATTTGATCTATACTTCGTCTGCTCGTGGTCGCACAACGTTGGTGTTTGTTGGAATTTTGGCGATTGTGATTTTCAGTATTCTGTTTGATTGGATCACAAACGCTTGTATCAAGAAGATTTTTAAGTGGAAATTTTCATAAGGAGGACACATGACACACGAAATCGAAATAGATGGTTGTCTGAACGTTCCAACCACTGTCAGTTTGAATGACGTTGTAGATGAATTCTTAGCATTTATAGAAAATCGCGGCTGGTATTTTGGTGGTGGCTTTAATGAATTTAAAGACGACCACTATGAATCAATAGATGTTAGAGAAGAAGATTAAAGAGGAGAAAATTATGGCAAAGAAAAGTTTTTTCGAAAAGCTCGGTCTTGTTGAGTCGGATGAACCGGTTGGAACTCCTGAGTTCGAAAGTGAGCTGCGCGTATGTAGTGGCGTCGGAGATCATTACATCAATGGAGATTTCCCAGAGGACGAACAGGTTCAGGCCGAGGTTCCAGAGGGTGACACGATTGACATCGAAGCCGTCTATAATGCGAACAATATGAAACCTGCCGACGCCGTAACGGTCTACAAGATCAAGGATGTGATCGATACATTCCCGTCTGAGATGCCCACCAAGACAAAGCGAGCAACAGTCAAGAACCTGATGATGACGCTGGGTTACGATGCGACTGCGATTATTTCTGATGCAGAGCAGCGCAAGGAACTTCTGCGGACGGTTGGTAATGACAAGATGAACGCTCTGTTTGACGAGATGAAGAGCAACGACCAGCAGATTGAATCCATGAAGGAACAGATTGAAGCGCTGACTAATCGCAACGTTGAAGCTGGTGCGGCCATTGAAAAGATCACCAATACAGTTCAGGACGAACTCAAGATGATTTCTTCTATTGAGGAATTTATTGAAGAGGATAAGCCTGAACCCGCCGGGAAGGAAGGTGCTCAGTAATGTTTTCTTTAACCATTCCTGAGTTTGTGGTCATTTGTGTCAGTGGTGCATTTGTAATCAGTCTGATTCTGTTCCCATCTTGGAGAGAGCAAATTAAAACTCTCGCTGGTGGATTTCTTCAAAAGTTTGTGCAGGACACAGCTAAAACTCCTGAAGGAGCCAAGGCAATCTATGCACAGAAGATTGATGAGGCAACTGATCAATATAACGATGCGTGCTGCACTCTAAGAGATTTAACTGGCAAGCTCAAGACGATTCAAGATCAGTTCGCCTCCGCGCAGAAACGAGCTGAAGATTACGATAAACGCGCTAAGGCCGCTATGAGTCGTGGCGACGAAGAGTCTGCTACTATTTTTGCTCGTAATCTTCAGGAAGAAATGGACGCTATGGAGAATCTGTCTCAGCAGTATGCTAAAATGCGCCCGGCAGTTGATGAAATGAAAAACATCAAAGAAAAGTTGGAAAATCAGCTGGCAGCTCTAAAGCGTGAGAGTAAAGATGTCGTCTCCGAGATGCAGGCTAATGAGCAGATCTCGGCTGCATATGATTCCGTTGGTAAGTTTCGTTCTGCTACTGGTACAGATAAGATGCTCAATGCTACTCGTGATGGTCTGCAGGAGAGTCGCGAGAAAGCAGCTGGCGCAAAGGTCCTGTATCAATCAAGCCGTGATGGTAAATTGGATAAGGCCAATGCGAAAACTGCTGATTATAAGGTAAATGATTATCTGGAGAGTCTAAAGAAGGGGACTGCTAAACCCATCACATACGACATTAAGGATATCAATGCCTTTACTAAGTCGTCTGGATTGAATACTCAGTCCAAGAAATAAAATCAAAAAATTAAATAGGAGAGAATAACATGTCTAAGTTCAAATTGACTAAGGCTGGCCGCGCTGTTGTTGGCGTGGTACTTACTGTGGCTGTTGCTATTGGTATTGTTGGCGGCATCAAGGGCGGCGTGATCAAGTTCGACAAAAAGAAGCCGACAGCCTCAAAGCCGAGCACTTCTGTCAGTACGGATAAGCCTTCTAATTCCGCCGGGGATGATACGATCAATCTGTCTCTGGACGAGTGGGCGGGCTGGCTGAGTTGCGTTACGGCAAATGGCGGTCTTACTACTCAGCCCGGTTCTGTGTTTGATCAGCTTGGCATCAAGGTGAATATCAATGTCATCAACGATGCAACCGAGTCTAGCAACGCACTAATCTCTGGTGATCTGCAGGCCGCTGGTTATACTACGAATCGCGTAGCATTCCTGTCTCAGAAGTTTACTGACGCTGGTAAGAATGTCATTATGCCGATTTTCACCAACTACAGCTATGGCGGTGACGGTATCATCGCTTCTACTCAGTTCGCAGATGTGAATTCGTGGGTCAATGCCAAGATCGGTGTCCCTGAGTTCTCTGAGGCTGAGACTCTGGTTGCTTGGTTCGTTAATAATTCCAGTCTGTCTGATGCTGACAAGGCAACTATCATGAACAATCTGATTATGTTCGGCACCGCAGACGATACCGCTAAGGCATATTTCGCTGGCCAGATTGATGTGGCTGCTACTTGGGAGCCCTATTTGACTCAGGCCAAGACCTACACCAATAGCACTGTCGTGTTTGACACGAAGTCTTCTTCCTCTCTGGTTATGGACGGCATTGTGTTTGACGCAGATTGGGCAGCAGCTCATGAAGATACCGTTAAGAAGTTCATTCAGGGCATTTTGATGTCTTATGACCAGCCTATCAATTACAATGCAGCTCGCGAAGTGTTCCCGATGTACTCTACTTCTTCTGATGCCGATATTGATGCGACTTATGCAAACGCTAAGATGGCAAGCTGGAAAGACAACTACAATATTCTGAATGATACCGCTCCGATGATTTATAACCAGATGTGCGACATTTGGGAGGGTCTGGGTGAAACCGTTAATCGTTATCTCGTAAATACGCTGTTTGATACTACATACATCGATGCGCTCAAGAGTGATTTCAAGTCTACTTCTGCTGCAAATGCTACTACGAAAGTGACTGTGAGCGACGAGACTCGTGCTAACATCACTCAGCAGGTCACTGGTAATCTGGACTATGACTCTATGCTGAGCAAGACCGCGAATGTGACTTTTGTGCCGGATTCTTCCGTGTTTACCGATCAGGCCAGCGCTGCTTCTGTTCTAAATGATTTCGTGAACATCGCTAAGACTCTGGATGGCACTATGATTGTTATCAACGGTAATATCAATGCGAATAACCAGACCGAGTTTGGCGTGCAGCTTTCTGCTAACCGCGCTCAGACCGTTGCAAATTATCTGGCGTCTCAGGGTATTGATCAGAATCGACTGATTGTCACTGGTTCCGGCAATGCAAAGTATCAGGCTGATAAGGCGGCTGGCGCTCTGAGTAGTGATGCAAGCGTGTATCAGTCCACGGATATCAGTTTCATGCGAATCGAGAACTGAGGTGATTCAGATTGATCTGGATTGAAATCAGCAAAGCAATTTGGATTGTTGGCGGATTGATGTTGGCTTCTTTTGTGGCTGGTTATCTCTTCCATGGTCCAACTCCTAAGATGTAAAACTCACGGCGGTGCTCAGGTAGCACTGGGTGCCGCCTTATATAATGGGGATTAACTTAATGGTAGAGTATTCGACTTTGACTCGAATAGCGACGGATCGTAACCGTCATCCCCAGCCAGAAAAAACAAAATCAAAGGAGATTGCAAATGGTTACAGAAGAGCAACTTGAGACTGCACTTCGCGATTTTATTAACAATTGTAAAGGGTATGGAGTTGCATATGACACTCATTGTTTGAAATACAGATATCATTCTGTGTGCGACAGATTAATAGTGTATGAATCTAATGAACCATGTGATTGGACATTTTACTCAAAAGAGGAGGCCAAATGACAACTCCAAAAGATTTAGAAACCGCACTGTTAGATTTCATTACAGAATGCGAACAATGCGAACATTGCGATGGGTGCATGTATCGTGAATTTTGCACTCGGTTTGTCACTCCACACAAAGATTGTCCAAATGAATGGATGGTTTTAGAGAAGTCAGGAGGTATTCCATGCTAACAGTAGAACAAAGCAAATCCATCTATAAAGAACTCGCAGCTGTTTGCGTTGAAAGAAGTGGAAACGGACTAGACTGTTCTGGATGCAAATACGAAAACAACTGTGATGATATATTGAAAGAGGTGTTTAAACTTGAGTGTTTATATGACAGGTGATATTCACGGAGGTCTTGGTCGAATAAGTGATTTAAAATACTTCTGTATCGATCATCCGGATATTGAGTGGATCATTTGTCTCGGCGATGTCGGTCTGAATTACTACGGTAAAGGCAATGATCAGGAAGAATATATCAAAAAACGCGCTGGTGAGATTCCCACGAAAATGTTCTGTATCCACGGTAATCACGAGCGGCGGCCGAGTGAGACAGAAGGGTATCAAGAGGTCGAAGTCACAGAGGGGGCGATTCGTGGCCCAATGTTGTGGAATTCTGAGCATCCCAATCAGTATTTTGCGATTGATGGTGCGATTTATGTAATTCAAACATCTGAACGTACATTAAATGCACTTGTTTGCGGTGGTGCTTATTCTGTTGACAAATATTATCGGCTGCAGCGTGGTTGGAATTGGTGGCCGGATGAACAACCAAGCGAACTTACAAAAGGTCTCGTGCGTCTTATGGCGACAAGATATCCGATTGACATCATGCTGACCCATACTTGTCCGCTCCGTTTTGAACCCAAGGAATTATTCTTGGATTGCATTGATCAGAATACGATTGATCAGTCTACAGAAGAGTTTTTCGACGAACTTTATGAGCAATTCCCGGCGGACCATAAACCGATGTGGTATTTTGGCCACTTTCATGGAGATAAATACACTGACGATTATGTGATGTTGTATCGAGACATCATAGAACTGAAGTGATTTATAAATAGAAAACGAAAGGGGACTACCGATGCTGTATGGACGAGCATCTCCGAATCTAATGCGATAGTAACAAATCAAATCAGATAGGAGACATAATATGATTTGCAATTTTTGTGGTAAAACCTTAAGCGATATCGATGAAGACGTTTTGGGCGAACAGCAGATCGTTTTTCCGTATGGAAGTAAACGTGATGGAGATCGAATGCGATTTGTTCTTTGTTCCGATTGCATCGACAAATTGGCCGATGAATTTATTGCTCGCTGTAAGTATGAGCCAAAAATTATTCAGTTCGGTACGATTTTGCCTTCTTGGGAAAATAAAACCACAGAAGAAACTGATTACTAATTTTTACATAACAGGAGGTACATATGGCAGATAAGAAGAACGACGTTTATGCACGTTTTAATTTTTGCGGTAAAGTTTCCGCTTCTCGAAAGGTTCCAATGGTGAAACGTGAAACTTTTGGTCCCAATGAAAAGGCTACTATCAATTTTGGAGTTAAGGCCGGCACTAATATGGGTTATGTCACGCTGAGTGGCTTTAAGAATAATACGATTAAGACTCGCAATGTCGATGGCAACAACATTGATGTAGCATGGGATAACCGTCTGGATGAGGACGTTATCAAGATGGTTTCTAGTACCAAGAAGTTTACAGTGAATCTTGGTGAACGCAAGGAATTCATTACCGAGTGGGACATGATTGAGTATCTGGAGTCAGCTCTGGCTGGTTATGAAGACGATATCATCGTCACTGGCAACTTTAATCTGCGTCCCGGTACTGGTAAGTACAGCGATCAAGTCTATCGTGAATTCCAGATTCAGAATGTGTTCATGCCAGGCGAGAAGGACGTCCCGCATCTGACCATGAATCTGGATCTGTATTACGACAAGGACAGCATGGACAAGAGCGACCTGAAGACTGACGGTAAGATCACTATGCACTGCTACACCCCAATGTGGTCTAAGGCAGATGCTGCTCGTAAGATGTTCAAAGTCGATACTGTTTTCAACACTGCGGTTTTTGATATGGATAAGCCGAAACACAAGGCTATCCATGATTACAAGATGCGCTATTTGGAAACCAAGTCTCGTAATCCTGTGCATATGAACTGGCAGCTTGCTGTCGTTAATGGTGCTGAAGAGGTTGAATTTAGCGAGGACACTCTAAGCGAACAGCAGAAGGAGCAGATTGAACTGGGTATTTCTAAGCTGGAAGATTTCCGCAGGGGCCCGATTTTTGGTCAGCGTGTCAATGAGCTGCGTCTGGTAAAGCCTATTTTGACGGGAGAGTTTGAAACTTGTAAGACTGCTGCTGAGTCTGACTTTACCGCTCGCGAGTTCGAGGATGAGATCTGGGTCCCGGTGTCCGATGAGAGCGTAGATGATATGATGAAGGGCGGCTCCAAGGCTAAGACCAAAACGAAGGCTGATCCTGTAGTCGAGACATCGGAAGACAGCGATGATGATATCGACACCATGTTTTGAGTTGGTTGATCTTCCATGGAATGAATAAAAAGGAGAGTACATAATGGCGCGTAAATATGGTAAGAAAACCGAAATTAGCCTGAATCCGCTCGATTACAGCATCTATTTGATGGGCGAAGGCGGCATTGGTAAAACTACTGTGATCAAACAGGTCTGTGAAAAGATGGTTGGCGACGAAGGCTACATCTTCCTGACATGCGGTAAGGAAGCAGACCAGGCTACTATCGAGGGTATTGTTCAGGAGCCCGTATGGGATTGGGAACATTTCGATGATGTTACGATGGATATTATTGAAAATCGATTTTCTGATTATCAGGATTTGAAGGTCGTTGTCATTGATACTATTGACGAGCTGATGCAGATGGCGGAAGAGGAAACTGTTAGACTTTGGAACCGCGATTGTCCTGCTGATAAGAGAACCAAGTCTTTTAAGGCATGCTATGGCGGTTTTAATGGGCCAACTGATAAGGCAACTGAAATTGTTGTTAACCGTCTGTGGGAACTAAAGCGCGTTGGAATCAGCCCGATTATTATTGGTCATACCAAGAAGACTGACATTACTGATCCTGTGACGCTGGCAAGCTATTCTATGCTGTCCACCAATATGGACAAGCGGTATTTTAACTCACTGAAGAACAAGGTCGATATCGTTGGTGTCGCTTATGTTGATCGTGACATTGATAAGGTAAAAACTGGTCGTAAGAATGTTGTCAACGGAAAAGAAGAAATTGTCGGCAAGGTTAAGTCTGAACGTCGTGTGATTTGCTTCCGTGATGACAACTTCTCCGTCGATTCTAAGAGTCGTTTTGCTGATATTGTAGACCGTATTCCTTTGGATGCGGATGAATTCATTAAAGCTCTGACTGACGCAATTAAGGCGGAGCACGATAAGGGTGGTCGTTCTTATGAAACAGACCTGAAAAAGCAGGCGGCAGATAAGAAGAAAGTCGAATCCGTACAGGCCGAGCGTGCAAAGCAGTATGTTGATGCGGCTCAGGACGAGCCTCATCGTGCAGAGTGGGTCAGTGCTATTCAGGATCGTTACAGCAATGCCTCTGATGATGTCAAAGCCCAGATCAAAGCGATTCGAGACAGGATCAATCTGAAGTTTAGTGATCCGGAGTTTCCTATCAACGAACTGAAGAGCGCTTATTTTTTGGTCAGCTGATACAACCTATAGTATTTTGACAACCAACTAATTTGCGTAGTGGTGGGATGGTGGGCAGTTTGAGGTAGGAAATATGGCGAAATCAAAGATGGTCAAATGTATGGCCACGGGAGTTGAAGGCCCAAAAGAGCAATTCTACAAGGCTCCCAACAATAGATATTTTCAGTCTGAAGCCGTTTATCAGGCTTGGCTTGAAGGCCGTCGGAAGGAAAAGGCTCGGAAGGAGAAACCCAAACCTCAAAAGAAGCCAGGGCGAACGACCGAGTCATATAAGAAGCTGTGCGATACGATTGCTGGTTTAATTGGTTATGACCTTGATGGGGGACAGCCGATGCCGACAGTTGTGTTCAGACGCCTGAAAGAACTGGAGTTTTATTCTGATGAAATTATTCAGATGACCTTAGATGAGAAGCGTACTGCAATTCAATGGGCAATCACGAACAAGAACTTTTCTGATGATACAGCAAAAGCCAATTATCTAATGGCCATTGTTCGAAATAATATCGCTGCTGTTTATCGCCGCGAGAAAAACAAGATTGAAAAAGCAGTCAAAGAGGAATCTCGTCCTGATTTCGATACGATGGTTGATTTGTCGAATGTCGGTGCGGTACATAAGGGAAAAGATGTTAGCAGCTTGCTAGGAGGTGACGATTTGTGGATTTAACCAAGGCGATTGAAAAGATCGAAGCAAATCGTGTACAGGCCGAAGCAAGCTTTGTTTTTTGTCTTTGGAAAGATCCCCAGCGATACGACGATTACAAAAACATCAACGAAGGAACAGATAAAACCCTGATCTGTGAAGAACAGGTTTTCTATTTCATGGTCGGTCGCGGCATTCGTCGGCAGGGCTTTTCTAATATCGATAACATCACTCTCGATACATATCTGGCAGACAAACCCACACTACGTCGGCACTACGAAGAGTTGAACGGATGGCGTGCTTGTAAGGCGATGATGGATCTGGTCGATCCGGAAAATACGGATAGCTATTACAACCAGATAGCCAAAATGAATACGCTTAAAATCTTGGCCACCAAGTATGACGATCTACTCAGTCACCCGGAGCGCTTTGATGATGCCACGAATGAAGATGTGTATAACACTTTCGAGCTGCTCAATAACAGTGTGGCGCTGACAACCGGCAACGATTCAAAAATCGAAAATCTTGTTGTTGATGAAAGATACATCCAGCAGTGCAATGCCGGCATGGATCAGGGAATCAGTTATGCAGCCGGAGCACCTCTATTGAATTATCTGACGCTTGGCGCTCCTGTTGGGGATATGTATTTGTTTGCTGGTCACAGCGGCACAGGAAAATCAAGTTTTATCTTTGAAAATATGGTCCTCCCATTTGCAGAAGGTGGAACAGGCGTTGCGATTATTTCAAACGAAATGCAGAGCAAAGCATATAAAAATATGTTACTGGTTCACATCCTCACGAAAGAATTGGACTACTGGAAAATTACCCGTAAGAAGCTCAGTCTTGGCCATTTTAATGAAGAGGAATTGGAGATGCTTCGTAAGGCAGCAGCCATTACAAAAGAAAAGTATTCCAATATTCGCTTTGTAAAAATGTTCGAAAACGACACTTCTAAGGTACTTCAGTACATCAAGCGTCTTGCAAGATCCGGCACAAAGGCAATCATCTATGACACTATGAAGTCGGATGACGGAATTGACGATAAGATGTGGCAGGCACTGTTGATGAACAGCCGTCGCATTTTTAATACTGTTTCAAAAGAACAGGTCGCTATGATCTGCACTTTCCAGTTGGCATTACATACTACGAATCAGCGTTGGCTTGACGCAACTTGTCTGTCAAACTCAAAACAGATAAAAGAAGTGGTAGCTCAAGCTGTATTTGCCAGGGCGTGTTGGCAGGACGAATATACCGGTGAGAAATTTGATTGTAATCCCTATCGGCGGAATAAGGATAATCCAAAAATCAAAGAGCCATTCATTATGGATAAAGATAAAAAATATATGGTTCTTTTTTTGAATAAAACTCGTTCTGATGAAGATGGTCAAACTCTTCTTTATCAGTGGGATTCAGCTTGGAACCGTTGGATCGAAATTGGTTTCTGTACCATTGTAAATGACCATGGCCAGTACGACCGCAGATAAATAAGGAGGGAGGCTTCGATATGAATGGATGTCAATGTATTAACGTCTAAGCTTGAAAATCAGCCAGACAAAATCATTCAGATCCTTGAAGCGCTTGGCTTTGAAAATATCAAGTTCAATCCTCTCAAAAATAATCTGCGATTTGCTCGGGAAGAACAACGAAATCCAACCAGTTGTATGCTCGATTGCGGTACGCTTCGGTTCTTTGTTTTCTCTACAAACCAAAAGGGGAATCTTTTCAGTCTGATTATGGATGTCAAAAGATGTTCATTTCCAGATTCTTTGAAATTCGCTGCACAAAAGGCTGGTATCTCAGAAGAAGAGGTCAACATCAAGACGCATTGGCCGTTCGGTGGGTTCTTTTTAAAACTGATGCCTGACTATGAAGAAGAGATGGAAGATTTGAAGACGTACCCGGAGGAGACTCTGGAGCCGTATGCTAATAAATACAATCTCCGCTTCATTAAAGATGGTATCAGCCTTGATACTCAGCAAAAATTCGGTGTCGGTTATGATGTGGAATCAAATCGAATCACGATCCCAGAGCGTGCAACTGATGGTTCTTTGGTCGGCATCATGGGCCGTGCCAATTACGAGTGTGAACACGATAAACGCTGGTATCCATTGATCGCTTGTCCGCGCAGTAAAACACTATTTGGATACGCTGAGAATTATTATCGGATTCAGGAAACAGGGAACATCGTTCTGTTTGAATCTGAAAAGGCAGTCCAGCAATGCGATTCGTTCGGCTGTAATATTGCCCTCGCAACGTGCGGCTGTCATGTATCAGATACGCAAGCCAAATACATCAAACGAATGCTGCCAAAGAAAATCATTCTGGCTTACGATGAAGGACTTGAAGAAGAGCACCTGGTCAACGAATGTAAAAAACTTATCGTGAACAATCCGATTTTAAAAACAAAGGTTGGATACATTTGGCCTGACGGGTTAATTCAGGATGGCTCCAAAATGAATATCGCTGATCTTGGTAAGAATGTTTACAAAGAGGGCGTAACAAAATATGTGAAATGGGTGGAGGAGTGATGTAAATGGGTCAAAGAGTCGTTGCCCCAGAACTACAGGTTTTATACGACAAAGGGGCGCAAGTGTACAGCTATTCAAAGCTCGGCACGATTCATGATTGCCCGTATAATGCATATCTTACATATGTCGAAAAGCGCGAACAGTGCGCCAATGTGTACTCATCTCTTGGTACTGTGGTTCACGATACGCTGGAAGGAATTATTGAAGGGAAGAACACAGAAGCGGATATTGGTCCTGCTATTGAAAACGGTCTAGATGAACTCGATATGCTTGGGATTGATTTTCCAAAAACGAGAGATGGTGGCAATGGCATCCGCGATAAATGGATCTCAAACATGCGTTGTATGGCTCGTGATTGGATCAGTCCAAAAGGCAAGTATGAAGTCGAGAAGCTGCTTATTCTGAAGATTCGTGATGATCGCTATCTTCAAGGTTATGCGGATTTGATTCGTGTCCTGCCAGACGGGCGGTTGCAGGTGTTAGATATCAAGACTTCCAGTCAGTTTAAGGATGAAGACCTGCTTCACTATGGTCGTCAGCTGGTTGCGTACACTCTGGCACTTGAACAGGCTGGGTTCAAAACGGCCGTTCCTTGTTGGATCATGGTGAAATACTGCAAGATTACATACGAAACCGGATTTGGAAAACGTGCAAAACCAGCCGAAAAGGTGCTTGATCGATGCAAAGTGGGTTACACGCTGCGGTCAACGGTTCGTTCCAAAATGAAGGCCGCCGGGTATGACAATGAGCAGATCGAGATTGTTACCCAGGCATTTATCGAATCGAACGATATCAATGATCTGCCGGAAGATATTCGCTGTCAGTTCAAATTGACTACATATGTCAGACCGTATCCTGTCACCGATGAACTGCGCAAAGAATGCATCGATTACATAAACGAAACAGCGGACGAGTTCGAGGAGCGGAAACGCAGTGGCGAGTGGCCTGCACGAGAGATTGAAGAAAAAAATGGCAGTCCCAATTTCTTCTGTACCAATCTTTGTGGTCATCGCAAAACCTGTGAACCGCTTCGGGATTGCATCAACAAACGGTCGTTTTATGCGACAAAAGACCAAAGCGTGGTCGGTATAGACGATTTGTTTTAAGGAGGATTCATGGAGCAAAACTATGTTGTATACCATTTGCACGACGATAAAGGTTCGCTCCTTGATTCTTGTACAAAATGGGAAGACTATGTTGATCTCGCTGCTTCTTACGGGATGAAAGCGATTGCTTCTACCAACCATGGTTACAACCTTAACTGGACTGAAAAGAAACAGTACGCAGAAAAGAAGGGGTTGAAGTTTATCGTTGGTTGCGAGGTGTATCTTACTTCTGAGATATATCACTATCCAGAGATTCCAGACGAGGTTTATGAATCTTATCAGGGATGGGACCCGCAGGAAGCACAAGAAGAAATTGGTAAAATGATGGATGCCGGACGCTATAAAGTTCGCGACAACTTTCATACGATTCTTCTTTGCAAAAATGCTCGTGGTGTTCTGGAGCTAAACAAAGTAATGGGCACATCTTATGATGCTGACCACAAGTATTATAAGCCGCGCATTACTTTTGAAGAGTTCTTTGGCTTGTCTGATAACATCATCAAAATCTCTGCCTGTCTGGCAAGTCCACTTCGTAAATACACGTCAGAATGTGATGGATTTCGTCAGGAAGTCTATGACAAACTATGCGAGACTTATGACTATTATGAGATTCAGTATCACGATTGTGACGATCAAAAGGAATATAACCAGTATCTCTGGGAGCTTTCTAAGAAATATCACAAACCACTGATTGCTGCAACTGATACCCATAGTCTGAATGCGTATAAAGCAGAGTGTCGTAAGATCCTTATGATGGGCAAGGGAATCGAGTTCACTGGCGAGGACGAATTTGATTTAACCTTCAAATCTTACAATGAACTAGTCGATGCGTTCACTGTGCAAGATGCGCTCCCTCGTGAAGTCTGGATGGAAGCAATCGAGAATACGAATCGGATGGCCGATAGTGTTAACGATTTCACTCTAAGCACAAAGGCGCGATATCCCATTTTGACCGGAACTTCTGAATCAGATGCTAAGGTTTACATCAAACGAACCCATGATATGCTGAACGACAAAATTCGTCGCGGTGTCATTCCTGAATTTGAAGTCGCACAGTTTAAGGCAGATGTTGAAGAGGAGCTTACAGTTTTTAAGAAAACCAACATGCTGGGCTTTATGCTTTCTATGAGCGACCTGATGATTTGGGGCAAAAGTGAAGGCATTCCGTTCGGACCAAGTCGTGGTTCTGTTGCAGGTTCTCGGTGTGCATTCGTCACAGACATCATCGATGTTGATCCGGCTCGCTGGAATCTGGTGTTCTCACGATTCTGTAATGAAAACCGTGTCGAGATTGGTGATATCGATATCGACGTGCCAGATGCTTATCGTCCCATGATTTACAACCACATCTTTGAATCGTTCGGCCATGAGAAATGTGCATACGTTCTGGCTATGGGTACTCTGGCAGGGAAAGCGACAATCGACGAGATTGGACGAGCCCTTGCTAAAGTCTGGAAGCGAGAAAACCCAGATGTAGATGAATCCAAGAATCCTTATTCCCTTGATCGAATCGCAAAAGTGAAAAAGGAATACGATGCCAGTGCTGAAAAGTGCCGTGCAGACCATCCTGATATCTTCTACTACTTCGATGGATTGCAGGGAACAATTGTATCGCTGTCTCACCATCCGGCCGGCGTTATCATCGCCCCAATTGATCTATATAAAAGGTATGGCGTTTTCCAAGATAAAGACGGTCTGCCTATTCTGTGTCTTGACATGGGAGCGTCTCATGCAGTCGGTCTGGCAAAGTACGACATCCTCGGTCTTGATACAGTGTCTGTTATTGATAAGACCTGTAAACTGGCTGATATTCCGTATCCGCACACCTGGGAGATGAACTTCGATGACCAAAAGGTTTGGGCTGATATGAAAACGTCTCCTGTTGGTATTTTCCAGTTCGTTGAAGACTTCGCTTTTGATTCGCTCAAAAAATATGATGTTCATAGCATTGCAGATTTGAGCTTGGTTACAGCAGCTATTCGACCCGGCGGTGCTTCTTACAGAGATAAGCTATTCCGGCACGAAGCAAATCACAACCCATCGCCCGAAATCGACGAACTGTTAAAAGATAGCTTGGGTTGGCTCGTCTTTCAGGAACAGACTATTGCATTCCTCCAACAGTTCTGTGATATGAGCGGCGGTGATGCAGATAGTATCCGTCGTGCTATTGGTCATAAAAACAAAGATGAACTCGATGCTGCTATGCCGCAGATCCTCAATGGCTATTGTCATCACTCTACAAAACCGCGTGAGACAGCTGAGACAGAAGCAAAAGAATTTTTACAGGTCATTGAGAACTCAGCATCTTATCAGTTTGGTCTGAACCATGCTACTGGCTACTCTATTCTTACATACTATTGTGCGTATTATCGTTACTACTACACGCGTGAGTTTATCACGGCGCTGCTTAATACGGCGGACACACAGGATAAAATCATCAAAGCGACACAGCTGGCAGGAGAACGTGAAATTCAAATCATGCCAATCAAGTTCCGGCACTCGCGAGATGAATATGTCTACGATAAAACCGATAAAAAAATCTATCAGGGCATGGAGTCCATCAAGTATCTGAATAAGCGCGTCAGTCGTGAGTTTTATAAGCTTCGCAATGATAAGTTCAGTTCCTTCATTGATCTGCTTATGGTGAACAAAATGAAGAAAATCGCGGACAGTAGCCAGCTTAAAATTCTTATTAAGCTTGACTTCTTTTCGGAGTTCGGGAACCCCAATCAGCTTCTTGCCCAGGTGGATATCTTTAATAAATACTTCGGAGCAAAGCAGCTTAACAAGATTGACATGGATCGGCTCTTCTCTCATGACACGATGCTTCATTTGTGCGAAAAAGAGACTGAGAAAAAATATGTCAATGTGGACTGGCTTGGTATTGTTCGGAATTTGGCGAGAGAAACAGAAGACATCAAAACTTCTATTACTGATCGAATCCAGTATGAAGCTGATTGCCTTGGTTACATCCAGCTCACTATTCCGAAATTGAATCCTTCTTATATCTACGTCCTAGATATTGACGGTAAATTCTCTAACAAAACAGTTCTAGGATATGTCTTACAGAATGGTCAACAGCGCCGGCTTAAAGTCAAAGCTCGCACACTGGAAACTGATCCAATTGAAAAGGGCGATATTCTTCGCATCGATGAAGAGCGGGAAGAAGGCCGCTGGTCAAAAGACGAACAAGGTCAGTGGATTCAGTCTAAGATCGATAAAGAAACGATTCTTCGTAAATACGTGCATGTCAGATGAGAGGAGGTGACAAAGTGACATATAACGAAATCACTCAGATCCTCAAGTCAATGGTGATTATTGTGGATGACCGCGAAAAGGATACTCCACTTCTACATCAGCGGCTCTCATCGTTCCCGTGTGCTTATATGCGTAAGCGGCTGGATTTCGGTGACTATAGTGCTGAGGTGACACTGCCCAATGGCGAAAAATTCTCGTTGGTAGATAAGGTGACAATTGAAAGAAAAAATTCCATAGATGAAATCTGCGGCAACTTCACAACGAATCGAATTCGGTTCGCTAAAGAGTTCGACAGGGCGGCAGCAGCCGGAGCAAAAACTTACATACTTATTGAAAACGGCTCATGGGAAAAGATCAATCGCGGTGCATATCGCAGTAAAATGACACCCGCTTCATTGCTGGGCAGTCTCACCACATGGCTTGCTCGATATAACTGTCAGATTATTTTCTGTGATCCAGATACTACATCATGGCTGATTCATGCATTTCTTCTCCACGAAATGCGTGAAGCGCTGACCCATTATGAAATGCCACAGAAACCCAAAAGAACAAGGAAGAGTACAGAAGAAGACATTATTAAATAAGGAGGGTTCTCCATATGTATTATCTTATCAATAATGAAATGGATCAATCCAGATCTATTTATAAACATCCGAGAATGGGACGTTTTTATCGTGGCGGATTTACAGGATTAAACGGCAGATATGATGGTATGAAAGTTTATACTTGTAAAACTTTAAAAAGAATTCTGAGTCTCCGTGAAGCTGTACATAATTATTCAGGCGAGTGGTTCGATGTTTATGATGAAAATGGAAAGGTAAACATTGATGAATGATCTTCAAAAATTGGCTATTCCAAAGAAAGAACGTTTAGAAGTTCAGCTCATTGACGGTACGGAAGAACACAATGTCAAATACATAATTACGTCTCTAGCCACTATAAAAGGCGACGATATCTTTAAAAATTTCCGATTGTACTCAGTTGGCGACGATGGGCGACTAACTCAGATAGAAAAACGGGATAGTGATCCATATTTTAGCGCATTGAAAGGAACAGAGTTTGAATGAAACCATATGTACCAGCAGGCGAAACATTCCACAGCTACTATAAACCTGACGATTCTAAGTATGAATGGATGATAACTTATGAAGAAATCCCCATCAGCGGCGGTTTCTACACCAGATATTATCTATATAGAATCAAACACAACGGCAAAATGAAATGCGTGGAAGAAAAAGATGGGTTGCCATATTTCTAAACAACATGGTGAGGAGTGTATGAATAATAATGAACGAATCAAAAGTGGACTTAAAGGAGATCTCAAAGAACTTGAAATTGCTTGGAATCACTTTGAGTTTTGTGAGCCTGAGTTTATCGATTGTGCAATTGATGATCTCCGAAACGCTGAAGAAGCTCTCTCGGGGACGCTAAGGAGAGCACGTCATGAAAAGTTGGACGCGTCGATATCTAAAACTTAATTATCAAGACGAAAATTTATGTTGGCAACTCCGCTACGGTAATCGATACGAAATTGTAGCAGAGTTGGATGAAATCTATTTCTTATGGGCACACGGCACAATGGTTGCGTTTCCAAAGTATTGGAAATACGATTACGACATTGAGGTTGAAGTAGTGAATACAGAATAAGAGAGGAGGTGATGTCTGTGGTTTCAGGAATTGACCAAAGAGAGTTGGGCCGCAAAGAACGCGCCACAGCAGAATACTATCGCCAGTTGCGGCGGTATGGTTACGAATGTGGCGAAGTTGTTACATATAAATTATCGCCAGAACAGATGAAACAGGTGCTGACGGGCGAAAAAACAGTAGATGATTTTATTAAGGAGGGAACAGTAAGTGGAAGTTAAGTTGATTTCATATTCGCAGCCGGTAAAGAAGGATGCAGACAAGAATCCGCTCAGTATCGCAGAGCTGGCAGCAAGTGTCTGTTACAATTCGCAGCCGACCGAGACTTATCGAATCGTAAAGGGATGCAAAGCAACCGGGCATCAGAGCGTACTTGAACACATTAGCTTTACGTTCCATGTCACCGATATCAGTCGAGCACTCCTGGCGCAGTTGAGTCGTCATCGTCACATCAGCTTGAGCGTTAGGTCTCAAAGATATTGTTCGGAAGATAATTTCAAGTATGTCAATCCATTTAGTGGGGAAGATGCAGATATTTTTGATGGAATGATGACGGACGCCGCAAACAACTATCGTATTCTCAAAGAGTATCATAACGCTGCTAATGAAGATGCTCGTGCTGTTCTGCCGAATGCCTGCTGTACTGAACTGTATGTCACCATCAACGCGCGGTCGCTGATTGAAATGAGTCACCTGCGGCTCTGCACTCGCGCCCAAAGTGAAATCCGGTCGATGTTTCAACTGATAAAGGAGCAGGTTGCTACCGTGTGTCCTGAACTTGCCGCATGGATGGTCCCATCCTGTGAGGCTAATCCTAAGTATCCGTTCTGCCCAGAGGGTAGCCGCTGCTGTGGCCGCCACCCGAAGTTGGCAGATGTATATAAAACCGTAGAGAAGTAAGGAGATTACATATGATGTTTAATATTGAAAATTGTGATGTCACTATGGAAAATGGTTATCTGCGTTTGATTTATCATACCGATAAGTTGCCCGTCCCGATGGTACTGGCCGTTACAAAGTCCTATCATGATTTGAACGAAAAGGCTATGCAGCTCTTTGACGGTGACGATTGGGCCGAGAGTGTCGTTGAATGGAATCTTCGTAAGGAGGACCCGATTTGGCATAATCTGCTGGCAGATATCTATGTGAGTCATAACGATATGTACAAGAAGACAATGGCAGTCAACAAGAAAGAGCCAACCAAATATATCGCATTAGAGTTTACGGGCGAAAAGAATGAGCAAGGCCATCGTATGGGGCGTCTCGACTTTGAAGATTTGAAGAAGATGGATTATGACTGTCTGAAACTTTTGGCAAAGGATCTTGATGTTTCTGAGTACGACACCCTTAGCCCGAATGATCTCGCCTATAGTGTGAGTCTGGTTGACATCGACGTGGACGATGCTGATTGCGACTATAATTGTGACAACTGCGAGTTCGCAGAGTTGGATGATCGGGACGAAAAGGATGATGACAGCTGTGAAGCAGAAGAGCATCCAGAGTGGCCTCACCCGATTGAAGAAGATACCAAGTCTGATTCGTCGCAGTATGAGTATGTAGATGGTCCCGCTCACTATCATGGCACTGAGTGCATCGAAAATATGCGTAAGTTGTATGGCGACGATGCTGTCCGTTGGTTCTGTATCTGCAATGCTTACAAGTATCGTTTCCGTAATGGCTCTAAGCCTGGTGTGACCGCAGAGCAGGATGAAGAGAAGGCTCGTTGGTATGAGAATTACGCCGCAAATATGATGGGTGAGCAGCGGTATTATTGATAAGGAGGTAATGCCTCATGGAGTATGTTATTAAGCGAAATGGAACAAAATCTTTATTTGATAAAGATAAAATTGTAAATGCTATCGAAAAAGCAATGACCACCACTCCCGGCGGTATTGACTCTCGTGTATCGAATGCGATTGCGGATCATATCGCTGAGATGCCAAACACTCTTTCTGTCGAGCAAATTCAGGATATCGTCATTGAGCAGTTGAAAGCAAGTCCTTTTGCTGATGTAGCTGAATCTTATAGCCACTGGCGAAAGCTCCGTCAGGAAATTCGAGACAAGGAAAAGACGAATGCCAGTATCCTTGAAATCATCGACGCTAAGAATGATGCGATCAATCAGGAGAACAGTAATAAGAACCCCACGGTCAACAGCGTCCAGCGCGACTATATGGCTGGTGAGGTATCAAAGGATCTGACCGCTCGTCTGTTGTTGGACCCAGAAATTGTTAAAGCACATGAAGATGGTCTGATCCACTTCCATGATGCAGATTATTTTGCTCAGCACATGCACAACTGCTTTAAGAGCAATACTCGTTTTGTGACCGACAGTGGCGTAAAAGAATTTCGAGATTTCAATGACGGTGAAACAGTAAAAGTTGTCGGTTCTGATGGCAAATGGCATACCGCTACCGTAAAAAGGTACGGAAAACAAAAAATGCAAGATGTTATGCTTCAGGCAGGTCGGTCTGTTAAACATGTCTTCTGCACGGCAAGCCACAGATGGTTACTGAATGATGGTTCTGTAACCACTGAATTAAAAGAAGGAATGACATTAGCCATGCTTCCTGAGCTTTCTAAGTACGAAATGGGATCAAAAGAAGATTATCAGGCATGGGCCACAGGATTTGCAATTGGAGATGGTCTCGATAAGAAAAATGACTATACTACAGTTCGTCTATGTGGCAACAAAATTAGATACGCAGACAATTTTGTAAAAGCCGGAGACACCGTTACATATCCAGAATCTTATCATGGTGATGCCTATGTTTTACACAAGGGCGCATTTAAACAAGATTTCCTGAACGCAAAAGCGTGGCGGTTCTTAGATATAAAAGGGAAGCAACACCTATTTGAAGGGTTTTATGCTGCAGATGGTGCAGTAAAAGCCAATAAAGTTGCTACTTCTGATGATCGTGTGGCGGAAATGATTCGTGATATTTCTTCTGTTGCAGGATTTTATGTATCAAACGAATCAGAAGTCGTTCGTGATACGAACTTTAAGAGAGAGGCACGATTGATTGAGTTCCGCTTCAGAAAGTATCAAATTGCGAATAATTTGTGGTCTGTGAAAAAGATTACGCCGTATCGACCTGAAATTGAATATGATGCTTGGTGTGTTGAAGAACCTGAAACTCATTCCTTTACGCTGGATGGCGGTATTGTAACAGGCAACTGCGACCTGGTGAACCTGGAGGATATGCTGCAGAACGGCACCGTTATTTCTGGTACTGGCATTGATAAACCCCACAGCTTTTCCACTGCCTGCAACATTGCCACACAGATCATTGCACAGGTGGCCTCCAATCAGTACGGCGGCCAGAGCATTACGCTGTCTCATCTGGCTCCTTTTGTTGATGTCTCCCGTAAGAAGATTACAGCAGAAGTTCATAACGAATTCTATGAGATGCTTCAGAATGATGATATCGAAAAAATGCCCTCACAAGAAGCTATCAACCGTATTGTAAATCGTCGTCTAAGGGCTGAGATTTCTCGTGGTGTTCAGACGATCCAGTATCAGGTTATCACTCTTATGACTACTAACGGTCAGGCTCCTTTTATCACTGTATTTATGTATCTGGACGAGGTTCCTGCAGGTCAGACTCGCGATGACTTGGCTGTCATTGTCGAAGAGATGTTAAAACAGCGTATCAAAGGTGTCAAAAATGAGGTTGGTGTGTATGTTACTCCCGCCTTCCCCAAGCTGATTTATGTTCTTGATGAGGATAATATCCATCCAGATTCTAAATATTATCACCTGACTGAGTTGGCAGCACAGTGTACCGCAAAACGTATGGTTCCTGATTATATTTCTGCAAAGGTTATGAAGGAGCTCAAAGGCGGCGTGTGGACAAGTATGGGGTGCCGTTCGTTCCTTACTCCTGATCGAACTACTGAAAATGTAGCAAATGCAGGGAACTGGGTCAAGGGTCAGAAATACTACGGCCGGTTTAATCAGGGTGTTGTCACCATCAATTTGGTGGACGTGGCATGTAGCTCTGGTAGGGATATGAACACATTCTGGAAGATATTTGACGAGCGTCTGGATCTGTGCCATCGCGCCTTGCAGGCCCGTCACAAGCGGCTGCTCGGTACCATTTCTGATATGAGCCCTATTCATTGGCAGCACGGCGCACTGGCTCGTTTGAAGAAGGGTGAAAAGATCGACAAGCTGCTGTTTGGCGGTTACTCAACCATCAGCCTTGGCTATGCAGGTTTGTACGAGTGCGTGAAGTATATGACCGGCAAGAGCCACACCGATCCTGAAGCAAAACCGTTCGCACTGTCTATCATGCAGTATATGAATGATAAGTGTACAGAATGGAAAGAAGCAGAAAACATTGATTATTCTCTATACGGCACTCCGTTGGAATCCACTACATATAAGTTCGCCAAGTGTCTGCAAAAGCGATTCGGCATTATTCCTGATGTCACAGACCACGACTATATCACCAACAGTTATCACGTAAATGTTCGTGAGCATATTGATGCTTTTACTAAGCTCAAGTTTGAGAGCGAGTTCCAGAAACTGTCACCGGGCGGTGCCATCAGCTATGTGGAAGTGCCCAATATGCAGCACAACATTCCGGCAGTTCTCAGTGTAATGCAGTTCATCTACGACAACATCATGTACGCCGAGCTGAACACCAAGTCTGATTATTGTCAGGTGTGCGGTTACGACGGCGAGATCAGGATCGTGGAGGACAACGGCAAACTGGTTTGGGAGTGTCCAAATTGTGGTAACCGTGACCAAAGTAAGATGAATGTCGCACGGCGTACTTGCGGTTACATTGGAAGCAATTTCTGGAATCAGGGCCGTACTCAAGAAATCCGTGATCGTGTTGTTCATCTAAGCGATAATTAAATAATTTCGTGTAAAACGAAGGGTGGGTGGGTAGGATTTATAGCACTATGAAACACTTATATTTAGATATCGAAATCAAAACAGATGGGAAATTCAGATGGGATGTTGCTCCAATTGGTACAAAGTGGAGCTGGGAGAAGTACGAATATCATACAGACGAGCTTGTCTATGATCAACGAGATAAACCCGGAGACGTCACTCTCATTATTAGTAGATATAAAGCAGTCGTTCAGGGATTCTTTGACAATATAGCTGGCTGCTATGTAGAAGAAGTTAAAGCTGCATTTCAGAAAGCACTTGATTCTGATTGGAGCGAATCCTTCCGTATTGATCAATGGATTCATTCGGCAAATATCAGCATTCGCTTCCACATTGACGACCGTAGTGATCGGCTGACCCGGTATAATCTTTGGGTTAACGCAGAGCAAGAACAATTCCTCGACAACATTGTTTGCGACGTTGAAGACCATAAGAGATTAAAGCCGGATGAAATCAATAAAATTATCGTCGAACGGCTGATTGACGCATACCGTGAGCATATTGAACGAGAATACGATAAACAGCTTAACGAAATATTTGGAGAGTGAGGTGGTTATATGAAGTCATGGATGAAATTCCTTGTATCGTTTGGAACTGTGCTCGGAACAATTATTGTCATAGTTGCGACTTATTTTTTGTCGTGGGCGATGTCTGCGGTTTTTGTTTGGGTGATCTCCAAACTGTTCGGATTTGATTTTTCTATCAAGATAGCAACTGGCATTTGGCTGGTATGGCTTGTAATAAGAGGGTTGTTTCAGACTGCCAACAAAGGGTGATTATTATGACGTTTGATCGTGCAATTGAAATTCTCGATCCAGAGCATCGTGAACACTATGAATCTATTGACCCGGTCAACGATGCTTGTCGTATGGGAATGGAAGCATTAAAAAAGCAGCTACCTATGAAACCCAGATGTGATATTGCTTGTCCTATTTGCGGAAGGGTTGCAATATATGAAAATTTTTGTCCGGATTGTGGACAAGCAATAGATTGGAGTGAGAATTATCATGAAAGGAAGTGACATAAATGCTGACTGAGATTGCTTGGCTTATGACCAAATCTTATATTATTTTACTTTTAACTGCAGCGGTAATTCGCTCTGAGCAGATTTTATATGATACCTTTACATATATCTTCCGAAGCGACAAGAAAAATGGAATATATGGCTGTATTGCGATAAATATTTTTATCATCGTATGTGCAAGTATGTGGACGAGGTTTATTTGAGATGGCAAAATACATTCCTGAAAACGCTCAATGGGCGGATATCACTCCTTTGCTAGACGAAATTGACAGTGGCTTGAAGCACATGCGCTTTTATGACGAACGAGATGACTATTCCGATTTCCTAGCAGAAGAACGCGAAGACTTACTAAGACTTCCGAGAGCAGAAACTAATACAGTTCGTGCTATTGCACACTGGAATCACTGGCCGTGCGATGACGAGGAAGACTTTGTATATCACTGTTCTAATTGTGATGAACAGTTTTACGAAGATTTTTTCTATCCGCGCGAGACACCTTGTGTCGGCTCTGAGAAATACAAGCCATTTAAGTATTGTCCTTATTGTGGAGCAAAAATGGAGGGTATTAAATGAACTACGCTAAAATCGTTCCATGTGATATAGCAAATGGCGAAGGGGTGCGCGTCACTTTGTTCGTGCAGGGTTGTGATCACCATTGTCCAGGCTGTCAGAATCCTACCACATGGGACCCGAATGGTGGTCAGCCATTTACAGATGAAACACTTGATAGAATTGTAAATTTACTTCGACCTGATTATATTCAGGGGCTTACGCTCACTGGTGGAGATCCACTGCTGCCGGAGAATAGAGAAGTTGTTGAGAAAATCGTTCATCGTGTGTGGACTGAATTTCTAAGTAAAAAAGATGTTTGGCTCTGGACTGGATACAAGTGGGAAGAATTATGGAATCAGGATGGAGTCGTATCTGACATTCTTGCTGACATCAACGTTCTTGTAGATGGTCCTTTTATTGAAGTAGAAAAAGATATTTCGCTTCCATACATGGGAAGCAAGAATCAACGAGTAATCGACATTAAATGGAGTCTCGGGCATAAAGAACCGACCCTTTGGTGGACTCCAGAAGATAAGAAAGGAGAATAAATAATATGTCATCTAAAAAAGAATACGTTTATTGTATTTGGGCACACAGTAAAGTGAATGGCCCAAGTCCGTACATTTATCGAATGGTTGCCACAAGTAAAGCAGATGTGAAAAGAAAATGGGCGGAGTCATTTTATTGGCAGTTGACGATTGATCATATTGAAAAGGCCGATATTACTCCGGAGTATTTGAATCGCCCATATGACTTTGATGATGATAATGATGATAGACTTATTGGTCAATATATCACTGTTGATCCTAATGAATCTCCACGTCGTACAGAATTAAGGGATTACGATAAAATGCTTGTTGAAATGTATGAAGGTAGTATTAAATCAACATTTGATAATCCCAAAAGAACAGCTTTAGAAACAGCAGAAGCTTTCCATTATGGAGAACTTATAGATGAAATTTATGAGAGTTGCGGGTTAAAATATACTGGTAATTATGGCATTGACGATGAAATGTTGGATAAAATGTTAAAAGGAGAATAAAATTATGGATTTAGGAAACACAACCACTAACCTTGGCTATGGGATGAGTCGGATGCCGTATCAGCCCAACATTAAAATCAACAAGATTTACGACGATGCTCATTTGCCAACCTATGGTTCTAAGTGTGCTGCTTGTGCTGACCTGTATGCTTATATTGGTTCGGACGATGCAATGGCGATCGATAAAGACGGTAATAACTGTATTATGATTCAGCCGGGTGAGACTGTTAAGGTGTCCACCGGTCTGCGCATGGCTCCGCCGGAAGGCTGGTATGTCGCTATCTATGCTCGCAGTGGTCTGGCAACCAAGCAGGGTCTGGCTCCTGCGAACAAAACAGGGATCGTGGATCAAGATTACCGTGGGGTTGTTATTGTGGCACTACACAATCATTCCAATATCACTCAGACGATTACTCATGGTGACCGCATTGCTCAGATGGCGGTTGTTCCGTTCTGGCAGGCTGATTTTGAAGAAGTTTCCGAATTGGACGAAACCGAGCGCGGCACCGGCTCGTTTGGGAGTACAGGTGTGAAGTAATGGAGGAAATTATGGGAAAGACAATTGATACATCCGAACTTCTATACCGGATGGGCAAATACGCCGAGATTGATGTCGGCTCGGAAAGTCATGATGCGTTTATGCACTTTATGCTTCTTCTGACTCGCACAATTGAGAAGATGCCGAATACTGCATTGACTCATAAAAATCCGATTGATGACGAGATTATGAAAAATCAGTACAAGCTGGTAAATGCAATCTCGTTGACAACTGGTCGTACCAGAAGTGACGGCTGGTATCCTACTTGGATTGGTATGACTATGAAGATTGTGCGTCTGAAGGGTGGAGAGTCTGCTGGTTTCCGGTACATCAAAGACAATGAAGGACACGATTATTCTGGGGCAATGCACACATCTTGTGTGACCGATTATTACATCTCAGACGATAAGAAGAACATTATTATTCAAACAGAAAATACGGTTTATAAGTTTGAAAATGTCGAAGAGGACTAAATTATGGCTAAGTATTTTTATGTTTATAATATTGCCGGCGTCGAGGACTCCTTTGTGAAGATGTTCAACACTGACACTGGTGCAATGGGCGAGAAGAAAGTTAAGAAGGACCGCGTGGATGATTTCATTGATGGCATCAAAGTGAGCGGTTTTGTTCTGAATAAGGAGCTTGCAGAGGCCGACGTTGCCGAGGCAGAAGCAAAGCGTGTTCTGGAAAAGAAAATGACCGCTTATCAGGTGGCTCGTGATGATTATCACAGCAAGAATGAAACGCTGAAGAAGGTCAAGTCTAAGTACGGCATCAAGTAAGGAGAATACATAATGAGGTATTACACTATTGAATCTCATTGCGAGAAAGAAGCTCCATTTGGAATTGCATGGAAAGTAAAATTGTTTGACGAGCATACGCTTTTGGAGGAGTATAATCACATCTTCTATAACGAGATTGCTGGCTACTGTAAGTGTCTTGAAGATATGGGAGTTATCGAGATGAAACTGGGCATCGAAAGCGAATTAAATAAGCTACAGGATTTCCAGAAGAGCATCGATAAAATTATCGCAACTGCTGCAACACTGGAGAATCCTGCAAAAAGTGTAGAAACACCTTCAATTAGAACAAAATATTCATTCTGGTAAAAGGTAAAATTTATGGGCGGGCGGGAGGAATAAATATATGAAAGCACATATTCGAGAAGAAAAGAAAACAACTCCATTAAAACTTGGTAAAGGAACGCCGTTTCAAAATGAAGACGGCAAAATTTATAAGGTCTGCAACACTGCAGGATATAACGAAACATACACTGACGATGAAGTTATCAAGGTTGCTTTATCTGAAGAAAATAAGATTGTTGAGTCAAACTTTTTTAATACATCGTTTGTGTTTACAGATTGAGGTGTAGATATGCATAAGACTGATAGTTTAAAAAATCCAGTAATCGTGTTTCCATGTAAGAATTGCAGTTGCATAACTAAGATTCGAGTGGCTTCTTTTGAAAATCCTGATTTGGACATTCCTGAGAATAATGTGATTGCGTGCTATAGATGTAGAGCGGAAGTTGCTGGTGCTAAGTTTGTTTCTTGGAAAGAAGCAACCCAAAATATCTTTACCGTGGAGGTGCCAGATGGCGATTAAAATTATTCAACATAAGCAGACTCCAAAAGAACTTGCATATCATTTTAAATGCAACTGTGGTTGTGAATTTTGGTCTGATTCAGAAGGTGTTTCTGTTGCAAAAGCACTGAATGTGACTTTGTTTTATCTAACAAAATGCCCAGAATGCGGTAATCGCGTAGAGAGCCACGATGAGCCTGTTTTGAGAGAAGAAATTTTTGACGATTAAAATGTATGATTTATGGAGAGCAGACAATGAAAGAAAACAAAAATGAAATCATCGAAAAGTATCGCTACGGTGAACATCCAAACTGTGGTACGTGCATCGCAAAAGAAGGTTGCAAAATGCATCCAAATAGTTATGGCTGTGCATTAACAAAAGATGGAGAATGGATTGGATTTATAAAATAAAACTAGACTTTTTATAAAGGAGAACATCGATGATAAAACTTAGATTCTTTATAGGATGGTGATTTGATGAGACAGGACTGTATAAAGATCACGTGCGATAATTGCGGTGAAGAAATAGTTGTAATGACGTACAATGGTGAACCAGACGCTTCCCAAGCAAAAGACTGGAATTTAAACGGACTCAGTTATACGAAAATTAAACATGACTTCTGTCCTGAGTGTACTCGGAAATGGAAGGGTATGATGTGGAACTTCTGGGGAGAAAAGAAATATGACTAAAGAATTGAAGGAGGTTCACAATGATTATTGACTGCAAATCTATTGCACAAGATATCAAAAATAAAATCAAAAATATTATCGCAGAAGCCGACTACGCTTCTGTTTTATATATTTATCAAGTAGGGGACAACCCTGCATCCAATGCTTATATTCGCGGCAAGTTGCGTGACTGTGAAGAGGTTGGAATCGAAGCAAATCTTATTAAGCTGCCAGAAAATATTACTGAAGATGAATTGAATAACAAGATCTTAGATGATTATAACTGGGAAGATGCGGACGGTATCATTGTTCAGCTTCCGCTGCCAAAACATATCAACCCCCAAAATATCTGCATTCCAGACGCAGTTGATGTTGATGGTTTTAATTCTACATCTCCATTTCAGCCCTGTACTCCACTGGGCGTTATGAAGATTTTTGATTCCATCGGTTACAACCTGGATGGCAAGAATGTGCTTGTGTGTGGTCAGTCTGATATCGTAGGTCGTCCGTTGGTCGATATGCTAATTAAACGGCACTGTAATGTGATCTCTGTGAATAGCAGCGGAAGTTTTATGAAGTGCACGGCTCTTGCAATGGATATGGTCGATGTGATCATCTCTGCAGTCGGAAAACGCGATTTTATTACACCTCTTGGTCTTGATAGAGTTGATGTCTGCATCGATGTTGGTATCAACTATGACGAAAACGGCAAGCAACACGGCGACTGTGCTGACGCTGTTTATGAGATGGAGAATATCAAAGTTACACCTCGTATCGGCGGTGTTGGCCTCATGACTCGGGCGATGCTTCTTTATAATGTATGCGTAGCAAAATACGGAGTAGGGAAGATGGAAGAGGTGATTGGATGAAAGAACAGATTATTCCAATTGAACAACAGCTCGTGTATAATGTAGAAGAGGTGGCAACCCTCTTGAAAACTACACGTCCTGTGATATACTCTTTAATAGAAAAGGGTTATCTGCCAAGTATCGTCTTGGGTCGCCGTAAAGTGACTCGTAAAGCTCTTCTTGAGTTCCTTGACAAAAATGCCAATACTGACTTCGGAGAGCTGTTAAGAGCCAGTTAA